ACTAAATCTCCTCCTAATATTCAATTGTGTAACTGATAGGGCTAGTAGGAGTCGAACCTACGACCTTGGGCTTATGAGACCCACGCTACTACCACTGAGCTATAACCCTGTATTGGCAGGGGAGGAGGGAATCGAACCCCTTAGCGGTGGTTTTGGAGACCACTGACTTACCTCTCGTCTTTAAGCTTCTCTCCCCCATAAAAAGGGACAGGTGAGCAACCTGTCTGTAAACTTTGCAAAATCAACGAATTAATACCGAAGGTGGGACTCGAACCCACACTGTACGGTTTCTAAAACCGCTATCTCTGCCATTGGATTACTTCGGCATATTTGGTAGCGGAGGGGGGACTCGAACCCACCACGCCCATACGGACATAGCATTTTAAGTGCCATATGTCTACCAATTCCAACACTCCGCCATAATTTAATTTATTTGGTACTAGGGGTAGGATTTGAACCTACGACCAATGCCTTATCAAGACACTGCTCTACCTGACTGAGCTACCCTAGCATGGTGGGAAAGGCAGGACTCGAACCTGCAATGTATCTTACGTCACGGTTTTACAGACCGCTTGCTTCACCAATTTGCATACTCGCCCAAAAAATCTCCTTCTCTTTTCCGTGGAGAAGGAGCAAAAAATATTGAAAGGAGAAAGAAATATGAAAATCAAACAAAAAAGTTTTGAGGGTTGACCCTAAGATTCGCACCTTCAGATCAACCATGATACAAAGGGAATATGGTGGACGGAGTAGGGATCGAACCTACGACACGAGGATTTTCAGCCCTCTGCTCTACCAACTGAGCTATCCGTCCATAATGGGGATACCTTGAACCTGTATACTCAGGTATCCTAAGTTTTAACCTACTTCGATTGACACGGGACGCATCCCTGTAGGAGGTAATTGTGAAAACCATAAACATAAACAAATGCGGGTGGCAGGACTTGAACCTGCGACTTCTTGCTCCCAAAGCAAGCGCTCTAGCCAATCTGAGCTACACCTACATAGTATATAACCCTATTTAAGGGACTCAATGCATTGAGTAATCAGGATGAGGGGAATCGAACCCCTATTCAGTGATCCACAGTCACTTGCGTTAACCGTTACGCCACACCCCGTAAACTAAGCCCAATACGTCTGATCGTCTGACTGGTAGGCATGTTATTGGACTTAGTTTACGAAGTACGGAACTTCGTGTTTACTTCGGAGGATGGTCTCGAACCACCGATCATAGAGTCAAAGTCTATTGCCTTACCACTTGGCTACTCCGAAAAAGTGTTTGTAAAGAGATTGTATCATAGTCTGTAACTTTGTACAACCCTATTTTTAAAATTTTTTGAAAATATTTTGTGGCGGAAGGAGTGGGATTCGAACCCACGCACGCTTTTACACGCCTAGCGGTTTTCAAGACCGACCTCTTTTATCCACTTGAGTACCCTTCCATAAACATCCCATGTAGGACTCGAACCCACGATTAACGGGATAGAAGCCCGTTGCCTTGATCCAACTTGGCTAATGGGATAAAAAGGGACAGGTTTTTTCGTTGCCTGTCACAACGTTCCCTACCCTTTTGTATACCGTCTCAGAGGGATAACGGATATTGCTCCCCTTGGAAGATTCGAACTTCCGATTCGCAGGACATAATCCCACTGCCTTGAACCGCTTGGCTAAAGGGGCGGAAAGGGTATAAGGGATTCGAACCCTCGTATCTCCGATAGAAAGTCGGATGTGTTTGACCACTTCACCAATACCCCACGATGGGAAAGGTTAGTTTCGTTTTTAATTTCGGACACCTTTCTAACATAAAACTTCTACGAACATTGACTCGTGCAAGGCATTACCCCTGCTGTATACTCGCAGAATAAAAACGTATTAAGTCCTAACGAGGTATAGGGGAGTTGAACCCCTGACTCTGCATAGACAGTGCAGTATTTTACCACTAAACTAATACCCCATGATTGGAGGGACATGTCGGAATCGAACCGACCTCCCCTGGTTGGAAGCCAGGAATAATGAACCGATATACTAATGCCCCCTATTTTGGCGGAGAGTACAGGATTTGAACCTGTGGTACGTTAAGGACGTACACCTATTTAGCAAACAGGCACGATAAGCCACTCTGACAACTCTCCATAAATTTAATAAATTAACTAATGGACATAAAACCTACCTTATAACAATCATATTTAGCAGTTAAGCTTAATTGATTTTTCTGTGTAACAACATCTTTAGGTATTTGGTACATTGTCCCTGATCCTGTTGCTACAAACAGATAGTCTACAGTAGAGTCCTGAAAGTTTTTAATTTTCTTAACACCTGTTGTAGAACTGGTTATAGTTCGTAGATAGACCTGATACATCCCATTATCACTTGTCGCTAAAGAAGTTTTAACTTGTACCTTCTTTAACTCGTTGTTAATATCGGCAATTAGGTCGTAGTCTTGGTTATCATTTAACGGTATGGAGACGTTATACCCTTTAGAAGTATAGTAGCCTATAGCCATACCTACACCGATATTACCTTTTTGAATTGGTGTCATCATACGATTATACCTCCCTATATGTACTATAGAGAGAAACGGTAGGAGCTTACCCTACACTTTAGTCTTTTCTCATGATTGGCGCTCCTGGGTGGATTCGAACCACCGACCAACAGCTTAACAGGCTGCTGCGCTACCGCTACGCTACAGGAGCAATATTTGATATAAGAAAGTGGTGGGATTCGAACCCACGAAAACTAGGGTTGCAATCTAGCCCGTTAAGCCACTTCGGTACACCTTCATGTTAGTTCCCCTGAGAAAATTAGAACGCAATCTGCAAGGTTTTCACGGGAGGGGAGCCACAGCTTGCAGATTGCGTATTAAGTTATAGAAGGAAGTATATAGGATCACCGTTTCCATAGGGTCACTATCCTTTTTCTCCTAATATTGATACTGGTGTGTGTTTACTGTTGTATCAAAGCCTAGTTATAGTATAACACACTCTGTACGATTCTAAACATACATATACAAAGTTTTTTAACTTTTTTCATTTATTTCTTGACTGGTAATTCATTTCCAATTTCGGACGTCTAACTATTATTAATATTTTATAATAAGTTATATAAGTATTTAATAATAATATACAGAACAGTTATAAATATAATAGTACATAAATTCCCTCTTTTTTGTCCTATTTAAATTTAAAATAAATAACCCTGAAACAGGTGTCAAGATAGAACTATAATCTCTTCAAGCATTGATATAATAAGGTTTGTCAGGATATATGTTTGAACAATGTAATGGATCAGGTTAAACTTAATGGTACATATTTAAGTTATTTTTGTCCTATTTAAATTATAACTCTGTCCTATTTATTATTTTACTTATTAATAATAAGTTATATAAGTAATTAATAATATAAATACAGAAGGAATAAAATTATAATATGTCAAGTTAGATTGTAATAATAACTATAAACCCCTTTGTATCAAGGGATTTAAATAGGTCAAAATAGTTTATACACTTAGGGATAATAGGTCAGGAATAGGGGACTGTATAAAATAGGACAAAAATTTTTAAAGTGGTTGTTGACAATTAAACAACAAACTGATAAGATGAGGTCAAGATAAACAAACGACAACTAATCGTTCAGATTGAATATAAAGTAAGTTGTAAAATGTGACAAAACAAAATTAAGGGAGATGTTTACAATGACAAATAAGAAAGCAGCTAAAAGCACATCAAGACCAAAACGAATGAAGAAATACCGTATGGACAAAGGATTAACGATTTATGATCTAGCGAAACGATTAGGTGTCGATCACTCTTCAATTTGTAACTGGGAGAATGGTCAGAAGTACCCAAGACGTGGTAACTTAATGGCATTAGAAGATGTATTAGAAGCAAGTTACAGGGAGTTATTCGAAGACTTAACACCTGAAGAAATTGTAGAAATTGACGATCGTAGATACAAAAGGGGGCAAGCATAATGCATGGAACAGTAGCGTGTCCGTTTTGTAACAACGAACAGTATGTAGAGTTTAATACTAATGGTAGGTGGGAACGACCTAAGTGTGCTGACTGTGGCAGCATATTTTATGCACAAGCCATCATGTCATTTGCTTCACAGCCGATTTCACAATGTAAAGAAGTAACGCCAACTTATATATGTCCCAAGGAATAAAAAGAGAGACTAGGGAATCCCTGGTCTCTTTTAGTATTTTGGTACCATTTTTACAATCATCTGCGGGTTGATAAAGTAAAAGTCCCCTGACATATCTTCCATCGGATTCACTTTCATCATTGGTGCTCCGCTACCTTTAATGTAGTTACCTACAATCGAATCAGGAGCGTCAGGTACACCGAACGTGTTAAAGATTTCTAACGGTACATATGCTTTCTCGTTTAAAATTGTAGTGACTTCCACTGACTTTAATTGTCTAGCCATTTAAAATCATCCTTTCTTAGTGCTTGCTTGCCAAGCTGAAGATATAACTGATAAGTCCTCCAAGAACAACCATCAGTGCGTTTTCAACAAGCTTACGTTGTCTGTCATCCCCTTTTTCATCCTTTGCTTCTAGGTCTTCTAGCTCCTGCTCTAGATGCTCGATTCTGTAAAAGAGGTGGGACTGTTTTTCTTCACTGATTGCCATTTTCTTATCAATATCTTGTACGATACCTTTAAGCTCATCGACAACCTTCTTCAGTTCAGCAGCGCTGTTTTCACGCTCTTGGAGAGTAGACTCAATTTCTTGTAGTTTTAATAATGCTTGTTGGTTGCTGTTATTCACTGAAACCCCACCTTTCTGCTATTTACCATATAAATCCTTTTCTTTTTTGTACCTTCTCATAACCCACATCGAAATGCTCCAAAAACTGTACCAGTACTTCTTTGCTTTCCTCATCTTCTACCTGCCCGTACTGCGATTCTGTATTAATGGTAAACCGCACCTTTCCATCCTGCTTTAAGTCTAATTCGATTCGAACCCAATCCTTTTGATCTGATTCTATGTAATGAAATGTAAAGTCGATTAGAAGACCTAATGACAATAATCTGTGTATCGTATACGTATGGTGGCTTGTCCTATTGCTATTAATCATATTGCTCACTAGGTCACGAAATTCTGCCTTTAAATTAGGTTGCTGCTTACTCCCTACTCCGTTCATCTCCAATCTCCTTTCGTTCGCTATTACTCGTTAGGGCAGTCGTAACTAGCACAAGTAGTAAACCGTTTTTGATCGTGATGGTTTGGTACATCCCGCTTCGAAAGAGGATAATATCTGATATAATAGAGATATACACTAATATGATGAATGCTAGAGCCTTCAGTGTTGGGAACACTAGTCTGAATAGTAATCCCTGGTGCAGGATAGACACTGTTATATACGACATATAAGTAACAATGACATAGAAGACAAGGGTTAAAATGACGGACGCAATCAAATAAATCATTGTTTTCTACCCTCTTTGTCTTATTTATCCCTACTAATATAGAACTTTATAGCGTGTTTTTTGCAATATCTTCTATATTAGAGATATAAAAATTTTTCTCAAGTGGAGGTTATGTCAATGTTGAAGTATAACAAGCAGATGCACATGAAGGTTATTCTCATTCTTCTAGCAGAAGCCTTAGCCATCTTGATTACAGACTTTGTATCAGCGAATATCGTTCCGATTGAACACACAACTATAACTTATATTGTATGTGGAGCGGTTTTAGCTTTAGCTGTAGTCAGTTCGTATGATTATATTATACGTAAAGGCGCTATGCGTGCTCAACAAGAGCGACAGGATTTACTGAATACAGCCATGCTTCGCTACAGCACAAAGCATAGAGACCACAGATAACAGGAAGGCAGGTGCTTCAAATGTTTGGATTATCAGAAAAAGATTTCGATGAGTTCAGAGACTTAGCACAGGATTTTGCAGTGGAGGAATTAACACCAACTATTCTAAGTGAAGCAAAATTAATTACAATGTTAGTTGAGAAGGACGGGAAATTAGTACCTATTCCTTCGCATATAAACAAGATGCTCTCTGATCTAGAAACAATTATCACGCTAACTACAGTAAATATGGCATGTGACTATGCAGACCTGGTTACAAAATTAGAATTAAGTGAAGCGGATATTATTAAGCACTTGCACGAAAAGTACGAGATTTACGTAACGAACCAGTTTATAAAATACTGTCTATGTTTCACTACTGAAGCGTCCGATCGCATTGTAGGCGAAATTATCCTGGAACTTCCGTATCTGTATGTAGATGCGATTAGTGATGAGGAGTTCGATGGGGACAAGTACTTGGAAGACAAGCTAAAAGCATACAATGACTACCTGGACAATAACCCAGTATTCAGTGAGGAAGACGAGGAAGAATAGGTGAACTAAAATGGTGACGAAAAAAGAGGTTGTAAGCAAAAGGCGGAAGCTTATGAGTCTAGCCGAAAAAAGTCACTCATTTAATAAAGGAGACAAGAGGGTGCATACTCCAAGGGTATGTGTGGTGTGTGGTCGCCCTCTATCCTCTTTGATTATTAATGAGAATAAGTACATAATTATACAGGCTCATACCCGCTATCATTTAAACGAATTGTTTATTGTAGACGCTTGTACAGACATTACATCGTGCTACAGAACATTAAGGCAGAAAGGGGAGCTGATTGAGAATGTCAATGGCTGACAACATTAGAAACGGTATTAACAAGAGAAAGCAAGCATTCGACAGTGAAAAGGAGCTTCGAGATGTTTTAAACTCTGCTTTGTCAAAGGGTGTAATGAAATTTATGCAGCGCATGGACGCAGGTGAAATTCCGATCGATAACATTGCAGACCTACATCGTGTAGTTGGACTATACAAAGAGATGAATGGAATCGCAGACGTTATGGATGGTCAAGGTATGTCAGGTACGCTTCCTGAGATTAACATGCGCCAGGATCAGGTACTAGATGAGAAGATTCGTGAAGGTAAAATGACAACAGATGAGGAAGGCAAGGTTAATGTCATGGACATGACCGCAGAAGAGGTTGCAGACTTAATCAGAGACTTCGACATAGCACAGAACAAAGAAAATGAGGGAACATTCTAATGAATAACAATATCGATGGAAGAATGATCGCTAATGTTGCCAAGCAAACATTCGGTCGCACAGACTTAACAAGAGACGAATTATCATATGTATTAACGATGTTAAACACCTCTTCTTACCTTCTAAAGCATCACAGAGTTAAAGGACATCCAATTACCTTCCACGTTAGCGGACACGAATCTAACAAAGCCCAGGCACACCGTCCTTGGCAGGTACAGATGATTAACGATACACACCCAAACAAAGCAGTTATCAAGTCCCGTCAGTTAGGACTATCCGAGGTTGGGGTAGGAGAAATGTTATGGTTTGCAGACTTATATAGTTATGCAGGTGTGAAATGTCTATACACATTCCCAACCAACCGACAAATGAAAGACTTTGTTTCTACTCGTATTAACCCGTTACTGGAACAAGGTTATTACGCTACAATTTCTGATCCTAAGATTGACTCGTTAGAGAAAAAGAAAATTAGAAATAGCTTCATGCTTTTCCGTTCGTCTTCTAAAGGCGCTGCGGTAGAGGGTGTCGATATTGACTACCTTTCACTGGATGAGTATGACCGTGTAAATGCCAGTGCGGAAATCTCTGCAATGGAGTCTATGTCATCTTCACAATTCGGTGTACTACGTAGATGGTCAACACCTACGGTACCTAACTACGGAATCCATGCTTTGTATGACCAATCCGACCAATGTGTGTACATGCATAAATGTGACCACTGCGGATACAGACAACAAATGGATTACGAAAAAAATATCGAGTGTATGGATGAAACGGGTGTAGACGTACTAGCTAAGACTGTAAAAGACGGAACATTCCGATTTGTCTGTCAAAAGTGCAGAAAGACTCTCGATAGATGGTATAATGGAGAATGGGTAGCTGCTTATCCTGACCGTACTTTAAATAATCAAGGTACTCGTGGTTATCTGATTACCCAAATGAACGCTGTATGGTTCACTGCTGATAAGCTTAAGCGTAAGGAATTAGAAGCAAAGTCTAAACAGCATTTCTATAACTACGTTTTAGGTTATCCCTTCCAGGACGTTGCGTTAGCGGTTCAGAGACCTGACGTTATGGATAATAGACGTAGTTACTTAGAGAAGCCATTAATGGACAGAGGAGACTACAGATTCATCTCTGTAGGTATTGACTGGGGTAACCGTCACTGGGTTACAGTTCGTGGCTTCAGAGACAATGGTATGATCGACATAATCCGTATCTTCTCGGTAGAACGTGCTAGAGGTGTAGCGAATATCGAAGCGGATTTAGAGAGTATCATTAACCAATTAATCCCGTATAGTCCCGATATTATCTGTGCCGACATCGGGGATAGCGGAAACTACGTAGACAAGCTTATTCAGTTCTTCGGAGTAGGTCGAGTTTACGGGGTAAAAGTGAATCCGAACCCTCGTTCTAACGGTCAGATTCAACCTTCGTGGTCAGAAGGTCAGTCTAAGGTTACAGTCGATAAGTTAACACAGAATAAAAAGCACATCTCAGATATGAAGATGAAACGCTTAGGATTCTATAACACGATCGACCAGGACTTAGAGCTTTACTTGCAGCACTGGATTAACGTTATTATTCGAGACGAAGAGGACGAAAAAACAGGCGAAGTATACCAAATTATTACAGACCGTGGAGACGACCATTACGCTCAATCGTCTGTATACAGTATGGTAGGAATGGATCATGTGTTAGAACCTTACATAACAAAAGAGCAAGAAAACGCCTTTGGTTACACGACTGTAGACATCATGACACCACAAGCAACAGATATTTTTACAAGAAGATACTAATTCGGTATCTTCTTTTTTATGACATACTTTTACAAAATTATCTAAAAAATTCTAAAAATATGTTGACTTTGAATTTTCTGACGACTATACTAATAAATGTAAGGCTCGTACTTACAAAATATTCTAATAGTCGAAGGGAGAAATTTAATGAAGTCTCAAGTAGTTTATATCGGGGTAGATGCTAGACCAGTTAACACAAAGTTAGTAGAAGACATCGCAAAAATCGGAGGAGCTTTCGAACTAGTTGTACCACCATCAGGAACTTACGGACAAGAGCTAATGGATTGGCTTAAATTGAACACGGATAATTTAACAGAGTTTGTACTATCTACAGACGCTATAGGTTACGGTGATCTTAGAGAGTCAAAAACATACTACCCACTAGAATATATTGATGCAACTTTGTATTCAACGTTTGAAGCCTTACGTGCCACGTTCCCAGGAGTGCCTGTGACAGTGTTCAATAGTATCTTAGGATTATTACCTAACACGTATGACTATGACGGAAAAAGTGCTGAAGTAGCTATGTTAATGCGTGAATTATCTATCAAAGAGGACTTATTGGACAACTATATCGGTGGCGATGGTGCAGAAATGCAAAAGATATACGAGGAAATTAAAGCATTAAAAGAAAAAATCAACAATCCCGAACTATTAGAAAATTGGGCTAAAGTTCGTGAACGTAACATCACTATTAATAGACGTATGTTATCCTGGACGGACTTAGGGTATATCTCAAAGCTTGTATTCTTTGCTGATACATCGCATAAGTTCGGAGCTACAAGAGAAGACGTAGAAATCTTAGAAAGAAAAGTAGAACAGCTCCCTTCTACACTAAACGGAAAAGTTCATTTTATCTCAGGAGAGTACCAAGCAGGTGCGTTATTAATCGGTGGACTACAACAAAAGTATTCCAACCTTCCTGTAAAAATGAACTTATATCTTGACAGTGTTAATGGTACTGAAGAACGAGCTTGGTATGCTGAGAATGACGTATTTACGTTCGATAAAAACTTCGAAAACCATGCTAGAGCAATTGGTATCGAGATCGTTAATGAGTTTAACGCAGACTTCATTTTCTATGCCCATACACCTCTTACGAATACAGATAATATGATTAAACACATCAAGGCTAACGTGGGTAGAGCTGTTGTAACCGTTCCTAGCGGCTCCCAAGAGTTCATTGCACGACTTCGAAAAGAAGTACGTATTAATGAGTTAGTAGCCTTTGTTGGTACAGGTAACTTCGGTACGCAGATGGGTATTGCTATTGGTTATGCTGTGGCTCGTTATACTGCGCTACAAACATCTAAGTGGAATCATGAAACAGTTGCAACGCCTTTACATGTAGAAAATTTATTAAAAGGATTCTATGATGTTATTTATGAAGGCGTTAAGGATAAGATTGTTAAGAAAGCAAAAGACTTAGGTTACAATCCTGTTAGCTTGAACAGCGGTGACAAAGAAATCAGTGACTTCGCTGACAAACTAGTGCGACCACGAGCAATTGCATTGTATGCAAGTAAATTCCATAATTACTCAGTAAGACCTTATGAAGGTACTCTGTATACAATCATGGATCAAGACTTAGGGGCAACTGACCTACATAGGAACGTAAACAACCAAGAAATTAAACCGAATATCATAGCGAAGTTTGGAACATATTTCCCATCTCCGTTCAACGATGTTCCGACTGGGCATTGGGCGTACCCGCATGTTATGAAACTTGCTAACCTAGATGTATTCTCAGGTGATGGAAATAATAACTTCTACCCTGACGCACCGATGCTACGTGCTCACTTAGCTATAACGATTCAAAAGTTATTTAAATTTAAGGTAGATGAATATATCCCAAACCCTGGGTTTACGGATGTACCTTCGGATAGTCCTTACTATGAAGCAATCTCAATTGTTAAGCATCTTGGATTAATGAATGGTACAAGTGCTACTACATTCGATCCTAACGGTAGTTTAGACAGAGCTTCGGTTGCTATTGTTATTTCTAAGTTGTTCACGCTAGACTTAATGGCAGAAGGACGAGTAGTACCTGATTACTTCGTAGACGCAGGAAATATCTCTTGGGCAAAAACACATATTAACTTGCTAGGTGAGACGGGGATCGCTTCAATTCCTGAAGATAAAAAGTTCAATCCTACGACTATAGCGAGTCGAGCGGTTGTGGCTACATTCCTTTCTAAAGCACTAGAGCGAATGGATATTTTAAATGCTGAAGGAAAACTTTAAATAAAATCTAAAATTACTAGGCTATCCGTTATATTAAAGACGGGTAGCTTTTCCTATTATTTTAAAGAGGAGTGAAAGTACATGGGTACATATAACGTTCATGGTGGGCATAACTCAATCGTACAAGGTGCTAACTACGGTAGCAGAAAAGAACACGTTATGGATCGCCAGGTTAAAGATGCTTTAATTAGCAAGCTTCGTAGTCTTGGTCACACAGTTTATGACTGCACAGACGAAACAGGTTCTACACAAAGCGCTAACCTACGTAACATCGTAGCGAAATGTAATGCTCATCGAGTAGACTTAGACATTTCATTACACTTAAATGCGTACAACGGTTCTGCTAACGGAGTAGAAGTTTGCTACTACGACCAACAAGCTTTAGCTGCTAAAGTGTCTAAACAGCTTTCTGAAGACATCGGATGGTCTAACCGTGGAGCTAAACCTCGTACAGACCTTTACGTATTAAATAGCACATCTGCACCTGCTATCTTAATCGAGCTTGGTTTCATCGATAATGAAAGCGACATGGCTAAATGGAATGTAGATAAAATCGCAGATTCTATCTGCTACGCTATCACAGGACAACGTGCAGGCTCTACTGGTGGAAGCACAGGCGGGTCTACAGGCGGAAGCACTGGTGGAGGTGGATACGACTCTAGTTGGTTCACACCACAAAACGGTGTATTCACAGCTAACACTACAATCAAAGTGAGAAGCGAACCAAGTGTAAATGCTACACACCTTCGCACTCTGTACAGTGGTGGAACATTCACGTATACTTCATTCGGAATTGAGAAAGACGGTTACGTTTGGATCAAAGGAGTAGACGGTACATACGTTGCAACAGGGGAAACTCGTGATGGTAAACGTATCTCTTACTGGGGAACTTTCCAGTAATCTTATAGAAGCCGACTCTAAATAGGGTCGGTTTTCTTTTATATTAAAGAAGACTATCTTGTAGAAAGGATGAAACCAATGTCAAACAATCCTATGGCTCGTAATACCATGTATAATAATAACCCTGACATTCTTGAGAAAATCGGGGAACTTGATTTAGCAGTGCAAAAGCTAGAAGAAGGATCAGAAGGTAGCGGAGATTTTGCAACGAAATCAGAGCTTGAGACTGTTAGACTCGATGTAAATACACGAGCTAAGTCAGTAAATGGAAACAAGCCCGATGCAAACGGTAACATTACAATTTCAATCCCAAGCACTTCAGGAATGGTAAAGTCTGTAAACAGTACATTACCCGATGCAAACGGAAACGTAACAATTACTATCCCTAGTACAACAGGTTTTGTAAAGAAAGTCAATAACGTGCTTCCTGACGCAAACGGTGCTGTAACAATCAACCTGTTTCCTTCAGGAACTACAGCACAAAGACCTACAACAACTGTAGTGGGTCAATATTTCTTCGATACAACTTTAAATAAGCCATTGTACCGTAATGCGGCTAACAATGGATGGGTAGATGGAACTGGTGCCCCTGTAACGTGAGTAGCTTCGGCTGCTCTTTTTTTATGGGGTACGATATATGTTATACTGTTTATACAGGAGGTGCAATCATGCGTAAAGGTAAATACAGACTTTCTAAAGACGGTGTGGATGAACTTATGCGAAGGCTTCTTAAAAAAGCAAAAGAGCTAGAGGAGACCGAAAAGAAAAAAGAAAGCGGTGTAACTAGTGACAAGCGTTATAGAGTATGATATAATGTTAGTTGGGTTAATTGTCTTATTTGTGTTTCTCTATTCAGCAATCTTATTTGCGGGGTACATACGATCAAGGAACCACCATCGAGAGAACAGGAAGACAATGCAATCTTTAAAAGAGATAGTCGAGGAAGTGCTATCGGAAGTAAAACATACCATTAGAAGGGAAGAGATTCAGATGACAAACGAGAAGAATAACGGTAAGTTATGTACAGATGATTTGAAAGTTTTAAAAGCAACAGCAGAATCAACAGCAGAAGCAACAGAAACAGGAGTATTTTATATTCCTGAGTACAAAGTTGCACCTGTAAATGAGTTAACATTAACACAGTTACTTACAACTGAACCAACTGACGAAGATTACCAAACGGTGGTTGAATTACTTACAGATTTATTCCAAAAGCGTTACCAGGAATATAAGTTCCTTATTGCGAAATCACCTGACGAAATCGATCGTCCGCACCTATTACAAGTACAAAGTAACTTCGAGGAAGACCCTTACTTACATAAGTTGATTTTTGCTAAGTGTATGAATGCGAACCTAGATATGACTGAATTATCTAAACGATTTGCGGATTACGCAGTAAAAGGCAATGTCATTGATCTAGGCGAAGACGCTGTTATCATTGTTGACGATGGTACAGGTTTAGCGGCTACAGGCGTATCACCAATTAATAGTGGACTTGAAGACTCAGCTATTACATACATTCTTGGGTTCATCAAGAAGTCAAACTGGGCTGCATGGCACGAGAAAGCATTCCCTAAAACAGAGGATGCAGAATAATGAGTGCGGAACGCAAGACGTTAACCGCTAGTTTAATGGACACGTTCTTTATGTTTAAGGAACGTAAGACTGTAGGGAGAATGACAACGGAACACGAAATCTTTATCCCTGCTGAACTAATGCGTAATGCAGAAGATGAAACCGCAGAGTTTATCAAGGTGGCACGCCACATCAACAATCAACAAGAGTGGAACTGCCCTGTTACTGCAACGCCAAAAGTTGTAATGAAAACGCCTGGTACTGAGTTTCTATTCACGTTCCAACCAAATACACAGTTCGATGATATTATAGCCTATATCTCGACTAAGATATAGAGACTGCCTTCGGGTAGTCTTTTTCTTTTTAATTATTGTTGACATATCGTAAAGCAGCAATTATACTAGGTATAACTAGCATTAACATAAAAAAAGATACAGTCGGGGGCTAGTGACCGAGAGGACGGTGTTATATGTGGTATAATTAGTGTAAGGTTACTAATACCTACAGTAAAGGAGCATACATATGGCAGGTACAGAACGTTTATCATTGGACAAGCTTTCAAAACAGGAATTTCCATTAATTAAGAGTTTAGACAGAGAACAACAAGATATGGTTGCAAAACTTTATAAACATCAAAGAGTAATGGTAGATTCAGTAGCGGGTTCAGGAAAGACAACCGTTACAACACAAGCTATGAACGCTTTACTTAAAAAAGGTTTGATCGATAGATTGTACTATGTAGTATTCCCAGTCCAAGAGAAGTCTTTAGGTTTCTTACCTGGTGAAGTTTCAGATAAGATAAAAGAATATGCGGTACCATTTATGCAAGCGCTACAAGGTGCAAACATAAATACACAGTACTTAAACTACGAATTAATGACAGACGAGTTTGCTAACTATGATTACAAAGTAGCACCTCATACATTTATGCGTGGTCGCACATTCTCTAAAGTAGGTATTATCATTGACGAAGCGCAAAACGCTACGAAAGATGAACTTAAAAAGGTTTTAACCCGTATCGATGATAGCTGCTATGTAGCTATTACAGGTCACAGTGGACAAATTGACATCGCTAAAGATGCGTCAGGCTTTGCAGCGTATATACACCACTTTAAACAAGGTGTAGAAACAGGAATATATCCTGATATGGGCTTTGCAAGTCTAACACATAACTATCGAGGTAAGTTTAGTTCATTTGCAGACCAACTGTAAATGAAATTAGGAGGAATTAAACATGGAAGAGACATTTAACAAAGTAGTAAGTCTCTTAGGTATGTCGGCTGATTCAGCACGGAACCTAGAGCGTGGTTTACTTACAGGGAACTTAGATGTAGATTCACCTGAAGTATATAACGAGATCGTTAAAATTGAAAAGAAACTGGAAAAAGCGCTTGTAGTATTGCAGGACTTAGAGGATAGAAAACAAGAAGAAGCATTGAAGAATGTGAATCTTGATAAACTATTCGAAGGGCATCCTGTGAACGCTTATGTACAAGCTATGTTAGGATTCTTACCATCCGATAACTTTAAAGAGATCAATATGGTAGACTTGATTTCGAATTTAAGTAAGGCAGGTTTAGAATTAGCAAAGCACCAACAAAAAGCAGAGCAAGCGTTACAAAAAGCGGAAGCTCCTAAACCTAAGACAGAAGAAGAGTTCGTTCATTATGTAACTGATTCTTTAGACCTTGCTCATCCTGATTTAGCGGACACATACAAAGATGCATTACGTTTAGGTATTGAACAGCTAAAACGTCATGGTCACGGGGTCGCTCCATTCGTAATTCCATTGAAAAGCGGAGCAGCTTATGGAAAGCTTCGAATCAGTAAAGGGGTAATCGAAATCAAGCTTAACGACTTAAACTTCGTATTCGACCCTGAAGAAGTGGAAGAGTATAGCGCAGAAGAAGCGGCAGCAGAACCAGTACCGTGTCCTGCTGAAGACCAGGTAGTTCCTTGCACATGTGATGACAAAGCTGATTGTTCTAAACCATGCGAACGTGACGTAATTGTTGACTTAGCGATCGCACACTTAACGGACAAGAAAGAGTTTACAGGTTCAGACTATGATCTAATCCGCTATTTCCTACGTGTAGTAGAAGGTGCAGATGACGAGGAAGTCAACTCACTGTCAAACCGTGCATTAGAACTAGCGTGGAAGCGTCACTGGTACCTTCGTAACGAAAAATAAATAAGCTAACAAGCCAGTCAATTAATCGTTGACTGGTTTTTTATTTGTATGCTATAGTGAAGTTATACGCTTTATAGAAACTATAGGGAGATGATGATTTTGACAGAAGACTTTACAGTCGTGCTAGATAGAATTGAATCGGGTGAGCTTGAACCGACATTCGAAATTGGGCACGTATCTTATTACATGATTGAAAAGACAGCCTACTCATTTCATTTCTATGCAACATATACGAAAGTAGTACGAAAAGTTGAAAAACTTGTTTTAACAGAAATGATGTATGATCTACGTAACAAGAAGTACTACATCGTACGTAATGGCAGAGAAGTTAAGTTTAATCTTGCTAATATAGACTTAGTTGTTCCTCGTGACCTGATATATGGTTACAGCAGGTCAAACGACTTCTATAATTCAGACGGAGCCAAAAAGTTTCTTGAAGAAGTATCGGTTCCTGAGAACAAAGGTATGTACGAAAAGATGGTAAAAATTATGGGTAAAATAGGCGAAGAGAAAGTAACAATGACTTCTCGCTCTCTTGTACGCCTTATCAAGCAATATAGTAAGTTAGAGTTGTTGTATAAAGCAGGTCTAAATATTGACGATATTCAAAAGAACTCCGCCCTCCGTCAGATGGTGTATGACGCAGAAAGGAATGGAGTTAATAAAATACATCAAATGTTTGGGTTAACTAAGTCGCAGTATAAGTTCCTGCGGACATTTACAAATAATGCAGACAGACTGTATCATTTGTCAGATCATGCTTCTTTCTTAACACAGCAAGCTATGGACATTTATAGAGGGTATATCAAGCAGATTGAAGACCTGCAAGAGGTATTTCAAATGGATGACCGCCTAGATGTGTTTCTACGAAATGAGACTATAGATGATTTCTTACTAGCTAACCGAACTAGAGAATCGAAAATGGGGCGTTATGCGGATGGTTCATTCTTCGGGTTTGTTTTCAAACATAACCACTCGAATACGTATAAACTTATTGAGTACCTATTGTTCGATTGCTATAACATGCAAGGGCTAGACTATGCTAGTGCTTTTGTTACATACAGAGACTATTACAACATGAACGTAGATATGGGCAATACAAGCTTCCATAAGTACCCTAGATACTTAAAAACGTACCATGATATTGTCGCTAGAAACTACAATGTTATGAAAGACCCTGTAGCAGTAGAAGAGTTTTCTAAGGCTGCGGACAACTATCGTGTATTAGAAACAGGTCGATTAGGTGATTACAGAATAGTCGTACCAAAGGATGCTGCGGAGGTTGTAGCGGAAGGTAACGAACTACATCATTGTATCGCAAGTTACGTTAGAAAGGTTAACAAAGGCACATCTCAAATTGTGTTCCTACGTAACAAGGACGAGTTGGACAAGCCTTTAGTTTCTGTCGAGATCAGGGACTTTAATGTTGTTCAGGCTAGAGGTTTCGCTAACCGTGTTGTAACTAAAAAGGAAAAAGAAGCATTACACATGTTCGCTAAACGTCATAAGCTAGGTGTGTCAGCTACACTTTAGTTCACTAACTAGTGTGTATTTTATCTCCACCACATCAGAGTGAATTTGGAGTATGTTATAATGAGAATATAACATAGCTTATGGCAGCAGCAGGAGGTGGGTGATATGGCTTCAGGGAGCAAGACAAAAACATGTTCTACATATCTACAATGCACAGAATGTAGCAATGTAGTTAAGATATATAGACGAAAAAGCAGGCTTAAAGAAAAAGACCACGTTAAGCATATGTACTGTTTTAAGTGTAAGGTTATTACTGCACATTTAGAAGTGAAAGAGGATGTGTTTATACCATCCTGGATAGAAGAATGGCAACGATCAGTTAGAGGAGAAGATACAGATGACAATTAACAACAACGTAGACCCCCAATACTTAGAATTAGCAGCAAAAATCCTAAAAGAAGGTAATCACAAAGGAGATCGTACTGGAACAGGTACTCGATCATTATTCGGAGCACAAATGCGCTTTGATTTATCTAAAGGGTTCCCGATGCTAACAACAAAGAAACTCCCGTTCCGAGTGATTGTGGAAGAGCTATTATGGTTTATTAGTGGAAGTACGAACGTTAAAGATTTATTGGACAAGAATGTTCATATTTGGGATGATGACGCTTATCGTTGGTACAAAGAATTAGGGCGACCTCTACCGAAGAAAGAATTTTTCGAATGTATTAAAGAGTTCGGCTTTGATCTCGGAGCTATTTATGGGGCGCAGTGGCGTAACTGGAACAATGAAGGTATTGACCAATTAAAGAACGTCATTGAAGAAATTAAAAAGAACCCTGACTCAAGACGACTATTAGTATTGGCATTTAACCCGTCCGTAATCGGTAAGGTTGCATTACCACCATGTCACTATGTATTCCAGTTCTACGTAGCAGACGGAAAGTTAAGCTGTATGTTCACAATGCGTTCAAATGACGTATTCCTGGGGCTACCGTTTAACATCGCTAGTTATGCTCTACTAGTACATATCGTTGCGAAAATGACAGGTCTAGCGGTTGGAGAGCTTGTATATTCAGTCGGTGACGTGCATATTTATAACAACCATGTAGAGCAAATAGAGCTACAAATGACTCGTGAGCCTAAACCATTACCAACACTTAAAGTGAATGCAGTTCATGAGAATATCGAGGACTATACGATAGACGACTTTGAACTTATCGGTTATGACCCTCATCCAGTGATTAAAGGCAAAGTGTCTGTGGGATTAAAAGAAGAGGAGAAGTGAATCCATGAAATACACGGATAAGGATAAGAACATGGTCAGAGAAATTAAGATTGCTATTACAGGTGAGCTTAGATCAGGGAAGACTACGTTACAGAAATACGCTGAGAAGAAGTATGGTGGTTTCGTTCCTTTTGCTTTTGCAGATGACTTAAAAGAGATGTTTCATGCAGAGTTCCCGCATGTGCCGATGAACCCTAAGCCCCGTAAAGGTTATCAGTTATATGGGCAGCTTATGCGGTTTATCTTTGGTGAGGATTATTGGATTAACAAATGTTTCCACAAAATCGAACGAGTGAGACACGCAGCTAAGAATTACAATATCCTGGGCGACCAAGTAGAGTTTATGCCTATGATTACAGACGCACGACAACCGAATGAGTTCGAACGCTGCTATAAAGAGGGTTATACCCTTATTAGAGTAGAAGCGTCAGAAGAGCTACGAATAGAACGTGCTAAGGCTGAAGGGGACAAATTCTCTCTAGAAGACTTACAGCACGAGTCAGAGAAGTATATCGCTGAAGCGCCTGTCCATTTTGTCCTGTATAATAACGGTTCGTTAGAGACATTATATGCCCAGTTTGATGAGGTTATGACCTATTTGAAAGGGGAGCACTTGAATGGCTAAATGGATTGCATATGTATTATTCCTATACTTTGTTTTCACTTTACCGATCGTTGTACCGCACTTTCTAGCTAAATATAAAGCGTGGAGAGCTAGTAAACAAGTAGCCTGGGCTCGTGTAACGGAGAGTGGAGAAATCATCATGCACGAAGCGGAAGAAGGTACTTACTTCCTTGCAGCAGATGAAAAAGCTATTCCTATTATGATCGATAAAGAAGAAGGCAAGCGTTTATGGGAACAAGGCAAACCTATATAATATGCAGGTTTGCGGAGGACTAGACTATAATGTCTAGTTCTTTTTCTATATTTTATTAAAAAGTTGTTGACTAATGTACAACCACGGATATATACTAAATACAAGCAGTTGAGAGGAGCTTTACAGATGGAAATATCTATGATAGCAGCGAAAGGAAAAAACAACGAGATTGGCTTAGAGAATAAGCTGCTATGGCACATCAAAGAGGACTTCGATTGGTTTAAAGAACATACATACAACAAGCCTGTAATTATGGGTAGAGCTACATACGAGAGTATAGGTAAACCATTGCCGCATCGCATAAATGTTGTGTTAACCAGGGATGCAAGTTATAACCCTGATCCATCCGTAATAGTGCTTCCAAATGTGGAATCAGTTTTAAGTGAGTTCAAGAAGTACAGAGAAATAATGATTATTGGCGGAGAAAGCGTATACACGCAGTTTCTACCATTCGCAAACAGATTGTATCTAACTGAAATTGACGCTGCATTTGAAGCGGACAAGTTCTTTCCTGAATTTCCGTTAGAAGACTACCGTGAGTGCTACGAGCGTAAAGGGGTAGAAGACAAAGGGTATGACTACTGGTTCAGGGTATACCGAAAAAAATTAAAATGAGGGAGTGTATCAAATGAGATATGACGATGTAGATGTAAAGTGGGAGTACAATGTAACGGATGCTTTAACATTGGCGGAGAGCCATGAATGGAGCAAAAGTGACGAAATCGACTTTTTAGAAGTTGTACCGATTGTGACAATTGATTCTGATTCTCTACGAATTATCGAAACACGACAAGACACGTTCCCGAAAAGCATTATAGAAGAAGCCATGCAATCAGTTTCTATTAGAAACATGGTTGACCGTGATATGGACACAGAAAACTATAATATAATCTTAACAGACCTGGAACGATCAGTTATAGTAGCTATTGACCGTAAAACAAATAAGGTTGTCGCCTACGGGAAAATGGTCACTAGACGTGAACTTAAAATGTTTAATTACTTAACTTACAATCGTATTAAAGTTAAGAAAAGAGACATTGTAGAGGAAATGGGCACAGAACAGAACCCTAAGAAGAAAAAAGCTTCAGATTTAACGTACGCCCAAACAGTAGGGACTACACAGTTAGAACGTAAACTGAAGAGGGTAGCATTGCATAGCCTTGAGGAAGTTTTAAAAGAAGAGAAGCCAGGACTGATTCGTTATTTCTATACAGGTCTATTCCCTGACAAAAAGGTTCCTCATAATAAGTCCGAAGCTAAAATGTATGATGAAATGGTAGAGTTCCTAAGCTACGGTTGGACAGATGCACAGGAACAGTTCGCAACAGAGCTTGTTAGATACTTAGGTGTATTCGAAGGGAACTGGAACGCTTTAGTGAACCAAAGACGTAACCTTGATGGTGTACGATGATAGGTGAAATTCACCCATTCAGAGTAATTTGTAGTAATGAAGATGTTGTTGTAGGCGGTATTTTAAAATTCACTGACGGGTCTGAGGGTAAGGTTACCTCTATCCGTTCAGTGAAGTTCATTTCAATGACTACTGTTGAAGTGATCGGCAGAGCTAAAACAACGAAGATAGGGGCGGAGTCGTAATGGAAAAGGGTATGGTTTTTTGGGCAATCGCCTACCAGTTCGAAGAAGATGTGTTCTATGACTTTAAAGCAGAGGACGATACAACAGACTTATCTCCAACATGCTTATTGCCTACAAAATCTATGGCAAAGACGTTTATTGAAGAAGAGTTATCAATCCAGTACGTTCCTGTACGAATTACGATCGAAACACTTAAAGAGAACGGTATTTGGTCTTACTCACGAGGTCGAGTTGAACGTTGGGACGAAGACGTAGAATAGAGGTGAGTTTATGAGGATGGAAGATGGTAAGGAGTATCTTGACAAGCTGTATGCACAGCGAAGACAAACGGAATTTGAACTAGAGATACTAGACAAGAACATCGAGCACACTCATAACCGTATAATGGATATGTGCCCGCATGAGCATGTAACAGGTAAGATTATCAAATGGTGCCAGGATTGCGGTCATGCGGAGATGTTTTGGTCATTCCCGAAACGAGGAGGTATTAATCGTGCTAGGTAGAAACATTAGAGGTCTGCATGATATAGAAATGTACTTTAAAACCCCTGACGGTACTATAACTACAGTAGGCGAAGTTAAGACTTTAGTTGCCTATTCAGGTAAAGGTACGAGCAGGTTTCCTTCTATATTTGAAGGTTCTATTACTATTAGAGATGCATCGTTCGAATTAAACGACATCGGTAAGAAGGTACAAGAGCTTGGATTCAACGAACCCGATGCTTGGACAATATCTACTTTCTATGGTGAAGAAGGTTACAAAAACATTAAGAAACTCGTTAAAATGGGATTTTCTCCTAGAGCTGCATTTAACATCCACCGTACCAAAGGATCGAGTTGGAAGGAGGGTAAGAATGGACGTTAAGAAGTACGAGTATCAGAAAATACCAATCCACCATATATCGGAGGAGCATTACCACGGTACACTAAAAATACAGAAGTTACAGGAGCTAGGGGCAGAAGGGTGGCAATTAGTCACCGTATCAAGTGGTGAGTGTATATTTGTGCGTGAACGTACAGAGAAACACCCACTTGCAGATGTACGTCCTGCTGTAGCCTGGTTTGCTGCACAGATGGAAGAACAGCTTAAAAAGAACGACTTTAAAGAAAGTTGGTACAATTGCGATCCTAATTTTTTAAAGTATAAATTAGAAAGTAAGGCAGGCAGCTTTGAGGATAATGTCTTACATCACGGTTTAGCAATCGGTTCTCATCCTGTAGCTGCGATTACTGAAGCAGCACATATTGGGAACTATGCTATGATGGTTGCGACACGAGTGTACCATGATGCTACAGGTGAGAAGCTGTGATTTGGTGGATCATAGGAGCGATCATTGCCTACTTAGTTATTGGCGTGATCTTTTGGATTTTTGTGATAGCTACAGACGGGTGGGGGTCTCTATTTCTATACCCGTTATACGCCCTTCTGTTGATAGTTGGGTGGTTACCTATATATCTCATTAACCTTGCAAAAGAAGTTAGTGAGTGGTACAAAGAAACTTTTGCAAAACGAGAGGAGAAGTAGGTATGTCTGCAAAATACGAAGTAGGAGACGAGTTCCAACTTCAGAAAGGCTCTGATTCTGTGAACCTGGTTGTTCTATTTGTACCTCCAATAGATGGGTATGGAGTACAGCACTACTTGTGTTCAGTATATAGCGGGTATAATGACGGAGCTGAACACATGACATTACACCTTAAACAAGAAAAAATAATAGATCGTTTTTTCGAAAAGAGAAAACAACCGTTTATATGGGAGGAGAAATAAGATGAGTAAAATTCAAACGTTACACAAAGCAATGCAGGCGTTAAATGCAGCACACAAGGAAGCAAAAGGTACAATTTTCGAGATCATAGAGGAACTTATCAAAGAGAACAGCGCACTAGTAGAACATGTCAATAAGCTAGAAATGAAAGTGAAGCAGCTAGAAGCACGTTCAGGAACAGCTTTAACGTTACCTGTACCTAAAGATGAGGAAAGAAGCGCTACTCTTACTGTAGAAGTAGACTATGAGAAACAAGAAGTTAAAAAAGTCGAAGAAGAGAGAATGCCTTTAGCGGAAGCTGTCGTATCTACAGAATTAATTCGTGACTTTAGCCCAACACCTGAGAAACTACAACTTCAACAAGACGTAATGGCTCGATTAGCTGAAGTGTTAGGAATCACTATTAAAGAAAATGCAACAATGATCGACCGATACCCTGTGTTGCTAGTTGCAAAAGACAGTACAGGCTCTATGGGTCAATGGGAAACATATATGGCACAATGCGTAGCGCACTGGACAAAAGCAATGCTACACCTGCACTATGGTAGAAGTGTGGACGCACGCTATATCACATTTGACGCTGAAGGTGTCAGAAAAGCTAACTTTGAAAAGTGTTTCGGTGAGAGTGAAGGTGTTGGTGCATTAGTATCCCCTGCTATATCAGGGCTTAATAGCATGACAGATGAGTATGCTTACGAAGACTATCACGATGTTTATGTACTTATCTTATCTGACGGTGATAACCATTCTGAAGATAACGCAGATATGGTAAGACAGTTAAAACGTCTAGCACCAAAGACTGAACAATTATGGTACGTAGAGATGAACCAATATAACCGTATGTCACCTATACTAAGCGCACTTAAACCTAACAAAACTGACAAGCTACCTGAGAACATGTCAGCTCATATCATTCAGAGTAAATCGAAAGTGTATGTAGAATTGTTCGAAATGTTCAAGCCTGTAGTAGAGAAGGAGGAAAACAATGGGTAAGACATTCCTAGTAGAAATACCAGTTGTAATGAAACTAGCAGTTTATGTAGAAGACGTAAACACCAGGGAAGAAGCAATTGAAGCGGTACGTAAAGCGGACGTAACTATTGAACCTGTTATCGTTGGTGATAAATTCGAAGTAGGGGACTATGAGTGGGACTTCCATAAGCAAGTCGTACAAGGCAACGTATACTACGGTTGTATCAATGAGCAATCAGCCGAACTCGTTGAAGACGAAGAAGACGAGGAAGAAGAAGAATAAACAGAATAGAAAGCTCTCTCTTATATTAAGGGAGAGTTTTTATTTACGATCAGGAGGATAACACACAATGGAGATTATTAATAGATACAACCTACAGGTTCAACCATACAAAGACGGAGATAAGAAATGGCAGTCTACCCGTGCAGATAAAGCTACACGTTATGGTCACTTTGAAGTGGACAAGCTAGGTACAACATTAGACATGAAAGAAAGACGTACGATCGAACTTTTAAAGATGGCACTACAGCGTGTACAACGCCCTGTATTATCATGCAGCTTTGGTATCGACTCTATAGTCCAGTTATACTTAACTCGTAAGGCACTAGCTGAACTAGGCAGAGACCCATCGGACGTAGATATTATTTGGAACGATACAGTAAACGAGTTCCCTGAAGTCTGACAATTTGCAAAATTCCTAACTACAGAGTGGAACTTACGACTGACAACAACGAAGCCGAAGCGATCCCTGAAGAAGATTATTGACGACAACGGAGGTATAACATCCGACTATTTCACAGCTCGTAAGGGTGCTAGACAACATGGTACACCGCTTAGTGAGAAATGCTGCGGCACATTAAAGCACGAACCAATGAAGAGAGCACTTAAGGAGCATACCTGGGACTTAATCATCGTAGGGTTACGTGCAGACGAATCCTCACAACGTAAGATCGCAGGATTACGTGACGGAGAGTTCTTCTACTCAGTCCAGGAGTGGAAAGCCTTAGTTGTCAGACCTATCCTATGGTGGAACGAAGAAGACATATGGAACTACGTAGAACAAGAGAAAATCCCTTATAGTGACATATACAAGAAGAATATGATTAAGAACTATCCTGATCCTAAAACGTTAGAACGAATTATAGACGAGCATAGACTGGTACTTACAGCAGTAGGTATAGACGTGGAACAGCTTAAAGAGCAGCAAATACAAACCGTTACACGTAGACAAGCTATGCTACTCAAGAAACTAAAGTTTAGCATGTTCACTCCAAGGGTAGGCTGTATGATGTGCCCTATTCCCGTGAAGTATGGTTACATGCAATGGATGCGTACATATTATCCAAAGGTCTACAATGCAATGGTACATAACTTAGGATACGGTAAAGCTCTTCTCGATATGATCCCACAAGACGTACAGGACGAGATTAAGGAGTTTACTGGTATAGACATAACTGCTGAGAACGCACATGAACACCTAAAGGAAATCCTAGAAGCGAAACCGTGTACGTTTGACAGCTTCGATTGATTATCAAGTCCCCTCCCTGGGGGCTTTTTATTTTGCCCACTACTTACAACTATATTGTATTATATAAATAATAGGATGCAAAGGTGGTACCCTTTTAAAATTTTTGGGTATTATTTTGTGGTCGGTTGTGGCTCATACTGGGCTCTCAGTTTGCTTCCTGTTGCTCTCTACGGGTGCTTATCATGTATTTCTATGTGGGGCTTCGTATGGGGCTTACACGGGGCGCTAGGGGCTTCTAGTCGGTACTTCCTATGTGAGCTCCTTATGTGAGCCTACTGGGTGCTTATTATGGGGCTTCCTATAGGGGCTTTTCATTGGGGCTCCATGATCGGGCTTATTGGGAGGGCTGCGTAGGGGCTACTTAGGTACCATGACCCCCCGTTTAAGATACCTTCATATTTCACCCTAAAAAATTTTTTGGAAAAATTTGAGCCTGGGGTAGACCCCTGGTGGGGGGTGGTGCGTCTATATGGTAAAAAATGGTACGGGGTGGGGTCTGTCGAATGGTGTCGAAAAATAGTTCTTGACAAACAGAAAAAAAGTGACCCCTAAATGAAGTCACTCTGTTTGTGTCCTGCTTCTTTCATCGCTCTATCATATCTATCATAACTAGAATTATTATATGTTTTAAACTCTTCACTCTCTTCTAGTTCCTTGTATACATCTTCCAAGCGTTGCTCTGCTTCTATATCTGTCTTGAACCCATCTTCAAAGAGTTCACACTCATGACCTAGCGCCCACTCACTAGGGCTATCTCCGTTACCTTCTAGCCACTGTACTTCCACCTCTTCCCCTTCCTCACCAAGGTTTCTTAATACGTTCTTCCATTCATCTACTGTTAATCGTTTCATATTATACACGCTCCTTATATCGTTTTATTTAAATAGTTTATTAATTGTGGTCTTCCTCGAAAAGCTCCTGCATGATGATGCATATATTATCCTGGTTGTCAATCACTAAGTTTGTGTTGTTAGGTAGATTGCATAACCCTAATACATCATGGAATTGTTCTACTCTAAACCCGTTGTCGTGCTCTATATATAAATCTTGTTCAACCCGTGCCCATTCACCTTCATTAGTGACCACCGCATCCAAGTAAATATTAATCCCGTTATTATCATAGTAAACAGATATTAATTTAGTCATATCTCACACGCTCCTATATCGTTTTATTTAAATAGTCAATCAGTGCAGGGCATTCAATAGACCTATCATTCACTAACTCGCCTAGTATATCCTTTGTTAACGTGCCAATTTCCAAATACATTTCCACTGTAAATCCTGGGCTTTCCTTCCCCTGCATAACCTCTATACAATCGGTTGCTAGTGTGTACGTATCAAAGGTGACATATCGCACCTGTAGCCCTTTACGTGGATGCATACAATATATACGTATACTATACATATTTATTCCCCTTTCTGTATATAACAACGCTTGTTGACAAAATATATTTCTTGTGCATGGTTGACAATATCTCCATTCTGTGCTTTGAACTTCTCATGTGTATATGGATTGTAGTACACCTCTTCTGTGAGGTGGCTCGGTTTCTCTATATCAACCCCTAAAAGTATTCCAGTTACCCACGCATGAACCCGTTTACGCTTGCTTTCTAGAATCTTTTTACGACCTGATTCCCCTACATGGAATTTACCGTCTGCCAGGTGCACAGTTTCCGCATACGCTACCACAAGCCCGCTTTTAGCGTCTACTAGTGAAAACCTTCCTTGCTGATTCAAGTTAACATATACTTTGACCTTTTGACCTGCTTCTACTGTGCGACCTTTGACCAATTCCATTTGTACAACCTCCTAGTTATTTTCCAATTCGAACCGAACTTTTTCGGCTAGTATAGTTATATCAATTGCTTTCAACTTCATATCGCTTTTAAGATGGCTATTAGCCCACGTAACCCCGTTATCTATCAGTTGGGATACATTCCCCTCTGTTAGCTCCATATCGCTGTTAGCGTCTTCTACAGCGCTGTAGAATACCATGTCTAGAAACTGCCTTCTCTCATCGCTCATATTACCGCATCCCCAATACTATTAAGTGTGAATAGAGTACAAGCAAACCATATAATGCAAGCCCACAAACTAGAACCTTTAGCGAACCTCTTCCAAACTCTTTCATCAATAGTTTTCCTCCTGTTCTTCCCACTCTTCATAGTCGGCTTGTGCGTCCTCAATATTATCTTCATGTAGTCGAACATACTCGACTAGTTTTTCCGTATCGAATGCATAGTCTACATCTTCCATAACATAATATTCTTCATGGCTACCAATTAACACCAGTGCATAATTTTCAGCTATTTCCAGGCGGAAAATATCACTCACATATTCGCTAGTCATCTTCCCGTTTTCATCGAATACTTGAAAGGCTATCATATCACTAGTTTCAAACTCGTAACCTTTCCACTTGCCTTCTGTATCCTGGTATTTTCTAACAAACTTGATAGTAGTGTCGCTGCCTTCCCCGTTAACAATTTGACCGATACTATTAATAATTTTCATAGTGTACACGCTCCTAATATTTTTTAGTGGTGACGGGGAACAAGTCCCCGCCTGGTGTTAGTTTTCTACTACAAAGAATACTTCTTCTTCTTCTTCATCATAAGCGACTGCCCACAAGCGACCGTCTTCAGTGATAGCGAAATATGATAGATAAACGCCTTCATGCTCGTAGTCCCCGTTACAAATGTTATACATTGCGTAGTCGCCTGAAGATACATAAGCAAGCCCTAATCCTTCAGCGTTTGTTAATAATGCATCATCATGATACATTTCGTCAATGATAGCGTCAATCCCGTAAAGCTCAACGTTTGACATCTCTTTTTTAAAGCTCGCAGTTGGGTTATAAGAAGTTTGATATAATTTCATTTTAGTTTCCACCTTTTCATTTTTAGTTTTTTTTATCATTGTTTCACATGAAACATTTTATAGATTATTGCGTAAACAGTCACCAAGGTGTACAGGCGTATCGTATATAAAGAAGTACGGGTTGTTCTCGCCTGTTTCCTCTTCCTCGTGGTCTTTAGTTTCTGAGATGAAGAATACCTTTTCCCCGTCTTCCTCTACGTATCCAAAAACCTTTCCATCATCGGATATGTCAATGACCTGGAATCCTGTACCGTTAACCGCATCATATGCAACCACTGGTTTTTTACCTGCTGAGAACTCCAACCATTGTTCTAAGATTGGGTGGTTTTCCAGGTCGTATTTCAACCCGTTTAAATCATGCTCATTAGTAACTTCTAAGTTGTGATAGATGTCGCTTTCATCAGTTGTTTCTGCTAGGTAAAACTTTAATGATGTAAGTAACCCCGCTGCTGTATTCAATTCTTTTTCCCCACATTTGATATAATCCATTTTATATTCCACCTTTACGATTTAGTTTGGCGTTGCTTTATGTTTCTGTAATCATTATCTCATCTTGTTTTCTAAAAGTCAACAACATTTTTTAATTTGTTTTTCCTTCTAGTGAATGCCAGTAAAAATGTTTGTAAGCGATTGGCGTTGTAATCGTTCCGCCTGCTAATTCATCCGCTATGACAACCGCCTGGTCATTTATAGAAAGAATCTTTCCATGATAGCGGTATGACTGCTTTCCTTCAGTGGTGCAGATGGTTACCGTATCACCAACTTGTGCAGCAGCTTTAAACTTCTGAATGCCTTCATTGTTCATGTTCGGCACGCTCCTTTTATTTAGTTGTTTGTGTGTTCCCTTATCTGTCTCTTACTTTACATGATTGTTTTCTAAAGGTCAACAACAAAATGCAAATTTCTTTAAAAAACTTTTCCTTCTATTATAGGGAAAATAAATCATTCCAACGTCCTAGTTATCAGAATATTCAGTGTATTTAACTTTTTGAATGTTCTGATCCGACTGCTGAGACGATCGTAACTATATCGTAAAATTAGAATTAAAAAATTGTCTGAATATTCTGTAAATGGTGCTCTCACCCACGATCCAAATTATTGTCTTAATTTTCAGAATTGTCAGAATACTTAGAATAGTCATAATAGTAACTACATTTAGTCTATAGGATATAGGCAAAATACAGCCCAGGTTATACAGTCCTATGATTCATTTTAAGGCACCCAGGAGCCCGCACACGGGTTTTTACGCTCCATCCCTAACAAGTGTATTACCTAGACCGCTAGAAACGCACCTGGGCAATTTGAGGTAGTAAAACCCACCTATACCAGGCGTTTAGAAATTGTCAGAATATTCTGCTCATTATACACATTATAATTATCTGACAATTAGTTTCATACTTTCAGCGATATGTCAAGTAAACAGTGTATTCTAAATATTCTGACAATTGGAGCAGGGCTATACCATACACGACACGCTATGTCAAGTTAAAAGTATATTCTGAATTGTCAGTCAATTTAGTTTCATGTATATACCCAACTGTCAAGTAAAAAGAATATTCAGTCAATTCAAAATCATAAATATAGCACGATGTCAAGTAGTTAATATATTTAGAATAGTCTGACAATTATACGTGCAGCTGCTACCACATATAATAGCTAGTGTCAAGTTAATAGTTTATTCTGAATTGTCAGTAAATTATAATCATTACAAGATGATACTATATGCAGAATATTAAATAGTCAGTCAATTTAGAATCATGAATATAGTATAGTGTCAAGTTAATTATATATTCTGAATTGTCAGTTAATTTTAATGATTCTAAAGTAAGAGCCTATATAGTATACAGAATAGTCTGACAATTATAATTAGTATAGTTATCTGAATTGCTTAAATATTCTGACAATTGATTACACGGGCTCCTGGTATTTATAATTGACGAAATATTCTGACAATTTTCCTCGGGCGGCTCGTCCAATCCTGGTGCAGGGAGCTACTAGCAATTTCGACCTTTTTGCAGGGAGCTACTAAGGTTTTCAGACTTGGCGCAGGGAGCTACTAGTAAATTACCCCTATAAAAGAAACTCCCTACTTGGTGCAGGGAGCTACTTACGTTTTACTATATGGTGCAGGGAGCTACTAGAGTTCCTTGACAATTGGTACGAATGTTGGATCAAGTACGTTGTATATATCCTCTGCGTCTTCCCCTGTGATCTCATTCAGTATAGCTGCCGCTGCTTCAAACACGTCTAGCTTGACCGTACGGTTCTTTGAACGCTTCCAACCCTCATTACCTAGCTTCCATTCTACGATCGCTATATAAGCTTGTCCTTTAAGCGTACAGTGTATAATATCATGTCGTACCTTATCAGACACCTTAACCTCTCCTATTTGTACCTCTGTGTCCCATTTAAACTCTTTAGCCATTCCTAACTCCTCCTATCCAATTCTTAGCGATCACATTATGTGTCTTCATACCATAAGACTCAGTTACCTCTTCAGTCAGTACTAGCACATTATAGTGTGTTTGTAGCATATGATTAACTACAGTCTTACTAGCAAGCCTATGACGACCTATAATACCTGGGCTATCCTTCCATACTACAAACTTATCAGTAGTACCTGCCATACGTACGAATACTATATGGGCACTAAAGGCACCTGCGAATCTGCGATGCATTAAGTCCATATCAGTCTTCTGATCCTGCGCCTTCTTACGGAACCAACTAAGCATTACTCCCCCTCCTTGTATACTACAAACTCATTTGCAAGGAAGTAATTAAGTCCTGCCCCTGCTACTCTAATTTCCTTACTAGGGCTATCCAATTCCATTACCCATAAGCGATTACCACTAATACAATAAGCACATATGTTAGAACCTTTAGCTACAAGCCAATTAGTCTTCATTTTCTCAAGAGCAGCGAATCCTTTATACGTCTTCTCGTTTTCCATTACGTATCTCCTCAGCTTCCTGTTTAAGTTTAGCTATCCTGGCATCAGTCTCCTGCTTCTGCTTCATAAAACGTTCGTAGTCCGCTTGAGATAGCTTAGGTCTCTTACGTCTAGGTACTGCATAGTGAACCCACTCACGCATACTATATACCTCCTATCGTTTAAATCCTCTATACTTAGCAGCAGCGGGACGTATCTTCTTAGCCTTGTCCCAAAACTGACGTAGTATCTTCTTCTGTGACAGCCCTGCACCGTCATAAGAGAAAGTCGTGTTCGTAGTATGATTCGTATAGTGACCATATAAACCATTCTCACCCTCGATCAGTACTAATGTGAATACGCCCCCTATGTCAAATGTCCTGGGCTCGTTAACTATGTATACAGGTTGTTCGTTCGTAAGCATACTATAACCTCCCCTCTATATACTCTATATACTACAACACTGTATACCCACAGTCAACAACTAATTAGCAAATAAACACATATACTATACATATAACGGGAAATATAAGCATATAATACTCATTTATCCTCAAATAACGCAAAAAAGAACTGCCCCGTTAAGAGCAGCCCTTATACTATGTATTATTCTTCTGTAGCAGCACCGTTTGCCTTCTCATTTACTTTCCTAGCTGAACATGTAGGACAATACCATTGTTGAGCCCCTGTGCCCATCTTTTCGCTCGTCCATCCCATATTCATTGCTTCAGTACGTGCTTCTGTTAATAACTGTGCTATAAGCGGCTTACTATCAGCGCATTCGTCACAGTGTATTGTATATGCTAGTGAGATCATATAATTTTCACCTGCCTGTCCATTTAGTTTATAGATGCAGTTATGAGAGTCTAGTCTGAGGAGCATCCCAAACACAAAACCTGGGGCTCTAGTCCTATCGAGTGTTTTTTGACTTTGGGAGTCGTAAGTGTGTTTTGCGTTCTAATAGTCACTATCGCCTATATAAGGTGTCAGTACGTTCCATTCTACTGTATATGTGTTAGGCTCCTATAAGGTATATAGTATATAAGGTTGAAAACATGAAGGTTCTATCGTATATTACAACTCATTATAACTTTCGACTTTTGGGTGTGTACTATAGGTGTAATTCGCTCTTTCCTATATAAGTTATTAGTTGTTGTTTTATTATAGTTATAGTTATACCTGCAATCCTTATATACTATATAGTGTGTATGGTTACTCTCTGACTGTTCTCTCATACTGCTCTATATACTAAATGTTACTGTTAGGGATCATTACGTTGTACTTGCCTTATACTATATAGCGCTTTGAAGTATACTCACTCTTACATGCGTTGCTTACATGTTGGTTGCTTTTATGTTTCATACTCTACTCTATATACTATGTATACTTCTCTGCTTTACATCATAGGCTGTAGTGTTTTACTATATAGTATATGCTTGTACGTTTGTAGTGAATTTGTCTTACGTTTATTATAGTAGCATGTTGTGTTCAGAACGTCAACTACTTTTCATTATCTTTATTATCTTCTACTATTACTTCTTGTATAGCTAGGATTACTCCTTTATCTTTGAGAATGTCTAATATATACTCTTGTAGTTGTTTTTGATTAATTGGTTCTGTTAATGCTGCTGTGTATACACCTTTTCGCATGTATAAGGTTTTATAGGTACGTTTCTTCTTTGCTTCTTTCTGTATACATGCTTCACAAGCCCAAGGGTGTTCTTCAGGTTGTGTGCTTGATGTTTCATAGTTTGGTTCATTACAGTGGATACATGTTTTCATTATTGTTCCTCTCCTCTACCGTATACTCTGTTTACTGTTGCTACTTTGTCTAGGTATACTGCATATGTTATCTTACCTTCTGTGTAATCTTTGTTTAGTTGTTCGATTAGTGTAACGTATGGCATTTCCCCTGCTACTCTTCTACATTCTTCTAGTAGCTTTACCTTGTTCTTCTCCTGGTTTAGTCTAGCTGCTAGGTAGCCTATGATCCCGCCTGATATGGTCATGGTTAATATGATTGTGATTTGGTATGCGTTCATATGTCTAAATACTCCTCGTTTAGTTTTCTACCTTCTATATACATGAAATGCTTAAAAGTTTGAGGAAGTGTCGGTAATAAGACTACTTGGTAATGTACTTCTACTTTGAATCCATCATCTAATAGCTTATCTTTATGCTCTGTTACTGCTTTTAAGAAAAACGTTCTGTCTGTGTGTTCTATAATAGCTGTTTCTACTATATACTTGTGTACTTGGTTCTTTGCGTTTTCAGGATTCATCTCATTTCCCCCTTGTATTTGTTATTTAGATGGGACATACAACTTACGTATACTTCGTAGGTGATTTCTTTGTTCTCGTATGCTTTTGTAATACGATCGTGCATGTAATCGTAGTAGTCTTGCTGCATATCAGTCTACCTTCCCTTTATATGCGGACGTAATGATTGCTCTTACCCATTTGTGAGCATCTTCGTCTACCTTACCGTGGTGTTTGAATGTGTCAAGCTGTTTCATTATTTCCTCGTATCTTTCGACTGACATCATTATCTCTGCTACGGTTTCCTCTATAGTAGGCTCTGCTTGTGCTTCCTTCATTAGCTTTTCTATTACAGGGATCAATGATTGAACAGCTATCATATCCTCTGCATGTGTTTTAGTCGCTAACGGATGTGGGTTCATCTGTCTTCTAACTATCTTTTCTTCCTGTTTCTTTAACCATTCGAGCTGCATAGGTAACGTATACTTCTCAGGCTCTATCATTTGTACCTCTCTGAAGTGGTTCGTAAGCTTTTCTTTGTCTACTGGGTGCTTCTCTCCAAACTCATCTGTAAACACCATGTAGTTAGGCTCCTTGCCTTCATATGCACTGTATATCTTTCCTCTAGTGAAAGACTTATACGGTTTTAATCCTCTCATGTTTAAGCATAAGTAATGTTTCATAACAGTTTCTCTCATAATGTGTTCCTCCTGGTCATGTAATTTGTGTAGCGCTTTGTAGTTCTCTTTAATCGTTTGCCTAATCATAGCCTTCTTCCTGGTCTTTTTCATACACACTCTCCTTAGAACGCAGGTGTTAAGAGTTTGGCATTGTCACCAGTTTGGAACGGGCTTATAACTCTTTTAGCCATACCTTGTACTCGTAACCTGCCGCTATTCGTAATAGTTACCTCGTTAACTTTGTAAATCTCATAGTAGCTGCCACTGTATAAAAATACATCACCTACCTTTACTGTTCCATCATTAAATGCTGCATTAAACGGTACCTTCGCTGCTGCCATGTTTACCCTCCTCTACTAAGCTTTCTAGAAATTTAAGCTCCCATGTCTTAGACTGTAGTTCTCCTACTCGTAATCCGTATGAGACGTGAGCACCTATAGGTAAATTAGTGTCACTAGCATCATAACCTACTACATCGTCATGCTCATCTAGCTCAACAATTCTGTCTTTAACAAACTGTATTCGTTCCTTAATCTTCTTTTCCTCTAGCTCTATTAGTTCTTCCAGGAACGCTATTTCCATTTCCTTTGCTCCGATTCTACCTTCTTCTGTGCCCCACGTTCTGAATCCATGCTTCGATAGGTTATCTTCCCTACTCTTATAATGGTTCACACGAGGTTCTATACGATGTTCTATTTGTCGTTCTAAGAAGGATTTTCTATGCTTAAGCTTTTCAATCAGTGTCTTCTGCTTCATGACACTTCTCCTCCTCTTTTATCAGTCTACTTAAGCCTAGCAGTGATAATCCTCCGAATATATACCAGTACCATGCGATGTTAAAATACTTTCCTACATATACTATCCCTGCACCGATCACAAGTGTAAGGATTGCACATATAATTTCTTCTTTTAAACTCATTTCTTATCCACCTGACCTTTTACAAAGTCCATTAAGTCTTGTAATGCGTAGTACTCAGGGTTCATAAGCTTTTTAATGCCTAATGTAATCCAGTCTATCTCATTCCATGCTACGATAATCGTAAATACTATAGCACCTGCAATAACAAACCCAAACAATACTTCTATACCTTCGTCCGCAAACATTTCCCATTTCTTGATAATCAGCTTATTAACCAGGAACCATACTACTGCTAGTACTACAAGCCAAATTAATGCTTTTACTAATAGACTAACACCATCTACGAATTGCTGCTTCACTAGTACTTCATATACATGTGTTGCTGCTACACCTAACTGTTTTGCTAACTCATCGATGAATCCGCCTAGCTTGTCCGCTCTATCCATTAACCAATTGACTGCTTTATCACTCATTGTTCTTCCCCCTTAGGTTTTAATAGCCCTTCTTCTACAGCAGTACAGTAGAAGTCTGCAATAGGAGCAAAAGGTACAGAAGTTGTTTTACCGCTCTCATGTATGCATGTCATCTGAGTAGGTCTAGCACCTTTCACAACTTTAAGTCCAGTTTTAGCTTCAGCTAGTCTCTTACCTATGTTTTTCATCTTATGTGCCCACTCAAGGAACCCTATCATATATGTGTGTGTTTGATTGGTTTTACCGTGCATAACTTCCTTGCGCCAGTAATCTCTAGTATCTAAATCTGCACCTTTACACTTAGAAATCGCTCTTCTTCTTACTCTTCTGCTCATTTTGCTCCTCCTTAAGTTCTCTTACAACAATGTAAGTTAGTACCGTACCTACTACCCAAGGAAGTATCACAAGAGCGATAGTTCCAGGCATTGTAGTGTATACTTCCCATTTTAAATTAGTTAGTAATAGATTTAATCCCATGCTTGACATAAAGATAACCATTACCCATATCCCTAAGAAACTTAGTATGTAGCCTGAGCTTATATTCTTCATTTGCTACACTCCTTGTTTTCTATAGTAGAGGGGACAGGAACCTTGCCTGCCATATTAACTGTAGTTGTGTACTCACCTGTACCTACCAGTTCCCCTCCCCGATCATGACAATCTTTCCACTCGTAATACATACCAATAGCACTAATAGGTAATAAGATGATACAAGTGATTAGTAGTATCTTCATGAGTGCTTCAAGAAAGTCAGTTAACATAGTATCACTCCTCTTGCTTACTAAACCTAGTACGAATGCTTTCTGTAATGGCTTCATACTGTTCTAATGTGATTAAGTTGTTATTAAATAGTTCTGTTAGTATAATGTGATAATAAGCAGGATTATTTCTATCCTTTGCAAATGCTAGTGGGTATGTTTCTCGTATCTTCTTGTTATCCTCTATAGCCTTACCAAAGAAACCTTTACTATTTTTATCGATCACTGTTTTTAACTGCCTTACACCTATACCTGGTGCGGAGACTACAGTGATAATAGCTTCATCTTGCTTCTTGTTCATCATCCCATTAAGCCACACATCATAGCTACTTTGTACTACACCGTCACAACACCAGGTACCTTTAGCTAAATACTTACCACAACTTGGGCAGTTACCGTATATCATGTAATCACTGACAATAGCCACTTCTATTCCCCCTTAAATCGTTTTGATATGAATGAGTACTTATTGTGTAATGCTCTCTCCTCGTATACCTCATTAACCGCAGGAGATATTTCTAGGAAATACCAGGCTGTAACTAACAGAGCGTACATTATACTAAATATTATCACCATTAGGTTTAACATATGTTGAATGTCAGGTACAGGACGGAAGTATAAATAGATGTTTGCTGCTAGTATAATTAGTATGACTAGCCCAAATTCTTTTAGTGAAGGTAGCACCCTTTCATGCAGTAGCATTCGTAGCTTAACTTTAGTCTGTACACTCACCCCTATTCCTCCTCGTGACGCAGTTTGTATTCCCATTGTACATAGTAGTTATAAGACTTTTCCAAGTTCTCAGGTAACATATCTTCGAAGCAACATTCTACTTCGTCACCTTTCATTGCAGCCATTCTATAACAGAAGTTAATCTTCTCTTCTAATGTACGGTCTTCCATTCTTTTAGCTTCCATGTTAATCCTCCTCTTAATAATGGAGGGGTGTAAGGTTAGTTACACCCGCACCGTCATATATTAGTCACAGAATGAACTGCTAGAACCACTGTCAGAGCTACTATAGCTACTTGAACTACTAGAGTGGTCACTATAACTGCTGCTTGAACTACTAGATGAGCTATGGTCACTCCATGAGCTGCTATGGCTACTGTGGCTGCTGCAAGAGTTAGAACTACTGCTACTACTTCTAGACGAATCATCGTCCGTATACGTGCTGCTAAGTGCCCCAAACGTCCATCCTGGATTGTAGTCATCATCGTTACGGTCTCTACTAGTGCTTCGGCTTGGTGTGCTAGTACTTGTTTGCTTACGTGCTGCTACAGAAGTAGACTCATACTTTTTAGTAGGTGTTGAAGTAGAAGTGAATGTCTTTGGTGCTCCCGATGATACATGAACTGTAGACTTATAGCCCTGCTCACGTAAGTAGTCGTTCGTTTCTTTTCTAACTTGCTCTAAGCGCTCTTTACCTTTGTCAACCTTTTCAGTCTTCTTAATTTCTACTTTCTTCTGCTTTGGTTTTTGGGTATCCAAGTAACCCCAAATAGCTAGTCCCACCCAAATTGCTGCTAATATTAACATAATCCAAATAAACATGTAATCACTCCTCAATTTAATAGTGTATAACTCTTAAGGATCAGGCTAGGTACCAACCGCCTTCACCGTCATCCTTGTGCCCAATCTTATGTGCGTCAACGTCAGTTATCTTGCTTAGTGTTGCTTCTAAAGCAGCAGCCTGAGCCTTCATATCTTTCAGGTAGTCTTTCACTAGTTTCCACTGTACAGTAGCTCCGTGACCTTTTGTTACCTTAAGGTATGTACGGACTAATACTCCTCCATTCCATACATGTAGATATACACCAGTACTATACAAGTCTGCACTATTCTTCGCTTCCTCAATATCAGCACCTACATATAGGACATTCTCCATAAACTGCTTGCTTTGGTATGTGCCAGTTAACTGAACTAAATAAGTTTCCATTTTACATCCCCCTATTAATTACTTTGGCAGTTGCATTGCCTTTAATGTTGTTACAATTGATAGAAGTACCTGATACTGCATTGCCACCTATGTTATTGCAGTTAACGCTTGTTCCTGCTTTAACATTGCCTGTAACGTTATTGCAATTTACACTTGTACTTGACTCTACATTACCTGTAACATCGCCTTGAATATGTATAGATTCATCGCTAGTAATACGTTCTACTCCACTTTCAACTACAATCGTAACTTTCTCATCCAAGGTACCGTCTTGTACCACACCATCTACAATAACTTGTCCATTGTTAACGATGATGTTATTACCTGAATACGACTTACCATTAATGTTTATTCCGCTGTTTTTTCCAAAGAAGTTGAACATTTCTTATCTTCCTCCTGTAATAAGATGTTAGCTGCCACGAGTGATTCTAGCTCTAGAGTAGATTTACGGATTTCTTCTGCAAGCTTTTCCTTACGATCGTAAGTTTTCACCCATTGCTTCTCCTCATGACCTTCTACTGTTCTACGTTCGTACGTTTCAATGTGGGTACCTTCTAACCATACCGTAATTTTTGCACCATAACGTGCTCGTTCTTTTGCCATTTTAAAGTCCAACCCTGCATAAGGAACATCGAATGTCCCGTGGTACATTGTACGTTCTGTTTCTGTTACATACACTCTATGCATAAATTCCCCTCCTTAAAGTCCAAATAAGCTTGCGATGATACCTAAAAATATACCAATTATGAAGAATGCGCCAAGACCTGATAAAATGTATACGACTCCGAGCCACCCGAAAGTTGCGATTAGGAACCCACATCCGATCAGGAATACCATTAGGATGATAAACATACATCCTACTAGGATAGGTAGCTTTTCCATTAATCCTCCTCCATTTCTGCTTGCATTTCTTTAATTGCTTGTAGAATATCTTCCTTGGAGAACTTATCCACATGATGTAAGTAATTCGCTGCAAACTTTACGTCTCCTGTTCCCGATATTACAATTTCGAAGATGGAGTCTTTAATCACTTTAATTGTTTCTTGGTTATCAGCCATGTATTCACCTCCTCATAACCTTGTAACCAAAGAATATCATAGAGGTTGTCCAAGTGTCAACAAAAAATATAAATAAAAAAAGATACAGAGTATTAACCCTGTATCTCTTCTTCAGGCAGCTCCACTAAAATAGCTACCATCTTCTTATATCCTTTTTTAGGGCTACGGTTACTACCCTCACCTTGACCTGTATACCGTCTAGTAATACTACCGTCTGACCAGGCACTGAAGCAGTTCACAATTTTCAGATGCTCCGCTACATTTAGATCAGCCAGGATGTCTTTCACTTTACTAACGTCAGTTTGCTTCTTAGCCATACTTAGCAGCCTATTCCAATGCAGAAGTCGCCAGTCTCTTCTTCCACGAAAGTTTCCTGATTAGGGTTGCGTACAATACCGCCTGCATCGTAATCTACGCTACCCCAGTACACTTCTATATTTTGATTTTCGTCTTCGTCATCGAAAGCAAGAGTGATAGATATGATGTCGCTCGTTTTAAGGATCGCTACTACTGTTTCACTGTGAGATTCAAAGTGCTCGACAAACCCTGGGTCTCGACACTCGTTAGGAGTCTTTTTAATGCGTATACGTGTTCTTCGAGCTCCTAGTGAATCGTATACATTACCCTCGCTAACAAGAATACCTGACTGTAGACTATCGAATTTGATATACTCTATAAGGTCTTTACCTACAGTCAATTTCCCTCCGTTTTGCATATAAAAAATAACGTCTTTAAATTCCATACTATTCCTTGTCCCCTTTCAAGAAGCCTTCTAAGTCGTCTAGCTCTAGCTCAGTCTTCTTATCTTCAGATAACAGTTTGTCTAACTTAGCTTCTGCACGCTGTAACTCACGAAGCTCCTCTGCTTTAGTTAGCTGCGTGTATCGTGCTTTACAATCCTTTAACATACCTTGTACAGAGTTACCACTCATTTTTACAGATGCTAACGGTAAGTCTTGTGCTTCAGCAGATACTAGTAAGGAATGGAATAGTGAGATAAAGAGTGGCAGCTCATCCTCACGTAATACACGGATATTCTTTTTCTCGTTATTCCAAGTGAATAAACAGTTAGTTTCAGTCTTAAGAATCTCGTTCCAATCCCCTAACTTTTCACGTTTCTCCTCGATCAGTTTCTTTAATGCTAAAATACGAGCGTCATTATTCTTTGCCATTATTGTTTCCTCCTATTTCTTTGGTTGGAATGTCTCACCATATAGTTCCATAAACTCTTCAAACGTACAACTTATTACAGGCTTTACACCTTTATACCCTAAGAACTGGTACCAGGCGTAGTCTACCATATCATCAGGGTCACTATGGAACCTACAGTCTACTAACTGGAATATTCCTGTCTTACCTGATCTCATCTCAGTTTCCCATAATGTATTCGCACTGTAGCCAAACCTATGTAGATAAAAGCCTGAACCTCGGTTAAAGTCGTGAAACTTCTTACCACTGGTACGGTCTCTCCATATTCTATACTTCTTCCAGTTTTTAAGCTTATATAGTAAACCCACAGTAGCCCCTCCTACTTCTTATTACTTGTTTGTAAATCAATATCAGGAATAATTGTTTCAGGTCTGAAGATTACTTTGTAGTGGTACGCATCTTCATACTTTGCATCCGTCTGTTCAATGAAATAAGTAACATTGTCACTCAATCCAAGATAGTGTTTTTTATACTGGTCTTTACCTACTTTACATGTAATGCTTACTTTCTTATCACTACTAGCATCAAGCGCACATAAACCTTCAACTGACAGTAAATACTTATCAGTGATACCATTGACAAATACTACTCTGCGCTGCACTTCAAAGGAATCTGCTGATTTCGATAAGTTCTGAGAAACTGTATCTGCTTCTGTACTACAACCTGCTAGACCTACCATTGCCATAATAGCTAACAAACCTGCGTAAATTAGTTTTTTCATACTATTTTACCTCCTGGATAGTATCTATATTCGGGTACATTGAGAAGATTGGTACTCGGAAGCCACGCATCTTCACTTTGTATTTTTTACCTGTATGTACTTTAGCCTGGATGTCTGCTGAGTCCCATTTAAGCATTAATAAGCTATCTTTGTTCACTAATACTTTCTCATCCTCGTTCTTTTCTTGTACAACTACATAGAAGTGGTCTGAGTCACCTTTACGCTTGTTATACTTCTCTGTAACTACACCCTCTACTTCAGATACATGAAAGTAACTGAAGATAGAGAATGACATGATTAGTGCCAGGAAGCACAGTCCTACGATCACTTTAAGCTTGTCCATCTTGTTTTTCCTCCTCTTCCTTACATCTCTCACAGTTTTCATCATCTATATAAGCAACTACGCATCTAGGCTCCCACTCTTCCATTTTCTTTTTGAAATGCTTCTTGCAGAGAGTCTCCATTATGCTTTCTCCTTCCGAAGGAAGTTACCATTAGATAGATACACTTTACGATGTTTTGAAGGTTGTAACTGCTCGTGTAACTCTTCTAGTGAACCGCTAAATACTTGAACATCTCTTTCAGAATAACGTCTATCATAGTCCCAAAAGCTTGCTCTGTATTTATACCCGATGATTTCCCCTTTGTCACCCCAACGCCAGTTACGCTCGTATATAGCTTCTTTATGGATATTAACCTCTTCGTTCTTATATTCCCCTTGTGTTACATACAGTCGTGGAGTAGAGCGGTTTTCCCACTGACCTTCCATGTACTTATTTAGCGCTTCTAAAGACAATGGACTGTACTCATATGCGTCCTCATCAATCGGGGAGTATTCTTCCCAGTGCTCCATAAGCTCGATCATATCTGCATACCGTTCATGAGGTACCTCAGAAGCAGAACGAACAAACATTTTATTAATATTACTTGTAGCACTGACTGATACTTTTTGCTCACCTTCAGCATTCGTCCATACTCGACCAAAATAGAAATGCTTTGCACTCTTTTTCTTACCAGTCCAACTATTATAGTTGTGGTATTTTCCTAAGAATACTTTTTCGTCCCCATTTGTTGTAACGTAAGCGAACCCAGGCTTTAACTCTTTAGGCTTAACAAACAGGTCTTCTTTGACCATTGTGTTATACTCTATGATCTCTGCATAATCAGGAGAGTCTACAGGAAGCAGTACAAGCTGTGTATTATCCCAGGCATATACAAACTCACCTTCTAAGCCCTTTCCTTTGTTACACACGCAGTTTTCTAGAATGAACATAAGGTTAGGTATTGTAATCTCTATCTCGAAGCCCCGAGGATCGTAGACACGTACATAAGACTGCCTGTGGTTCCATCCTGTAGAATACCCACCTGCTTTTTTATTCAGTACTAACCCTGAAGTCGGTACGTTATCAACCACCATAGGCTCAATCTTCTTATGTCTCCAACTCTCCCAGGACGCTTCTTTACGTAGTACGCCTTTCTCGTCCCAGTAGATGATATAGGCTAGTTGCCCATCGTATGTATCTCGTCCACCCTGGAAACCAATCTTAAGCTTGTCAGGTACCTTTAAATTAGTCTTCAATTTGTTTCCTCCTTAAGTGGAATAGGTTGTACAACGTTAAACCCTAGTCTTTTAGCTTCTGCTACGTCAAAACCTTCGTCCAGGTGCATACAGTATACCGAGCCACGATTCGCCTTGATAAGCTCACTAAGCTCTCTAAGCGATAGGTGTACATTTCCTTTGTAATCTGCTATACACGTATCTTGGTAAAAGTAATCGATTTTACCTTGCTCGTGCATAGTGGCAATGTATGGAGATATGAAGTTAGAGTCTCCGCTATAGTAAATTGTTTGGTCTTTGTACGAGATTAGGTACCCATAACATTGTAGTGCCGACACATGACGTGTAGGAACCACTGAGAATTGAATATGGAAGTCACCTTTTTTAAATCCTGGTGGATACTCGTTAGACGAATCAAACTGGATTAGTCTGTAAGCGTCTCTACCTACGCCCATACCTTCTAACACTTTACTAATCTTCATATCATATGGAGCGTATACAGTGGTTGCTATAGCTCCCATTTTACCCATCTTATATTTACTGAAGAAGATAAGGTCTCCAAGCGATCCTACATGGTCAGGGTGTGTATGAGTCATTAGTACTACAATTTCCTCTACACCTTCTAACAGGTCGCTACGTCTGATTCTGTCGAAGTTAGCACTACCGCAGTCAATCATGAATAGTACGTTACCTTCCTTAATGAAAGCACTGTTGTTACCTAAAGCTGTGTTAAACGCACTCCCGCATCCAATAAAGTTTAACATGTTGTTCCTCCTCAACCAAATATGATTTCATAAACTGGTACATCTTGGTATGTTGCTACCCAAGGCATACACAGTGTATAAATCAGGAATAATATCATTATAGCTTTTATAAGCTTGCTTTTCCCTAACTGATAAGCTAACCATATGCCAAAGGCGGCTAGTAGAATCATTGGGATGCATAGTATGTATGCTGCTAATAACACCATCAAAGGCTTGTCCTCCTTTATTTAAAAGAAGTAGGGGAAACCCCCTACTCTTAAGCTAAATTGTAGTTAACACCGACTTCTCTTACATGAGTAATGACTACAGATTCAACTGTAACTTGTGCCACGTCTTCACTGTCAGACTGTAATTCTGTCTGTACGTATTCACCTTCAAGTGTCATGCAGTTAGCACCTTCCACAATGTTACCTGGGTCGAATGTAATAACTAGGTAGTCATCACGATCAATGTATTTATCCAGGCGAATCTCTTCACTGAATAGGCTAAGGTTTCGGTCTTTGAAGTCGATAACTCTGCCGCCAGTTAGAGTAACCTTCACATCGTAACGTTGTGTCTCAGTTGTTAGGATGTTTAAGTCACCGATAGAAGAGCGGAATGTGTAACCTTCGTTTAACTCGAATGCGATCGCACGTAAGCTATCATAGTTAAGTTTCACACGGTTTGCAAACGATACAACATGTTTGATTTCACCGTGGTACTGCTCGTCCACTTTGTCACGTAAGTAGATTTCAACTTCAGCAGATGATGGATAGTCGAAACGGATATGGTAATGGAATCGACCAGGACGACTAAGCATGAAGCTATTTACTTTATGTAAATCGTTAACTGTGATAGCATACATACGTTTCTTTTGAGATGTACCATCGAATAGTCCTAGTAAACTGTCTTGCTTTTCTGCATCTTCATTACGTGGGTTGAACATCTTTTCAAATTCATCGAATACAACTAAGCATTCCTGGTCAATCGATTCAATGAAGTCTGCAATCCCTGGGTACGCTTTTGGAACCATGATAACAGGAATGTCTAAATCCTCTACAACTCGTTCACCAATTAACTGCACGAACATTGATTTACCCATACCTTTGTGACCACTTAATATGATACCTAAGCTACGATCGAACTTGTTGTATGATTTTAGAACTTTATCAATCTTCTCCTGGTGGCTACCGTAAATCTTTTCTTCTTTAGATACAAAGTTGTCAATTCTTTCTAAGAAGAAGCCTGATCGTGGGTGGAACTCTGCTTTGTATGTACCCGCAGGTAATTTATCGTAAGTTTTTAAGTCATCCCCATAGATTCTGTATGTAGTACCAACGCTAACGATTTTCATAATAATTTTTCTCCTCTTCATTTAAGTTTAGTTTTTTATTATTTAATGGAGCAGGGGGCGAACCCCCTACTGTTTAAAGGCTGTCGATTCTAGCTTGGATTTCCGCAGCAGACAAATTCTTTAATTCTTCGTTTTGCTTATCTGCTAAGATTGCCATTAATTTTTGCTTCTCTTCTTTCTTAGCTTTAGCTTCTTGTAGTGCTTCCTTCTCAGACACTTTCACTGTGTAGATGTACTTCACAATTTCAACCTTTAATTCAAGCTCTTTGTCTTTAGTCGTTTTTACTTTCGTTAAGCTTTCCTCAGACACTTGCTTTAACTCAGCGTTAAGCGTTTTGAATACTGCATCTAACTGAGTTGGTGTTAAATCCCATAAGTCGATTACTGAAATCAAACCTCGGAATGGGAAAAGCATTTTCGTACGTGTAGCTACCTCAAATAATTTGTCAGTTGTGTTTGTCATAATAATTCACTACTCCTCTTCTTTAATTAGTTTTATTAGAATTTTACTTTTACTACTCGTTCTGTTTGACCCTTAACCTTGATTAACACTTCGTTGCGCTTCGTAGATGAGAAACCTACACCTGATAACTGGTCTTCAACTTGCTTAACTGCCATTTTGCTACCTAACGCTTCGAATACTCGTTTATGTGGTAACAAGTCAGCTTTTAAGAACTCGTTGTAGAAACCATTTGGATTCTCAGGGTTCACGCAATCTTTCAGCATGAAGAAGTAATGCTTGTGACCAATTCCTTGTTGCTCGTCCCAATAGTTAGGAGAGAACATCGCTACTGATACTGGGATGAATTGGTTCGTTTTAAGACCCCATACATCCTTAGAAGACAAGCTAGATGGTAATTTCTCTGTGATAGTGAAGTTAGTACCATCAAAGTATACTTCTGCAACTTCAACGTTTTCACCGTCACGTAATGGTTGTGTGTACTCGAATGCGAATACTTGTCCATCAAATTCAACCTCAGCTTTGAAGCCAGTACGTCCACCACGGTTGTTGTAGTTATTTACCACGAAGCGGTATTTACCTGGTTGCATTCTAGCTTTAGAAGCCCATGTGATGTTCTCTACAGCAGGTGTACCTTGTGTTGGGTGGATAATATCTACGTCTAACTTGCCGCCAGTGAATCGGCTAACTTTGCTACCGAAGTAGATACGGTTTCCGTTTGGTTCGAAGCAATGAGCATCCAGGTCGTTACCATCGTACTCCTCATCGTTCCATTGGATAGAGAATCGTAACACACCATCGACTTTACCGCCCGCAGACTTTACATTTTCTTTCATAGAGCTGTCTGTGATGTTACCTGAGTAAGCCCAACTGAAAGCGTTGTTCCATTTGAATAGCGTATTGCCTGTGTTGTGTTCAGGTGCGATCAGTGAAACCATGTTACTTGCGTGCTTGTTCTCTAAGTATAGCTCTAACTCTTGTGCTGTTGGTAATACGTTAGCTAAGAAAGCTTCGATAGAGATTTCTTCAACTCGTGCAAACTTTTTAGGGTTAACAGCTACTTCATTCATCATCTCTTCGAACACATTACCTGCCATACGTTTAGCAGCAAACTTGTTAGAGAATAGGACGTTATTGACTGTGATGTCTTCTAAGCGTGCATAACGTCTTCCTAGCTCGTCCATTAAGCCTAGCTCTTGAATTGTCTTTTGTGCTTCTTCTAACATCTTCTTAGTGAAGATTGCTTTAGGGCGCTTATAGTTAGCAGGAGCCACGATTACTTCATATTTCTTAACCGCTGTATCTAAATCCATACCTTCACTGATATTGACAAGTAAAGTACCGATACTGTGGTTACGAATCTTACCGATCGCACTTCCGATGCGTACTGACTGTTCCCAAGCCCAGTTTTCTCTAGCTGAAGGCTCTAATACATCGTATGCTTGTTTGAAAGCAAGGAACTGAGTTAAGACCTTTTGCCATTCTGCACCTTTGTATAAGGAGTTCTGAGCGATCAGGTCTAATACGGTAACGATACTCTCTTCAGAGATTTCATCCAGTGAGCGCTTGAATACATTTCGTACATCTCGAAGTCCACCACGGATTTCAGCTTCTGAGCGGCTGCTGCGGTTAACAAATTTATCAGGTAAGTCTACATGTAAATGCTGCCAGTCGTAAATTTGTGCACCTACTTGCTCAAGGTTACTATCAGTACCAATCTTCTTGAACTTGTTAACCCATACGTCTGTAACTGCATGTCCTTTAATGAAGCGTGATAGAGCGTCTAATACTGGTTGGAATGTTGTACTTTCCACTTGGAAGTCCCAAATAGTGTGTACTTTGTTATCCTTGATAACTACTACATTACCCATGTTACGAATGAAGTTTCGGCAAGCGCTGCAATCGTACTCTCTACGCTCACGGAATACTTGGTTAGTTCCTTCAGGGAAACTATCTAAATATAAGTCCCACATTACATCCTTGTCTACTTCTACTTCAAATAAATGGTCAACCTCTTGTACTAAGCCTTTAAAGTTCTTTTTAAGTTCCTTTTTAAATTGTTTGAATTCCATTTCAATCTCTCCCTTTTAATTGTTTTTTATTGGTTTTTATTTACTAAGAATAACTCATTTGCATAAGGACTAACTACTAGCATTTGAACGTGATACTGGTTCTGCGGGCAGTTTAGCATAGGCTCGTCCTTCCTGGTAACACCTAACATGATTTTTGTATCAAAACCAACGTCAGGAGTATCCATCGCCCATTCTATAAGCTCACCTATAGTTAGGACTTTATTAATCTGTTTACTCGATGCCATTAAAACTCACCTTCTTCATGTTCAATCTCTGCAATCGTTATGTAAATCGCCCCTCGAACATGGTCTTTCACATGATCGAGAGAACCGACAGCCATTCTCTTGTTGCCATCTGCTAAGTGTTTTTCTGCTAAGTCTAAGAAGTGTCTAGCTTTTTGTATTTTCTCCGCTGTTAACTCCATTTTCTTCTCCCCCTGATTCCCCTACTTACCTGCTTTGTAATCTGCAATCAATTTAGTAATTTCGTAAACACCGTTTTCTAAAGCTACCATAACATGGTCACCTCCCTTCAGTGGTTATTCTTATTTCGTTCACGTTCTTGTCGTCTACCCTCTAACTGCCAACCGATGATTCCTGCGGCTACGATCGAACCGATTATCAGGAATCCTGGGAAAAACACCAGGAGTACGAGGAACGCTACTACCATACCGATGACTGCAAACACTGCGCCTATAACTTCCATAGGGTTCATGTCCAACACCTTCCTTGTTATGTTATATACTCATTGTAACAGGGTGTTTACTGCTAGTCAACTATATAATTAAGTTTTTTCCAAATTAATGAATAACTTCTAAACTTATACCGTGGTTGGTTAGTTCTTCTACTACTTTTTCCTTGCTTTTGGTCTTTGTAACCATGCCTTGGAAATCCTTACGATGGAAGTAGAATAACCTAGCTACAGTTTCTACAGTAGCGGTGTTGTCAGGAAACTTAAAGTTATTTGGGAAGATTTCATTAAACTCTTTCCACTTAATCCACTCAGCTGTAATGTCTACAGTTCCTGAAGTGATCGTGTATTCAGACTCCTCATTGTCCCACCAGTTAATGTGGTTTACGTCTACTGCGTGATATATGCCAGGATCAGTTTCGTCTTTCTTAACGAATACTGCACCATGTACGAGTGTTTTAGAACTTTCATTACATTTCAACCAATCTGTTTTCATCTGTAACAGCTCCTTGTTATTTGGTAAGTTAAATATACCATGTTGTTTTCTAGAGGTCAATAACTTTTTTAAAAAATATAAAATAAATTATAGACAAGTTATAGTCATAAGAAAACCCTATCCAATTGTAGATAGGGTCTCGGTATTATTCGTTAATTTTCTTACATCCTTTAGGCTTTCCATACTCATCTAAACGCACAGTCATACCGCCTTTACCTGCATAACCACTTGTGCTGTCTCTATATAGATACTCACAGCCTGTCTCTTTATCAACATACGCATGGATAACTTTCGTGCTCTCTGACTTTTGTACATCAGTTGGGGGCGGAGAGTCATCACACCCTGCTAGTGCCAACGTTAATATACCTAAAACTGCTAATAGCTTTTTCATTGCTTGTCCTCCTCAATCTGTTCTTGGTTTACACCAAAGTTTTTTAAACGGGCTGTAACTACTAGCTATCTTGGCTACTTCAGAACGGGAGAGAGGTGGCGTTGTTGCTGCTTCCTCTTCTGTCCACTTTCTCCTGCTCTTAAATAGGCGGTAATATAACGTAGTGTATTGTATACCGTTTAACCTTGCTCGTTCAATTAATTCGTCACTAATGTAACGTTTTTTCGCTTTGCGGGCTCTTGCAGACTGTTCGCTGCGTGTCCTAACCTTTTCAGTTGCTGCACGTTCAGGTGTGTACCCGAAGTTTAGTCTTGTATTGAAGGTGTCCCAACATATACCATTACTCAATGCAACTTCCTTCCATTCAGACCAACCCGTGTCAGTGTTACGTACAGGTTTAGTGATCGCTTTTTCTTTTGAAAACCCTTGATGATAAAACCGATTATGTGCTAGTTCCCTATGTATTCCATTCTTCTCTGCGATGTCGAAATCTTCAGGTGTAAGATAGCCTTCAGTAATCATGCTACTCTCCCCCTTTAATTATTCTCCTTTTGTATAAAATGTGCTGCTGTGTACCTCATTCCATTAACCCAAGCTACCACAAACGGAAATCGGTGGTTATCAGGCTCGAAGTTTGAGTGCTTAAGTGGGTACCTTAAGGACATTTCGAGTGCTAGTTTCTTTAGACTAACCATTAAGTGCGGGTGTTTTTCTTCCCAACTTAAATATTCATCTTCTACTTGGTTTAAAAACCAGTCATACCCGTTTCGAGTGATATTCGAAATATTAAAGGAAACCTCTATCCTATGAACTTTTGAACCTGAAATGATAGCTCTGTGTGAAGGCAAGCACGTATACGCAGGTACACATTCTCCATTTTCGATGTTAAAGTACAGTTCTTTCACTCTACACCCTCCTTTTCCAAGTAGCTAATAACTTCTTTCATTTCGGCTATTGTCATATCTGTTAGGTTTGGTACATATCCTAATACTGTACCTAGTACAAACCGTTTCTCCTTTAGCTTGTACCCTTTTTCTTTAAACAGTTTATTCATTACTCTCTTGGTCTCGTTGTGAGCCTGGAAAAACATATACATTTTAATTCTCCCCTTCAAAATAAAGACTGTATAGTCTTTTATATTCTTTTTTAATAAACGTTACTTGTGTTGCAGTTCTAACATTGAAGAATCTCTGCTGTACATATTTGAAGTCCACATGATCGATGCTTGCAGGTGGAGCAGGGAAATAGGTAGAAGCACATACACCACTACCTGTTGTATAATAAACCCTAAGCCCTCCGTCACTACGTCTAACAAATTCCAAAGTAGGTCTCATCATTTTTCGTCCTGCTCCATTCGTCCATAAGCTCGTGTAGCAAGTGCTCGTAGCTTCTCAGATATGTCTAACGCTTGCTGCGGTGATAAGTACAAGTCCAGTATGTCATGTGCGTTAATATCCATGTTAATGTTGTTGTGGTAATCGAGACTGAAATCAATAATACCTTCGTCTCCTTCTAAGTGGTATCGTTCCACCAGGTTAAGCTCTGTGTAAGGAACCTGGTGACCACATTCATTAAACCAAGCATGTATTGCGTACGACTGACCATGTACCGTTAACGTATCGATGTAAGGTTTCCCCATTTTCTTACCACATTTAGGACATTCCCATAAAGCTACTACAGTTTTTGTACCGATAACTGCTAACCTTCCTTTAGGGTCTACTATAGGAACGATGATTGTTTCTTCTCTCATTTTGTTTCCTCCTTCACTTCTTTTAATTCATCATAACGTAAGATATGGTTGCAAGGTGTATCCCATTTATGTACTTCGTAGGAGTTACCTAATAAGTCTTCTAAAGCTTCTAAGTGCGGTTCAGGCATATCACCGCCACATTCAGGACACTTCCATTCAACTATGATTGTTTCAGTTAGATGCCCCTCTCTAAATAATCTTTCATTTCTGTTTGGAATAACAATTGTTTTGCTTTTCATAATAAATCCTCCTATACTCCTATCTCTTTTAGCCATTCATTGCTGCTTGTGTAAAAGTTGGCTACATATGTTTGACCGATGTATTCTGTTTGAACAAAACGTATTGCGCCTTTTAACGAACCTTTAAACTCTAGAAGTTCTATGTTTGATCTGTCGGTATACGACCGTGCAGGAAACGTAATATCAATCTTAAAGGTATCGTTCCATAGGCTTTTCTTTTCCTTCATAAGAACACCTCCTATAACTCGTCTGTAACTCATGACCTTATTGTATAATCATAGTGTCTATAAGTCAACAACAAATTTAAAATAAATGAAAAAGAGTGAACCCATAACGGGCTCACCCTGTAGCTTACTTCTCTGAATTAGCGACCTTCTCTTGTTGCTGTTGTTGTAGCGGTTTCAACTTAGCTACTTCGTCACGGTACTCTTTTAACTTAGCTTCTAAATCTGCGATCTGTTTATCCTTCTCTTTACCTGCGCTCTTAGCTTCGTCTAACTCTTTCTTCGTTTGAGCCAGGATTACTTGCGTATTCTTCAATTGTTGCTCTGTAGCTTTTAACGTTTCTTTCAGTGTATTAATAGTAGCTAGTTGCTCTGCATTTACTTTTTCTAAGCCTTCAACTTTATCCTGTAACCCTTTAACTTGCCCCTCTAGCTCTGCGATACAAGCTGTTAACTTATCGATTGTAAGATTCTTGTTAGCGATGTCTTGCTGTAGCTTCTTAACCTGTTCTGTGAATGCTGCAACCTCACCATTTAACTTTTCAATCTCCTGGTCTTTCTGTTGGTTAGAAGCCTTCAGATCACTGTTTGCTTTTTCTAAATCTGCAACTGCTTTGTTTAGTTCTTTAATCGTTCCATTCTTGCTTACTACTTTAGCTGTTAGTTCGTTGCTCCATGATTGGAATGCTACTAAGTCCTGTGTATTGTCATTTAAGTACCCGCTTGCTCCTGCCCCGCCAACTGCTCCTACTAATAATGCTGCTGTTAAAGCTCCACCTAATAATACTTTCTGTTTCATGTTTTTCATTTGTAATTCCTCCCTAGTGTCTTCTGTTTTGTTGTGGCTCTCTCCCACACGATATAGCATATGGAGTTAATTTGTAAAGTAGAACTAAAATTTGTTTTCTGTTAGAAAATAACTTATTTGTCTCCGCTACTAGGTAAAGGTGATGATTGTGTTATATTAGAAGAAAGAACATAAGGAGTGCATATTCATGGCAATTACATATGAAGAAGTTAGACAAGCCTTTACAGACAGAGGTTACACCTTATTAGCTACAGAGTATAAGAACGCTAGAACAAAAATGGAGTACAAATGTAGCAAGCACCCCCAGGACAGACAACATGTTACCTGGGATAAGTTTAAGAATAGAGGACAAGGTTGTAAGTATTGTGCAATAGATGCTAGGAGAGACAAATACAAGTTACCGTTTGAGACAGTCAAAAAGGCTTTCGAAGATAAAGGATACATCTTATTAGAAGATAACTACATCAATAATAGTACGCACATGAGGTACATATGCCCTAAACATCCTGATAAAGAACAAAAGATAGTATATAATTCTTTAAAGCAAGGTAATGGGTGCAAGTTCTGCGGTATAGAATCGGGTGTCAAGAATAGAGTAGCACAAGGGCACCCTTGGTCTGCACGAGGAGAGAAGCATTACAGATGGAATGATAAATTGACTGACGAAGACAGGGAAGCTAATAAAAGTAGACATGGGCTTCCAGGTTATATGCCTTGGATCAGATCGGTCTTTAAAAAAGATAATTATACTTGTCAGAAGTGTAATGCAAGAGGGGTAGGGCTAGAAGCACACCATAAGGACGGGTGGAGTTGGTGTGAAGAGAGACGCTTTGATGTGACTAATGGAGCTACGTTATGTATAGAGTGCCATAAGGATTTTCATGATAAGTATGGATACGGGGACAATACAGAACAACAGTACAAAGAGTGGGTGAAATAACCCACTCTTATTTTTTGCTCTTATATCTAGCCAATGTTAATTCATCTATTGTTAGTTCGTACCCTTTAGCTTTAGACTTGTGTTTAGTTAGCCAACCCTCTTCAACTAGACGATTCATTAGCGCAGTTAATGTTTCTGCTTTTATTTTCATTAGATTCCGTAATTCTCCTACCTTTGTTTCCTTTGTATCGGCTATAACTCCTTTCAATCTAGCTAGTAGGTCATCTTCTGTGATAAGGTACTCAACTGAATTATCTTCTTCAGCTTCTAAAGCGTTATCTAATATAGGAGCCACTGTGACGCTTGAGAAATAGTCCGTAATCTTTTGGAATACCTCCTCCTCTTTCTTCTCATCAGGGCTTACTATTCCCCCTTGGAATCGCTGAAATTCTTTTGACCAACCTTCAATCTTCATTACCCCGTCACCCCGTCCAAGAAGCGTGTGAGGGATACCTTTTGAAAAGACGGTCTTATAGTCTGTATTCCCATTTAGTTTGAAACTGATAGCATTGGGTATAACTGATTTGATGCGACCGCTGATAATGTCTGCGCTTGGTCTTTGTGTAGCAATTACCATATGAATACCTGCTGCTCGTGCTTTTTGTCCTAATCGTGCGATATATTCTTCAACTTCAGGGTTCATGTCCTGTAAGTCTGCGTACTCGTCAATTACACATACGATATATGGCATCTTCTTTTCCATCTTTTCATTATATAATTTGATGTTCTTTACTCCGTTTTCGCTGAACTGTGAATATCGTCTATCCATCTCCTTTGTAAGTTTACTTAGCATAGCTGCTGCTTTACCCATATCAGTAACTACATGCTCAACATGTGGCAGTCCTTTATAGTGACTAAGCTCTACCAGTTTCGGGTCAACCATATAGAATCTCAGTAACTCAGGAGGATAGGTGGAGAGTAGACATAGGATCAGTGTATTCATAAATACCGACTTACCCGAACCTGTCGTACCCGCAATCATTAGATGCACTAGCTTACTTAAGGATAGGTATATAGGCTGATTAATTTCATCTACCCCGACAATGAAAGGGAGGTCTTGCTCTTCAGCAAAACTGTGGAACTCAGGAGCTTCTAATAACTCCCGAAGTCCTATAACAGAAGGCACTTTATTAGGGAGTGTAAAGCGCACCGTATCGGGGGTGTCGCCTTGTTCTATACTTAGGGACGCTACGCCTAATGCTGCCTGGATGTCCTTTGCCTTGCTTATAAGTTGAGTAAGGGTTTTACCTTTAGGAATACTACATTGGACTACGGAGAGCCTGATACCCGCAGTTATTGTGCTGTTTTCGACTCTAGCTTTGCTGACTAACCCAACTCGTTTCAAGGCTCCTGCAATATCTGCTACAATGCCCTCGTCTACTTCCACCTGTGGTCTATTGTATTCGGGAAGTAAACTAATTAGACCACCCGTTTTTACCGCTTTCGGTACGATCGCTTCTTGTACCTCTGTCTGTACGTTATCTGCTATAATCAAGTCTCCACCAAATAAGGAAGCTATCTCTTTTCTGCTAAGTATTTGTCCTTCTGTATCCGCAGTCATTAAGAAACTCAAGTACTCTTGTCTAAAACCCTTTGGCTTTCGTTTATACAAGCGTAATGCATTGTGGGAGTCATATTGGCTTAGGATGAGCTCTAATCGCTTCCTAACGTCCTCAGGGGCTTCAGAATGTACGACTACTCTTAACTGAAACTGATACACCTCATCCATAATCTTTTCCTCTACTGCCTGGTTATAAGGTCGAGCCATATCAAATGACGATATTTTGTTCAGAACCTTAAGCATTTTATCCTGGAATCCTCTACCGAACCTGGAACCTAACGGATAGTCATTTCCTTCTAAGTAACTTGCGTATCTATCTATTGCATTTGTTCTCCAATCATCGTATCGTTTCCTAAATAGCCATTGTAATTCCACCAGTTCGTCTTCCTTCATATACATCTCAGACAAGGCATTCAATAAGAACCCGTTAAACTCCCCGTAGAGCGGTAGAAAGTTTGGTTCGACTAAATACCCTTCATAATACGTTAGTCCCTGCATACAGCCAATTACGATAGACTCACTGCTTGGTTTCTGTTCACCTAATCTTAAGAAAGAAGGAGTGACGAGCGTTGCGCCCATCACACCTGGTCGTAGACTTAATTCAACTCCGAATACACATTCACTTTCTTTTTCCATAATCTGCTCAAAAGCTTTGCCGATGTCTGTCACTTTAGAATAGTAGTTGGAAAGATTCTTGGCATGTTTTGATTTAGTCCACACGATTCTTCAGCTCCTTCATTATCATTACCGAATGTACCGCAGATACCGTAGCATTTGTTAATAACATCGTAAAATTTAAAAGCATAATCACTGTAGCTGTACTCATAATAAGTTCCCCCTATTTTTTAAGTTTCTTAAGTAAACCTATAGGACTCATAACAGCCTTCTTAGAGAAAGCAAGATTCTTCATTACTGTTGTAATTGCATTCTTTTTCTTGTTACCTGTGATTTCGTCCATCCCTCCTCTATTATCTAAATGTTTCGCTATGATGTTAGGTGGGTTCGTCATACGTCCGAATCCGCCAATTACTACTATTAATTTGATAACTGTACCTGTGAAGTCTGTTGGTGTAGGGATACCGAAGATGAACCAACCGATGATTAATAGGAATAGAGAGTGGAATACTTGCACCAGGGATAAATGCTTTAGGTTCGACCACCATTGGTTGAATAGATGTCTGTATGAATCGAATACCCAGGCTACTAATGCTAATGGAGTAACTACACCTAGTACGAGTAGGTCAAAGAATCGTCTACCGTTTTGCCATAATAGCGGGATGACTGTACTAATCAGGACTACATCGAATGCAATAAGAGCTATGACATCGACTGTACTAAAAGTGGTAGAGAGAGCGGCAGTTTTCATCGTGTCTCCGCCCAGGGCTGAAATCTTTTCAGATAGAAAGTTTAGGAATTGGAAGGCTCTTTGGAATACATACGGAACAACTGCTGTGAATCCTGCAACCAGGCTCCAACGTTTTATGATCGTAGAAAATTCCATTGGTGCTGATACTAGAGACTTCTTCCCGTCTTTGACACCCGATAGCATTCTTTTGATTCCTTCTATAATAGTTAGAACTGTCGCTGCTCCTAAAGCTACTGCACTGAATAGGTGGCACATGTTAAAGAACCATTCATTATCGAATAACCATAATGGAGTTTTCAGGATCAGGTCGGAACAAAGTTGGTATATCCATGCCATAAGGTCTGCGGACATTTGCCCGATTGCTTTTGGTAGTCCCTCGATTAGTTTTGTAAATTCCCCAAACCAGTTAATAATCTTTTGTATTGGGTCAGGTATAAGAGTGTTTTGTACTTGCCCTGTAAAGAAGTTCGTTACAGTTTGAAACATGCTTCCGCCTTGCCCGTCAAAGAATGAGTTGGTCGATGCTGCATAAGCACGTTCTGTAATCGATGTGAAGAAGAAGGTAGAAATAGCTGCTACTGGAATTGTCGCAATTTTTACATATTTTATAAGGCTAGTTTTAAGAAGTCTAAGTTGTCGAATAGAAGCTTCGCCAGGTAGTATAGTAGGTAAACACTCGGAATACTTATCAACACCTGCACGAGCCCTCTTAGTATGTCTTGGCTCCATGCATCTGCTTCTTGTTTCTTTCTGAACATTCTGTAAATTCCCGCTACTGCTAACATGACGATCGCTGTTACTACTCCGACTGCTACTGCTACACCCGCTACCATTAACCCGTACTTGAATATCATGGCAGGTGTTATAGCGGACGATGTAACCGTTGCTGTTGCTGCGAATGCTTTCGGTGCGGTGTTTAGTGTCATCCCCAGGACGGACATTGTTACCTTTAACAGTTTTTTCATTTTCTTTACCTTTTTTACTCGTTTCCCGTCTACCTCCTGCATCACCTCCTCGATTAGATTGTTTACCATAAAAACCGATTCGTCTTCAGTTTTAGTCACTGTAACCTTTTTGAATGGAACATACTCTACACCTTCAGTTAACTTACGAGCTCTTATATTTGCAGTTATCATTTTTACTTCCTCCTTTATAGTTACTAGCTTATTTAGCGTTCTTAGGGCGATTCATCATGCTTTGCATACGTTCTCTATGATCTGTCTTCTCCTTCTCACCATTGCTAAAATTGTACTCATACGTGTGTAGCCATTTGAACACGGTAGATACTGCCACCCCACTTACGCACATAACCACGATAGACGCACCCGTTACAAGAATACCCATTTTAAAAACCTCCGTATAATTTATTTTGGTTTGGTAAAACTACTTTCAACGAATCACTATAAAGGAGGAAGCGAAATGTTTTTAGGCTATGATTACAACAAATATGAAACTCGTTACGAAAAACAAATGGAATTGATAAATCATTTAGTGCTTCATGAAATTAAGGAGAAGAAAAATATTAATATCGACATGAAGGAACTTTACAAAATTTTAGAAACTTTACACGATTTTCGAGTGATTGATTAATTCCCTTTTAACCCCTTGATAGCACTGTATTTACCCTTAATTCCCCTGGAATCTAGACTCATAAAATCGTGGGAATTTAGGGGGTGAATAAGCTGTTACTGGGAATTAAGGAAAAAGGGAATTTGGGAATTAAGGACTGTTTAGAAATTGTCTAACTTGCTTTCTATCTCCTTATTAGACACTTCTTTCCTCTCAAGTTTGATGTTCATTAATGGCTTTGTAATACTTTGTGTGCGATTGTCATACTTTGCGCCTGAAGCCTTTGGTTTATAAGGCTTTGAAGGAGTATTACTTTGTGGTACTTTGTCATACATTCTGCCGCTCTTCTGTAATTCTCTGTATTTAATACCGTCCCTAATCAGTTCTCTAATGACGTGTGCAAAGCTTGCGTGCTGCATTAAGGGTTCGACTACTAATAGAATATCCGCATCCAGTGTTTCCCTGAGATACAGTGACTGTCTCATAAAACCTCCCTCCTACCCTCTAAATGAATTACCGCCTACCTGAATACTAATGTTCTTCTTTGTCTTTCTAGCCAATCGTATACCGTACTTACGAAGCCCTCTTGCATTTGCGAAGCGGTCTAGGAAGATCATATTAACTCCTCTATCCTTAAATCGTTCTTCTAAGTAAGGACGTAATAGCTCTGCTCCGCCACCAGTGAATATAATGCTCGTTACAAACCCGTAGGAATCGATTAGCAGCTTATCAAGTGTGTTTAGGATTCTATTTGCGTGATTCTCATACGCCTGGTTGATTAAAGGAGTAATGTCTATATTCCGTATTTCCTTTTCAGTCATAATCATTGGAAGCTTTCCATCAGGTACCAGGATACCTTTTTCTGTTTCTAAGTACTCACCTACAGTTTGATAAGCCTGGAACATTCCGAAATTATTATGTGTTGTAAGCCCAGGCTGTTCTTCTAGTGCATCTAATGTCAGAATATTTAAAGTTCTTGCTCCAACATCTGCAATTACGTTAAACCCTTTAGCTAAGTTATGATCGATAATCTCTCCTTCTCCATTTAGCATTACGTCACATATGGAACCAAATGGCTGCTTCTTAATGACTACATCTTCTACTGTTACGCATCTAGGAAGAAATTCTTTTCCATCGTAGGAGATTTCTAATTCGTGTGTACCCTGTACGAGCTTCATTAATGCGTCTCTACGCTCTTTTGTATCATTCTTAATAGGTAAGTTCATCATTAGAGTGTACATGCGCTCTCTGTAGCCCCTAGCCATTCTAGCTAGTGCTGTTTTGAACAGGATACCGAATCGTTTGTCAAGGTGCTTATTTTCCCCACCTATCCAGTCTACATTCGTTCCCATCTTGATTGCGTAATTACCGACTACCCATTTCTGACCATCGATATTGACTGCCAGGTACTCTAGCTTACTCCCATTTGAGAACTCATCTTGTGGCTTATGTTTGAATGGAATTACGAATGACGGGATCAGTAGCGGTGTTCCTGTGCTATCGAACTTAAGGTCTCCGAACCCATCATCTAATGAAGCAACCGAGATACCATCATCTACAGGAGGAATTTTTATTGATTTATTCGTTATCATACTTTTACACACCTTTCAAATTTGTTTGTATTACTTTGTAACACTCTCTAACTTGGTGTGTGAGAAAGTGTGTTTTTGTAATACTTTACTAAATGATATGGGCGTGTGTGGAGAATGTTGCCAGTACATAAAAAAAAAGTTCCGATTTTTTATCGAAACTTTGTACATTGTGTCCTTATTTGTGGACATCGGACGATTGAATTAGTAGTAGCATTTCAGCAATAGGGCGGTAATATGGCTTATTGTCCGCTATAACTAGGTAACGAGTATTTTCCGTCTTCCCTTGCTGCTGTCGGAACATGTTGACACGCTCGACAATATTGTCTAACATTTGTAGTTCTGTATCCGTACATACCTGGGATACCTCGTCAATATCCCATACAATGTAGTTCGGTGCTTGCTTTTCGTTCTGTTCCATTTGAATCCTCCTAGTTGTTAACCTTCATATTGAAGTTTACCTTTTCAGCAGGTAACTCTTGGACTACACGTATTAGTTGTTCCAATTTTCCAATAACTTCACCCTTAGGAAGAGCGTTACCCGTAGCTGTGAGGTCTACCGTCATACTAAATGACGACTCCGCAGGTTTACTAGCTGCTTCTAACATTGCGATTTCTTTAGAGAAGTCACGGTTTTCTATTCGATCATGTATCGCTCTTTTTATCTCTTCCTTAGATACAGGTCTAATCCCCATACCGACTGATAAAGGCTTCACATCCGTACCTACAGTTAAGGGAGAAACTGGATTAGATTTACCGACTACAGGGGTTGTAAGAGTCATATCAGGTTTATATTGTAATGCGGCTCCACCTGGTATTACTCCTTTTACTACACCTACATCTCCACCCTGGATAGCTGCGTTAGCTGCTTGGCGTTCCTTCTTCGCTTTATCCATACCTGCTAATATTTCCATACCTGCTGTTGTTTTAACAATATCGATACGAAGCTTATTCGCATAGTACCAAACGTTTGCATAAGGTACCCCTGTTTTTTCTTCAATTTCAGGTACAGTGTATACACCTTTTTTCAATAATTCTATTACTTGTGCTCTTTGTTCCTTTGTAATTCTTTTAGGAGCTTTCTTTTTCTCAGTCACTTCGATCACCTTCTCCTCTTTAATTGGTTCTTCTTTCACTACAGGCTTAGGTTTCGCTACTGGTTTAGCAGGAGCTACAGTCTTCACCTCCTTCTCAGTAGCACGGAACTTTTTTTCAAGTACCTCTAGCTTGTCCATCGGAACTAGGGTAACCTCATTTATATCCTTTAAGTTCATATCCGTTTCACGTAACAATTTTCCTGCTCTCTTTCTATCGCCTGTTCTTGACATCGGCTTTCCCTCCTTAGTTAATTCTTCCTTTAATGTTGCTAATGCTCTTCTTTCTAATCGTGAAACCTGTACCTGAGAGACCCCTAGAATCTTAGCTACTTCTGTCTGACCCTTATCATGTAAGTAACGAAGCTCTACAATTTGGCGCTCCCTTTCAGGTAATGATTCCATAGCATCTCTAACTTCCATATGGTCGAGCCAGTTACCATTTACATCGCCTGAGACGATTTCACCAAAGGATATGTCTTCACTACCTTTAGCTATACCGCCACTATAGAAAGATTCATCCATACTTTTAACAGTGTGATTATAAAGAAAATCTAGAGATCGCTCAACACGTTTAATAGCTCTATCGTAAGGTACATCTTCTTGTACAAGATTAAGTGCCGCTACAATCTCCGCAGGAGTTTCTTTTTCCATCTCTGCTTTTAAGATTCTGTACGCAAGTTCCTTAACGATTCTAGGGATTTTAATAATGTTATCATCACGTAAGAACAAACGAATTGCCCCTTGTATGATTGGTACTGCGTATGTAGAAAACTGTACGTCATAGCTCAGGTCGAATCTTCGAATACTGTTAATAAGACCAATCATGCCAATTTGGTATATGTCCTCAGGTGTCATATCTTCTCTGTGATTGTACTTATTTGTCACCTTCAGGACTAAACGTTCATTCGCAAATATTAACTTTTCCTCAGCTTCTTGTGACCCTTCCTGCGCTTCCTTGATTAATGATCTGATTTCCTCTTGAGATAATTTAAACTTTTTCGCTTCCCTCTTGATTTTTACACCTTTTCTTCCCATCGTTTCTCCTCCTCGACATTTTTATGAGTGTATTAACCGCTCTTTTTCTATTTCTTTCCTTAACTGCGCTAGTGCCGCTGTCTCTAAACGAGATATTTGAGCACCTGACACTCCGAATATTGGAGCTATTTCTCTGTTAACCAAACTATACCAGTATTTTAACTTTATAATTTCCTTTGACCTGGAATCCAAACGGTTTAAGATTTCTTCTATTTCTATAACTTGTAACCATTCTCCATTTACATCTCCTGACAGTTCAATGACCATATCTTTCTTTTCGCCTTCTAAAAGCTTGTCTATCGATAGTAGCGGGTTATGTATAATCTGCAAAGCTGTCTCAATACACTCTATGTCGTCCGTATCTAGGGCTGCTGATATTTCTTCAATCGTGCTTTCTGTCAGAGCTTTTGAATGTATCTTCTGAATCGCTACGCTCACATTACGAGGTATCCGCATTGTGTGCCTATGTTCTCGTAACCAAGTGCTTATTTCCCCATTCACTTTCGTTACTACATAGGAAGAAAATTTTACTTTCTTTTTAGTATCATAATCTCTGATCGCTTTCAGTAATGCAACCATCCCCATCTGAATGAAATCGTCCGCTTCGTAACCTGGGTGGTAGTACCTCTGTGCTGCGTGACCCACCAGGCGTACATGACCTTCTACAAGTTGTTCTATTGCTGTTTCGCTTCCTTCTTGTGCCTGTAAAAGGAGATCGTTCGTTTCCGCATCAGAGAGAATGTCATGCTTAAAGTTGTACATGTCCTCATCTCCACTGTGTTTTTCTTGTTAAATACAGTGTATCAAAAGTCTGTAACTTTGTCTATAATGTTTTTGTTCTTTTTTCAAAAGTTATAGAATATATGCAATTCATCGAAAATTATGACTAAAAGGATAAAAAAAATAGGCGTTAGGTGCAACGCCTGGGTATTTAGTTCTGTTCCGATACTAGACCTACTGCTAAGTAATCAGGTTCAGCTACCTCGATCACTTTCCATCCGAATACTGTGTCTGCTTTTACACCTTCAATAACCTTGCCTGACTCGTCAAAATACTGCATGAGAGCTACTACATTACTTCCTGCGTATAAACGGTTCGGTGATACCTTGTTCTTTGTATGGAACGATTTACCCAGTTCCCAAATTACATTTTTTAATTCCTTTGCATATTGCTTTCTTTCCTCAGTTGTTGTCCTCATAATTGACATCTCCTCTTCGAATGATTTTTACTTGCTTGTGTACGTTACGTAAAGCTTCCTGCCCTGTGTCACCGTCTATAACGATTACCCCACTGAATGGATTAATTTCTACATAAAACGTAAGACCGTCAAGAACTACCTTATCATCTAAAGCAATAAGCTTGTTATTTTTATCTCGGTACGGTGTCATAATTAAACCCACGTTGTTGACCTCCTGTGCATATTTTAAGGGGCGGTTAAGCCCCTCTATGTTAGTTAGCTTTTACTACAAATTTTGGAGTACCTGGTTTCTTAATCTTCGTAGCCTTAACTGCATCCACAACTTCTTTATCCAGTTTAGCAGAAGCAAGAACACCTTCCAGTTTCTTACCGTTAACACGAACCTCTGTAGCCTGTTTGATAAGGTCTTTGTGTTCACCTAGAGCTAAGATTACATCGTTTAAGTCGTAATCAGTGTAAAGTGAAGTTGAGTTAGAAGCCGCTGACTCCTGGAACATTACACGCTTACCTTCTGTACCTTTGATTTCGTTAAGCTTGTTGTTGTTCATGTATTCCGTGATGCTTGGTTTTAACTTTTTCAGTTTAGCTTCAAGTGCCGCTTTTTCTGCATGTAATTTAAGATATTCGTCTACATCTTTTTGTGCTTTAGGAGAAATGTCAGATACTTCTTCCTCTTCCACTACTGGTGTTTCAGCTCCTGTTGGTTGTAACAAGCTATCGAACCCACTTGATATTACACGTAAACCATCTTCTTTAACTGCTGTAGCTTTTACTTCTGTCCATCCGTAGTTTAAGAAGCTGTCACGCACTTTATTTAGATCGTAAGCATTACCCATGTTAGTTGTTTGTACTCCACGAGTTACAGATACAAGACCGTTACGGTCAACCGATACGATTGCTTCCTCTTTACTTTTATTGTGAACGAATTTTACCACCTGTGCCATATTAACTTCCTCCTCAGTTCCGAATAGTTGTTGGTTTACAATATCTAACTTTCTTGCCGCTTGCTCCATTGATCCTACTTCTTTACGTTCTCTCTTAGCCATTTTGTTTCCTCCTAAAATTTGTTTTGTTTTTAACTTGTCTTCATCTTATCATGTTGTTTTCCAAAGGTCAACACTTTTTATAAAAAAACTTTTATTAAATGTTAGAGAGCATGTTACAGTGTGTTTGTACCTATAACATGCTCCATTGTGACTAAATTATACTCGTGAATTAAAGAATGTACCTAGCAGGACTAAGATAACGATTGGAATAAATATGAACCAATATACTCCTGCGTATGTAACACTTGCACCGAAAACGAAGTGCATTAACACCCAAGCTAGTGCTGCGGGTATAACACAACCGATAGCAACGTATACTACTAATAGAGCGATCGCTATTAGGATTCCTATGACCGCTCCTGCTGTTCCTTTAGAGCTTTTTCTTCTCACTGTTTGTCCCCTCCTTTTTATCCTCTAAAACCATTGCCCATATTACAGGGAATGTTAATACAAAACTTACCCAATAAATTGCTTTAGTTGAGAAGTCGTATTCTAAAATTCCATTGAATACTACGTAGCCCATGCCTGTAGTCCCTAGTGAAGCTAATGTAACTAATCCCAGGAATATGATGAACCCTGCGAAGCTTTCTAGCATCCTTACGCCTTTAGTTTTCATTTTGCGCTCTCATCTCCTTCAGCTTCTTGAGCATTTCTACATAAGTCATTGCAGGAATGTCATTAATAACTTTAAAGAAATAAGTTAACTCCATATCCCTACACCCTATGTAGTAAGGTTCTTCTTTTTTAGTTTCTAGATCAAGACTCGTTAACTTACGAGCTAGTCCATCTATAAAATACTCGTGTGTTTCTGTCTCTCGTACTTTCATATTGTTAAGCCACACATATGTAGCCCCTTCTACCTTGAGTTCTCCGCCCCTGTGTAGGAAGTCTAACACAAGGGCAACTTTAGTAGGCTCTACTTTAAGCATCAGTCAATCTCCTCCATTTTAACGAGCACACGGTTGAAGTCAACTTTATGTAATACCTCTAGCACTCTATACGTTTTACCTGTTGTTTGTACTTTGTGCCCTGGATTAGGGATACACGGTATCGTCTTTTGTACTTCCGTTAACTCCCCGTCCTTTAGATATTCAAACACAACTCGTATCATTTTACACTCTCCAACGCATTAAGTAAATCCGTAATCCATGCATTCTTTTCTTCAACTGCTTTTATAGCACGTTCTTTACTTTCTTCTGCTCGTTTTAATTCATCTTGAGCCCATTCGATACGTTCACTTCTCCATACTTCATGATGAATCATTTGCCCTGGTACTTCCTCTTCTTTACGTTCATTTCTTTGCTTAAATAACCCTGACTGACATTTGATTTCTGCTTCTAAATGGTTTACAGCGTACGCTTTAAGATCGGTAAGAGACTCAGGAGCTTCCCAAGCTTGTACTTCTTTAAGTACCTTATTATAACGTTCAATTACTTGTATATCTCCGTCATTATAAGTTTCCTGACGTTTCCTCATGTACTCGTAATCATCTTCAATTTGTTGTTCTACGTCTTCTACTGACATATTCTTGTAGTACTCAATTTTCTTCTTCGCTTCCTCGATGTCTCTATCATAAGAAGCTACGTCTAACTGATACAACTGAGGTGGAGCATTCAGACCCAAACCAAGGTGTCTCATATGGGCTAACGCCCCGTATGATTTTGAGCAGCGGATAATATAATCCTTTGCCGAGTTATTTTCATTCTCGTAAATCTCACCAAGTAATGCGCTTGTCATATTAGTTACCCTCCTTTGGTGGTGTAATTTGTACATTGATACTATCGATTCCTGCGGGCTGAACACGTAACGTTACTTTAACATGCAGCTCTCCATTCTCTAATGTGCAGTTAACACTCTCTATTGGATCAATCTGTTCTTCCTGGGCTAAATCGAATACTAATTGCTGCTTACCTTTAATTTTCTTGTTACGTCTAGGAAGCCCTAACTTATCGACTAATTTGTATAACCCGTGTTTATTTAGGTCGTACTTTTTGTATAACTTCTCAAGGTACATACCTTGCATATAATCACCTGCAAAAGTGTCCATTTCTATTTTAGTCATTGTAAGTAAACGATCATTAGACTTAGAGCTACGAGCACGATTACGGAATGGAATACCTTTACGGTTAAGAATATCGTATAACTGAGTTGTAGAGATACCATACTTGCTTAAAATGTCTTGTTGTTTAATTGATTTGTCTTGATATTCTGCTGCAACCAGTTCATCTACAGTTACTGCACTTAAAGTAGGTTGGAACACACTAAGCTCATCAACTTTTTGTTTTTCGTTTGCCATTTTCATTTTCCTCTTTTCTCGGAATCTCCTCTGAGCTTCCCTATTTTTTTCTTTACCTTTTTCAGTACTAAAATACTTAGTTTGATACGCACTAACCTTATCAGGGTTTGACCTACACCATCTTCGCTGAACATTGGTACGGTGTTCTTGCAATCTTTCTTTGGTTTCTCTTTTGTATATCCGTACACGTTCGTTATCACAAAGCTTACAATTGCTGCGTGGAATGTAGCCGCCCTTCTTACTTTTACTCTTTCTTTTTCCAAACTCATTAATAGGTTTGTCCTCCTTACATCGAGGACAGTATTTCGTGCCTTCCACGGTTACCCTCCCCTCTAACAACTTCTGTAACCAAAGAATATCATAGAGGTTGTCCAAATGTCAACAATTTATGCATAAAAAAAAATGCAAGGAATAATCCCTGCATTTACATATAATTTAATGAGCTTAATTCTTCTTCTGCATAAAAGATACCAGGTTCTCGTGATAGCCCGTATGCGAACTTATTCGGGTCTGCTTTAGCCTGGTACACTTCCGTTATGATCGCTGCGTCTTTTGTACCATCCCTACTTATGTACGTTACCTTATCATTAACCTGATACTTATTCCCTTTAAGGAAAACATCTTCCTCGAATTTGAATACCGTAAATAATGATAAGTCATTCAATCCTACGTTAAAAGTAAGCCAGTATCGTTCGTCCGATTTAGACTCTGTAACATCGTAGGATATTTGAGAAACTGTATACTTCTTATCTACAAGCCTTATGAGCACGTTCAGTTTGTCCTTACGCTCGAATCCTTTAATAAATAGTACTTCACCATTTAAAAGAGCCTGTAACTTCTCTGCAAGCGTATTATACAGTTTAAAAGGTACCTTGTCATACTGTGTAATATCGACTGTTTCTGCCATGTGGTTTCCTCTCCTTTATTAGAAATCAATTCCCGCTGTTTTTAATGCGGTAGAAATACGTTTTTCCTCGTCTGTTAGATCAAGGTTTTCATAGAAGATACGTTCAGATTCCTCCATATCACTGAATAACTCATCGTGTTTTTCTTCAGGTACATATTTCATGATTACTTCCATCATAGCAGATTCACGAGCTTGTTGTCGTAGTTTAAGCTCACGTAGTCCTGCAATCGATAAGCCGCTTAATTGGTTGTTTGTAATCTTCGCTCTTAGTTCGATCGCTTTCATAGCTAACGGTGTATCTACAACTTCGAATGCTTTTAATCCTTTCATTCCTTTTTCAATTACCATGTCCAGGAACTCTAGGTCACTGAATACTTTATCAATCTTTGTCATGTCTGTAACAGAAGCTGCATGTGCGATCTCTGCGTCTTCCTCGTCTTTCTTCTGTCTAAACATATCTACTTGTTTATTAGAAATATATGTAACGTTATCCTTTGCTCGTTTATCAAGTAATTGAAGTAATGGTACACCTTTATCAATTGCTTCTTCACGTTTCTTCTTATAGTTAGTAAGGGAAGCTTTTGAAATGCTTAGTCCGTTCTCCTTACAGAAGTCAATAATGTAATCATATGTTTGTCCCTCATCGAGCATGTTATCTACTTTCGTGCATAACTTACGGTTCTTGTACAATTGAACTAGCACACTGCTAGAACTCATTTTCTTTTTATCAGCCATTTTAAATACCAACCCTTTCAAATATAGTCACTTCTTAAATAGGGGAAACTCCCTCATAAAAGCCTGTGTATCAGCGTTCTACGTATAATATAGTAAATCATTCGGTATATTTTAAATTTTTCGTAAATAGTTTAAAAACTCCACTAAGTACAGTGCTTTTTTAACGTTTAAGAAGTGAGAATATAGTGAACAAAGTCATATCGTTTAAGATTGGTACCTATAACCCAGTACAAAGTATTCGTAACTTTTACACTAAGTAGTGTGTTTTTTGTTAATTTGTATACAGCAAAAAAGCCTTAAATATAAGAAAAAGCTAGAGGATAATCCCCTAGCTTACGGTTCCATAATAATTTTAACTTGCCCGCTATCACTTATAAGGTCTAGTCGGAACTGACCTTCTTTTAAATGATTAGACATTCGTAATGTACCTTGTGATATAACTTCTTGCTTCACTTTAATATATCCACCTACTGAAGTGAATACCGCATCTCCGTAATCGTTTGTGTATGCAGAGATCATAGAAAGAAGCGGATATATCTGAGTAGCAGCTACTGGGCTGTCAAACTCTACAGCCAGGATCGCTTTACCTGTGATATTCTCATCCAGGACTAATTTAAGGATGGAACGCTTATCTCCATTCGTGAACGTTTTACCATAGAAATGTGAGAAGAAGTTCATCTTATCTGCTTGTCCAAATAATAGTTTAACCTGTTGAGTAAACTTATCGTCAAACTGACTTAACTCATAGTCAATTGTAACTAGGGTAAAGGGTACACCTGCAATGTCAAATGACACATATGTAATCTTCGGTTCTTTCATTACTAACACTAAGTCTACCGTATGTAAGGACTTCGTAGCTGAGATTGGTTCAGCAACTGGTAGTTCGTTTTGCTTACCTTCCTCGGCAAACCGTGGAATATCCCCTGCTTTGTATTTAATGAACTCATCTAATGTGTTTTCTAACTCGAAGATACCTGGGCTTTCTACTCGTGTAGAGATCGTTAACTTCATTGTACCTTCTTCAATGTTAATTTCGTCAGATAATACATGAGAGCGGCTTAAGTAGCGGTCACTGAAATGGTCATTCGTATAGAATACACCGTGTACCTTCTTCGTTTTATCTTCTAATAGCTCCTTTAACATTCCTAATGAACCGTGTTTTCGTTTTGCTGCTACATATTCTGTCATTACTTTTCCTCCTCTTTTAACTCTATTCTTTTTGGTGTAAATCGTTGAATTGTTACTCCTGGGTGTCCGTCTACATTTGTTTCTGTATCCCATGAGATGACTTCCAGTGTCTCGGGATCACCACCATGCTCTACTACCCAGTCATAAAGCATTTTACTTCCATACTCCACTATGTAGTCATTTACAGCTCTTTCAAGATTCTGAGCTGCTATTTGCAATCGGTCTTCATGCTCCACTATTTTTTTCCTCCCTTACGTGAATTATAAGATTGTCGTTTCGTTTGACTAATTTGACTTGTAGTTTTCTTCTTGAAACTACCACTTCTACTATAAGACTTCTTAGGCGGCTTTAGAGCGGCTTTCTTCTCCTGGAATACAAATACAAGGAGATTGTTCTTCCAAAGGCGCTGTGTGCGAATAGAACACTTTCCGTAGATGTCTTTCCCTACCTTAACATAAAACACCTCATCTCGACTGGTTAGAGTCGGATTTGGAGCCTTTTTCGGCTTGAGGATGAGCATATCACCAGGAACTCCTATGTAGTCTGCTAGAAGGTCTTTCATATATGTAAGTCTTAGCTCTACATCCTTCTCAGTCATCTTCTCGTATACATGGCTGAACGCTATCCTGTAGTGACCTTTGGTGCTCTGCTTGGACTTCTTGAAAGCGTCTGCTCCGTTAGAGTTAATGTTATTAGTCCCTGTACCCCTAGCACCGACTCCTCGTGAAATCGATCGCTGCACTGAAGTAGGTTTCTTATGCACTGTATCACCTCTCTAACTAATATAATAAAGGGTTACACCCGAAGATGCAACCCTAAAAGTCAACAATATTTATTATATGATTAATTTTTGCTTTTATATCGTTTCAAGAGTTAAGCCTTCAATAGCATTCACAGCCTGAAGAATCTTTTCTCTATTCGTTTGTCTTACTTCAATCTCTCTATCTAAACGGTTAAGCTCATTTCTTAACTGACGTAGTAAACTAGAACGGTTCTCTGTAACACTAACTTCCGCATCAGGTGTATGGTTAACTGTTACTTGCTGCTGTAAGATATACTCACTAGCTGCATCCATAAATTTAGCGAACTCTTTCTTGTATTCTTTATTCTCTCTGAATCGTTTATTTAGAGCGTCCAACATGCTCCAAGATATGATCGCTGCTCGTGTTCCCTGGAAATCTTCTGCATGGAATAACGGGTTATCTTTGTTCTCCTGGATAATATTCTTTAACTGCGCTTCTCCTCTGAATGCAATGTACTTAGTACCGTCCGTCTTAACTGTGAAAGTTCTAACTGCCGATTTAACCGAAGCACTATCCGAATAACCTTCTGTACTACGAGTTAAAGTATAATCCGCTAATGTGAACCAATATTCTCCTGCATACTTCACTAAACTTAATGGTTTGACTGTCATATCAAATTCCTCCTTGTGATTGTCTCTTTTTCCTACTCCAACCCTCTGAGGTCTATTTGAGGATAGAACTTTAAGTATCTATCTGTATCCTCATAATAGCATATCCCAGTAGGAAAGTCCATTTCCACATTTTAGCTTTTCTTCCTAAAGTGGTAAAACTTCAACTGCTTCTCAGGGTGCATCTTTCCGCTAATAAAGATGTTACAGAGTAGTTTGTTAGCTTCAGCTTCTCCCAAACGAGAAATTATCATACCTATCATTTGAGATTTTTTTAAATATTTTTTTGAAGCGTTAGATTGAACATACAGACCGTTTAACCCACCTGACCTGCTTTCTACCATGTTTACACTGATCCCGAACTCTTCCAGTGTCTTCATTTGGCGTTTGAAGCTCCCTAAGATATTGCTGATTTCTTCCTTCCACAGCATCTGATATGCGGTGAATACTTTCTTAAAGGGTGACTGTGTAGCTGCCTTGTATAAACCCAGTATCGCTTCACCTCTAAACTCAGTATATGCAAGAATACCAACATGATTCCAATTATTTTTGGACAATATCGCTTCCACTTTTTCAACATGATTATCATGGCACATCACATAGACCCAATCACAGACTTGAGAATAGTTTGTAAGCTGCTTGTTTAACCTTCTAGTGCTATCCCTCTCGGTTTTAATCTCTATGCCTATGATGCCCTTCTCTCGGCTGAAAATAAGGCAGTCTGCGATCGTAGAACCTACAGAGATTGCTTTCTCAAATAATACAGTGGTTTCGTCCGTGTTCGATACGAATAGATGTTGCTTATTCAGGATTAACTCCTTTATATCTTCTTCATAAAATCGTTTCATTATGTATACTCCCTTCTAACTAAAAGAGAATGCCTGTTACAGCATTCTCCTCTCTCCTATAGGCTAAGTAATCGTGTAATGTCGTCCGATGTATGTCCGTCCCAAGCAGGTGCAGCAGCTAATTCTTCTACTTCGAACTTGTCCCAATGGTCTTTATGGTAATGGTATGTAAATTGTCCTTGCGGTGTCTCAATACCTACAATAAAGTAGTCATCAAACATTGTACCGTCATCATGCTTCCAGGACTTCCAAGCCTTTTCTTTATGTAAGTTACAGATCACAGAGAATAGTATCATACGGTGGTAATATAACTCATCGAATGTGTGGCTTCCGTCACTAATCTGCCCATTAGGAATATCGAATCGTACTTCATGTGGTACCCCTGATTCGTTTGTGCAATACTCTGCTTCACGGTATGCGTCTACAATATTATCGAATCCACCTACCATAAGTTCACCGCTTAAAAATACACCAAATTTAGTCATTATTTTCGCTCCTTAAATTTTTCTATTAGGTCTTTGAACAACGGGTTAAACTTTATCATAACTACAGTACATAGTGCTAAGGATACTAAATGAAAAGGCTTAACCTCTTCAGCACCTGTGATTAAGTTTAATACAACACCTACAGCTAGTCCAACAGTAGAAGCTATTTGGAAAGCCCACAACACACCAATACCCATGTTATCCTCTCCTACGCTGTGATTTTTTCTTCTTAAAGAACTTACTTTTCTGTAAGCTACGCTCTTTACGTTTGTAGCTAATTAACTCTTCAACTGTACCAAGGTAAGCTATCGGGGTACCGTCATGAACTTCCCCATGTTCATTATGTCCATATGTGGTACCCCAATATAGCCTACATCCATTACATGTTGTCCAGGATTCTACAGCATAGTGCCCCTCATAGTAAGTATCTGAGAACATTCTAGATTTACATGCAGGGCATTCATGCCTATTCGATGTTTTTCTGTTTTTTGACATCCCTAGCTCTTTTGCTAGTCTAGCTACCTTGAAATAATGTGCCAGTGCTGCACTAATTAGAAATATATCACCATCATGCTCCTTAGTATGTTTCATAGCATATCGTCTAGTTAGTTGTTTGCTCCGTGGTGATCTCATTATTTTTCCTCCTCAATGTCTCGTACATGCTCTGATAAGAATATGTAAGGTTTGGTACGTAAGAAGTCGTCCTTTTTAGGTAGATAGATTGTAACGTCAGGATAATTCTGAGCAACCCATGCACCTTCCTTATCGCTTAATTCCCAGGTAGACCATCTAAGCGTACTTTCTGACCAACCATCTTCCATTAACTCTGCAATGGTTGCTATCATTTCAACTCGGGTATTGTGTGCAACTCGGATTACTTCTTGCTTTCTACGACCAATGATATGCATACTACTTGCCCTCCTTGGCTAGACTTCCTTTTTTCATAAATGTTTTGAAACAAGTAGAGTTACAGAATTGCGGACTATCTGAAGGGTATGCATATTTTACTTCTTCGGCTCTGCCACATTGTTTGCATTTTATAGGTGGTAAGTCCCACCATGCGTGAAACCTAACCTCGTTATCATGGAATTTATCATTTGTACGAATGTCAATACCGTCTAGTGTATATTTACCAAATGGGTATACAGGGTGGTACTTCACCTTATTCTTGAGTACTGTACGAGCTAATAAAGGACTAACTTCGATAAGATGCGGTTTTGCAGGAAAGTGTTTTCTATAATCAATTTGTTGCTGTACTCCTTTTTCCCTCTCTAGTTTAGCAACAGTTGCTTCTAGCTCTCGAATTCGCTCCCGATACTGCATTTCCTTATCTTCGTATTTTTTAATGACAGCGTAATGTCTCTTGTTAGATACGAATAACATGTTATTTCCCCTCCTTTACCTCACGCTCATGCACTGTATAAACTTTCATACCTTGAATCTTAACCTTTAACTTATCTGACCAACCTTGCCTACGTAACTTAGGTAAGGCTTCATTCATTGCCTTAATACTAGCGTGCTCTACTTCAATGAACTGTTTCGACTGCTCGTTAACAATCTTAATGTCTTTTGCTTCTAATTTAACGATCATAGCTTCCCGAGCAGCAACTGTTGCCTTTAAGTCGTCTATTTGTCTCTTTAGCTGTGTTATCCTTTCGTCTCTATACTGTACACCTGATTCAAAATAACATTTTTCACTCTGTTCATTTTGAAATCTAGCTTCCAGGAGTCTATACTTAGATTTACGTACAAACATCTATTTCTCCTCCTCGATCACTTCTTCTTCCTCAATGTTGTTTTCGTTAATGCGACTATATAACACAATCATATTCATTACTACTAGAACTCCGTAGATAATACCGTTAACCCAGTCGTGTGTCCATAACATGTAAGCTGCATATACTGCCATCCCAAGGCTGTATACAAATAAGAAAGTAGCGAATTTTTTATATACTTTAAATTGTACTTGCATCGTAAGACTACAAATTATGTATATGGTGCTAAATGCAAATGATAATGTACTTACCCATTCCTGGAATAGTAGTCCCGATATAACACATAGAGTGTCTACCCCAATTAGGATCGGGATAATCCACTTTGCCATAATCTTGTTATTCTCGAAGTCAATGTTATTCAATATCTTGTTCATTTACTTGCCCTCCTTGTAATATGTACCTAATGGGTTATTCTTACTGTTATTGTCGCCTGTTAGATCAAAGAAACCATCGTTTTGATTGTGGTTGATTAGAGCCTTAACCAGGGAGTCTAACGGGATGCTAGTCTTCTCTTCCCACTCAATAGAAGATAGACCAATAAATACGCCTGTATTCTTCCCTCGGATAATCTTTCTTTCTCCACCTTCAGTAGTTAAACGGTCAGGCTCTCTTTCAAAGAATCCGTCTTCTACTTGCTTTGTAAAGGTTGAAATCTGACCTGAGACGATTGGAGCTACAAATAGTGGCGGCTCTTCTTCCCACCCTATAACCCTTTTAGCAGGGAATAGCGCATTTGCTATTTGTGCTAATCTAGTTGTACCGTTAAAGCGTCCTACGAACCCTTCCTTCTGCATGGCACGTTTCTTAGGGTACTTATCTGTTCCTGGATGAACAGCGTATACTGCTGCGTATAGAGCTGTATGCGGCTCTTTAACAAGTTCCACAATATAGTGTGGTTTATTGTCTACAAGCAGTACACCTTTACGATGGTAGGCTAGGTCACTACCTGAAATGTTAATCAGTTCTTCTCTGCTCATTTGGTGCATCTGTTACCTTCCTTTCTTCTTGCTGCTTCTCAATCTCTCTACATATGATACAGCAATGTAGATCACAGAAATCTACTTTTGTGAACATTCGTAACTCTTCCCCACATTGCTTGCAGCGTTTACGTCTAAATGGATTCCACATACTGTTTCCTCCTAACGATACTCAATTGAAGGCTTTGACGTATCTACATCCAACATGATAGCTTTAACTTTGTGCTCCCACTCTGCTATTTTAAAAGTAGGTAAGTAGCCCTGGTGAACACATTCACCGTCTACGAATAAAGCTCGTCCAAAACGCATAACCTTATTATACTCGATATGGTATTCTAGGTGGGCGGGATGAACCACGTTAATAACGTAGCTCCCATTCGAATACACCCCTATTGTAACGTGATTCATATTACCCCTACTCTCTAATAATGATGTTTATGTACTCGTAAATGTTAACCACGTTTACTCCCTGTGGTGCAGGTATATAGTACGATCTCTCAAAGCTTCTGTAATCGTTTTGTACTTCTGCATATATCTCTGTATCAGTTACAAAGATACGGAGCGTATGATCCCCATTTCGTGGGTCATCTGTATCTAATCGTAAGCAAGGAGCGTGTAAGTTTTTAACTTCACTCACACATGTCTCCTCACCATAGAATCGAGGTGATAACTTGTCCACATAGAAACCATTACGAAGTAGATACCATTCAAGCTGCATATCATCCAGGACTCTATCTTGGCTCATTGTCTTTCCTCTCTTTCTGTTTTTTCATAACTGCATGTACTGAATCTTCAATAGACTTCATATACTTTAGTATATATTGGTCTCCTAGCCCTTTAGCAGTGTTTTCCATTGCCCGCCAGTATACAGATTCTAATGCCCGCTTGCTGAGTTCCTTAGGCTCCATGTACATCCTTCTTTCTTAAGATATGATTTTGAACTTGTCAGGTTCATAGGCATAACGTGTATCCAGGTCGTCTCCTTCAAAGCCGATCATATAGATGTCTTGCTTATGAGGAGTCATATGAGCAGGTAAGAAGCCTTCAACATAACCTTCTTTGAAGAAGTGGTCTGTATCTTCATATCTACCCTTTTCCAGGATAACAACCTTAGTACCGTCTTTAATCTTTTGGAATCTACCTTTAGTCCAGTAGTCCTTCACCTTTTTAATACTTTCCTTAATAAAATAAAACAACATAAGTATAGGAGAAAATAAGACTATAAGAGGGTACATGATGTAGTTAAATGCCTTATCTCCCATCTGTTCTTTCATTTTAACCATATCTTTTACATCTTCCCAGTCATCGTCTTCAATTTCTTTGTAGCGCCCCTCGTTGTACAGGTGTAACTGCTCGTCCACTGCGTTCATTACCTTCTTCGAAAAGTATACCCCCGCTGCAAGATACAGCAGGGTGCATATCATAAATACTGACATTAATGCACCATCCTTACTTCAAATTCAGTAGTTACTGTTATATCTACTTCACAAACATGACCATCAAGATATTTACAAGCGTCCTGGATATTATTGATTCTAACATTTCCATAAACACCTAAGTACTTCGGTACATCCTTATCGTTACGGAAGTTATAGGCTTGCATTGGATCGTCTGTGAAATCAAAGTTTTTCTCCTCCCAGTCTTCCCACACATCCCTAAGGTAACCGTTAGGAGTAAAGATAACTGTTTTTGAGCTCTTTGTCATACGCTTCATTTTTTCACCTCCCATTCCTTAACTTCATAATCGCCTTCTTCGATTTCGTGACCTTGCCCGTCATCATCTACTACAGTGATTGTACCGTTTTCCTTGTAGATTTCATAAACCATTTCATCATCCCACAACGTATCGTAGAGCTTATTCTTTCTCAACCCTACTTCATACAACGGTTTAAATGTTTTACTCCTAATAAACTTAACTCTTGCAGGTCTCATTCCAGGTCTTCTCATACTAGCTCCCCCTCTTTAGCTTAGTTAATTACATCAGAACCACTTTCTAAGAGCTCCACCTCATCGATAAAGATAATATCTACAGACCTTTCGGTTTTATTCTGCTGAAGCCATAGACACATACTGTTTATACCGATCACGGTACCTGTATATTTCCTTGGTTTATCTCCACCGATATAGGTTACTCTAACTTTATCTCCTTTCTGAAGACCTAAGTTATTGAAGCGTTCCTTACACTTTTCATAGCAGAATTTTCTAAACTCCTGGAATGACATCTTATCACGATACTCATTGAAAGAAACGTTACAATACCAACTACCAGTACCAATCTCATATTTATTCACTTTAAATCCCCCTCTTGTTTATTAAGCTAAGACTAGCTGTTTGGCTTTACACACTAGGATTTCATTCTTGTATTCATCTTCTATGGATAAGATGTCGAACTCAGTTAGATACTGCTTATAATCAACATAGTTATATGGTATCATAATATCCCTGTTGTTGACTACCCATCTGTACCAAATTAAATCTAAAATCAGGTTCTGTTTATGAAACTCTTTCCGTGGCTCTGAGATGATTAGCTCCCCGTCAGGCTTTAGTAATCGTTTAAATTCTGCGAATAGTATCGGTAAGTCCTTTTCAGGAATGTGATGGATAACGTTTCTGCAATGGATCACATCACAAGAATGATCTGCTGCGTCAATAACTTTGTAGTCTTTTATGTAGAAGTCATAGTTGGGTGTACCAATAAAATCAGATGAGAGGAAGCCCGCTTTCGGTTGGCTCCCTGAACCGTAGTCAAGTTTCAATTAAAACATCCCCTTTAAATAATAGTATCGTAACCTAATACGTATTCTAATGCTTTCACACGTTCATTCCAGGCTTGGAAATCTTTTTCGTACCCATCGAACATTCCTGCTCTATGGTCTGCCAGGCTTGCTGTTTCCATTCTTTTTTTCCAAAAGTCCCGTTTCATTTTACTCTCTGCTAACTTTGCTTCTATTTCTTCTTGTGTTCTCATTTACTCCTCCCACCGTGCTTCTTTTGCACATATACTTTTTAAATCGATGTCCACTCGGTTACCTTCTGCATCCGTAACCCACTCACCATTGTATAGATGTTTACTCATAGTTTTCTTCAGTGCTTCTAGTGATGTAAACCTTTGGGAGTGAGGAACACCCCTAAGTGGCTTAGGAGTATTCCAACCTGTAGGAATCCAGTTTAAATATACGTGTTGCTCTTTCATTCTATTTACCTTCCTTGTTTAGATAAACGTATTGGTTGATATAGTCAGGTTGCTGAGAAAAGATTGGTGTGTCATAATCTACTGCCCAACGACTTCTCTGTGCTCCGTTCTTCTCATAATATTCTTTAACGATACAAGCTCCTCGTTTCTGCCATACAGGTAGATCATTCCAGTTAATGTCTTTCTCTAACATAAGCTTATCTTGCATTGCCTTTCCATCTAGACCTTGCAGAGCTTTGTGTGGGAAGATAGACTGTGCTACCATCGCTACGCTGTTCTTAGAAGCGTCCTGCTGTCTCCATAAGAAGTAGTTATTAACCTCATCTTGTGGAAGCACCCAAGCTCTAGCATCGAATAATGCTAACTCTTTATCAGGGTATACACCTCTCATGATTTCATTGAACTTTGCTGTAGCCATTGAAGCTGCAACCGATACGATCTTCTGTAAGTTGTTATCGAACCAAGATTGTGTTGACAGCTTATCGTAGTTTGTGATTAGTAGGCTGATTTCATCTGACTGTGTATAAGCTAACTTGCACCCCATAACGTTCTTAGCTAGGTACTGACATGTTCCCCACATTGCTGCTGCTAACACTGCATCGAACGGTCTTTCCATTCCTTTAGTATAAGTGTGGAATGCCTTACCATCGATTCTGATAACCACAGGCATTCTTTTCGGTAATTTCGTTCTATAAGAGTTTTCATAACCTTTCATACGATCTCCAAATGTTCCCATTGTATATTCCTCCTGTAACTTGTTTGTATTTTATAGTCTTAATTTACCAGGTTATTTGCTAACTGTCAACAACTATTTATAAAAAAAAAGAAAGCTCTATTTAAGAGCCTTCTCGTTTTCATCTTTAATTTCATTTAGCATTTTACGTCTGTCTAGTCGAACGAATATTGACCACAGCAACCAGGCAGATAAATATGATCCTGCATTACGTGATAAGAAACCTAGCATAAACATTACGAATACAGTCCAGTGATTAATAGGCACTGCAAAGAGCTGTAACAAGCCTATAACTCCCGCTATCATACAGACCTCGGCTAAGGCTGCAACAATGATTACCGCAGCGCTACGACCCACTAGAGGGGTCTGTCCTATATCCTTTAATCGACTTGTCTCCTGGAACAGGTTTATCACGTTCATAACAAAGCTGCAAAATACAACAGCGTAAAGCGAAACAGTTAGTATATCAAAAGTATTCATAGTTTCCTCCTTATAGTAACTTTCCATCATGACCTAACCACAACGGGATCAGTTCAGGAATTTTAGTTCCTTCCGTTAAAATAACTATCTGTTGTGATGGTGTCGTGGTCGGATAGTTACCTTGTCGGGAATATGAATTTTCTCCAATCGTAGAACCTACTTGAATATGTAGTCGTGTAAAGCTTTCTTGGATAGTTTTAAATGAGTGTAGGTGCCCTGTAAACAGAATGTCCACTTGTCTACCGTGCGTCATAAACGCAGGAATCTTTTCATTGGACTTCGCTAAGTGGTCACCGTGAGCACCCGCTATACCTTGCCCTGCAATATCTAAATCAAATCGATATACGTCTTTTCGATTATCTGTAATCGTAACATTAGGAAGCTGACCTAATTTCTCTTGTAACATGATTAGGTTCTCTAATACCGTGTACGCTACAGAGTTATTGAAGATCGCTGTCTTCTTATCAGACTCGAATCGATCATGGTTCCCTGCTACCATACTGAATGTAACTGGTACAAACTTTGATAGTGTAATCAGCACATCGATTAGTAGCTGTTGCCCTTTTGCTATTTGTTCTGCAAAGGTGAACTCTAAATCAAATGACTGCGTAGAACGCATTGCGAAGTTTTCTACTAAGTCTCCTAAGAATAGGACATGTACTTCTTTAATGTCTCTCTCCTGCACTGTACGTAATGTATATGACACGATTTCCTGGATAGATGTTTTCAATCTTTCGAAGTTATGGTCACCCGTATGCATATCGTGGCTTATAAATCCTACATGCCAGTCTGATAAAGCTAGTATTAAAGTTTTATCCCCTACCTGGGGTTTCGTTGGTTCTGTTGTTAAATATTTCGCACGAGGTAAACCTTTTAGCTCCTCGACCAGGTGTTTCTTCAAGCCTTTCATTAACAGAGCCATGATCGTTCCGTCTTTTTGTAGCTTTCGTAACTCACGTAATCGAGTTGCATTGTCTTCCTTGTCCATTATGTAATTTGTAACATATGAAAATACATCTTCTTCTTTTATAGACTTGTCCTCATTAAAAGCATGAGGGATGTCATCAAGATTAACGTGTCCGTTCCAGGCTTTTAAATACAGGTTCTTAACTTCTAAGTCGTTCTCTACGGTGTTAGCAAAAGACATTAGTTCATCGTTCTTAACTTTAGCGTAGCCTAACTTAACGATTATCTTGTTAAATACAGCAGGGGCTATCTTCCCACGTTCCCGCATAAGATAACCCATGACTATTGCATAAGCCCCTGATTCCTGTTTCAGTAATTCTTTTTCTTGTGCTGTTAATCTCTCGTTCGCCAAATTACTCACTCCACGTAAATATTAGGCTTTGAAAAACGTGTAAGCGAACTCAGTACCTTCCTGTGTATGTGGGTTGCGGACTTGATAACGTAAGATATATTCGTTACCTTTGTCTGCTCCGTCTGTAAGTCTGTAATGTGTTTCCACTACGTCTACGAACGACCCTCCCGTTTCTTTATCTGAAACGATTTCGTAACTTACACTAAACAAGTTTAAAGTTTCGATTAAGTCTGAAAATTTCTGACTTGTAGTGCTCCCACTAATTTCTGCGTATCTGTCAAACGCTCCTTGTTGATAAGGATACTTGACCATGTACATCCCCTCCATGACATTATAGCATATAAACCTATTATGATATTTGATAGAACCAACAAATTACACTAACTTAGTAGCGATAGCGTTCCTCATTAGTTCTGCATAACCAACTCCTGAAAAGACAGTAGCAACACTTTCTTTTCCTCCACCTTCATTAATTAGCTGTGCAACTCTCCCTGCATGTACTCCTGCTGTACGTATAGAGAATATGTCATTTCCTTTTGTACTGCGTCCTACACATACGATCGTAGGAACACCTGCGGGTCGCTGATTCAATAATTCGTTAGCGAGTTCGTTTATGTATTCCTCAGCAAATACTACCTTAAGTAAGCATTGCTGTCCATCTACTGTTACAGCTTGTTCTTTCACTGTTGCAGCTTTTCTTTCGATATAGTCCTCCATACGCTCCATTTGCCCCTTAATAATCGGTGCGTGTGCTTTCAGTACCTCTTGTAATGAAAGACCCTTCATGAGCCTTGGAAGGCGCTTATAACTAGCATGGTACAATGCAATCAATATACGAGTAGTATCGTTGCCTTCCCATGTCCAGGTGCGGTATGAATTGATAGCATTTACTAACCATTCTGACGTATCAGTGAACGTTATGTACTTCGACAGGACGGTTGTATCAGGAGATGTATGTAATAAATTGAACAGAACCTTAATCGGATCAAGTTCCTCGTCTACTATCGATATGATATGGTTTCCTGGAATCGGTTTACCGTAGGTGCTAATGTGGACGAAATCCATAAATGGTGCGTCTACCTCTGTGTAGAACTCCTGGGGTAAGTTGTATCCTCGATAAGATAGTCCCAATACTAAAATCATCTGTGCGTCTTTAAACCGTGTGTACTCCCTAAAGTCGAGGGTATTTGTGTAAACGACATCTAGTACTATATCGTCCCGTAAAACCTCTTGTATAACCGCTACACTGGTTACACCTTCAAATGTCGGGGGCACGAAGAGCCGCAAGTGTAACGGTTCGTCCGAATCTGCCTGGTCTTGATACATCTAATTCCTCCTTCACACATAGTTATACAGCTTATACAAACTGTACTCACATTTTATCATCGTGGTAGTGGAATCGTCAACAGAAAACTTGCATATATTACTAATTTAGGACAAAAAAAAAGAGAGCGTTAGCCCTCTTCTTTCATTAAGCTTTAGGAATAAGCTCGTCTCCACCTAATGCGAAGTCGTTTACGCCTAAAGAGTATTCTGTTTTAACGAACTCAAGGAACGCTAATACAGCCATACGGTGTTCTTTACCTGCTACGATGTCCTTCTCCGTTTTAATCGTGTTACCACGGTAAACGTCACGGTACTCTTTGTCATTACGACCTAAAGTGTACGTTACTTTTGTTGGTTCGATAATTACGATCGGATTTTTCAGATCATCCACGAATGATTTGAAGTCGTCCGCAGGAACTACAGGAACGATGTTCATTTTTTTGTAAGAACCGTCTGCTTCAGGAGCACCTACACCTACAACTTTGAATAGGTAGCGACCCTTTGCAAAAGAAGTTGTACCTTTAATAGTAGGAACGTAACCTGCTGCGTCTGTGATAGATGCTAAGTAATCGCCTGCTTTCAGCGTTACTGTAGCTTGTTTTAATACTTCTGATAATTTAGCCATTGTTATTCTCCCTTCTTGTTGTCAATCGACACTTGTTTAGCTACATGAGCTTGAACACGAGCTTGTTTTGAGATGTTGTTGTTCTTCCAAGTAGCATAGAAACCTGAGCCAAGCAAGAATAATGCTGAGATGATGTCGTACATGTTTTGTTGGTCTACTTCTAAACCTAGATTGTATCCAAACATTGCTGCCACTGCGTTAATAAGCGCAACTGCGAATACAAGCAAACGAACGATCACCATTGGTTCTACTTTCGGCACCTCTACAGGAACGAAAACAGAATGTTCAACATGTTTCTGCTCCTCTTGCTGTACTTGTTTATTCTCTTCCACAGCTATCACCCTTTCATAAAGTTCTCCTACTAATATAACAGTAGAGTTAGTTTTCTAAGGATTCTCTTAGCTTTGTTTTAAGAAAAGTTTGCATATTCTTAATCTTGCTACGGACTAAAGAAGAGCTAATCTTCTCATTAGGGTGACTATCCCTAATCTTCTGTTCAATCTGAACATCTGAAAGCTCCTGTATGATATAGAATAAGACCTGCTTTTCCATATCGTCTAGCTCTACACCCTTTAGTGCGAACTCTAAAGTTTCGTAGTAGTCTAGCTCCTCGTCATTAGATGGGTTCTGTTCAAGGAGGTTCGATACATCGAATGCGTTCCGTGTAACGAATACACGTTGGCTGTCACGGAATACAGATTTGATGTATGAGTTCTTCACCCGATAAGTAAGCTTAATCTTGATATAACCAGGGAAATCCACGTCCGAGCCTATATCATACTCTTTGACCAGGCGTATAAACTGTTCGTCAATATAACTTTTTAACTCGTCACGAGATACGGGATCAGCTAGGTAAGTTTTGTATTGGTTATAGATGCTGTTACGTAAGTTCTTATACTGGTGTAGTAGCTTATCTACATCTCGTAAGAATACGCCTGTGGATTCCTCTGTGTTGACTGAAAACCGATTACCATTCCACAACTGTTCCTGCTCTCTCTCAATATCTCTAGGCAAAAGGATTCTCTCCTTCTACAACGACCTTGACATTCATTTTCTTGTTACAGAAAATATCGGAATAGTGAATGGTATACGGAATTTCTACTTCTTCTCCGTCATAATAACAAATGGACTTACCCATCGCCCATCTATCATGAATGTATTCGAATCGAACAACTACAGTTTGGACACTGTAGGAGTCTCTAATATCGATCATAACTCGTTTGCCTTCGTCTACCGTCTTTTGCAGCATCGCTTTAATGTCTGCGTATGGTGACGGGGCTACGGTACTACTGCTTTTTGTACGTTCTCTGTAATACTGTAACGTATTAGCGATAATATCTCCGTGGCTGTCTTTAAACAAGCTAAACCCTCCTCTGTTGTATGTAAAGATAAGAGGGGATTAATTCCCCTCTCCATTAACAATCTCGTTGGCAACTGCATCTAGAGCGCTTTCCATGCTTGGCTGCTTTTCTAAGTTGGTAGCCATTGGTACAGGTAAAGGCATGATTTGGTCAATCCATCCTGAAATGTCCAATGTTTCATTCTTTAATGCAGGGTATCCTTCAGGGAACTCTTCCAAGATTAAACGGTTAAGTAACTCTTGGCGTACAGGTTGTCCTTCAGGCTCACGTAACCAATCAATGAAGTTGTCAATGCTCTTCTTGTGTGTCACGTTGAATTGGTCAATGTATTCGTAACTCTGACCTACTTTAGGGAGGATTTTCGCTTCTTCAGCCATTTTAGCGAGATTGTACTCGTAATCGATACCATTATCAGAAATTAAGAAACAATCTTCTTCCTGGAATGGACGAGATACTTTCGATTTCTGCGTCTTAACTCCCATAAGGTGACCTAACTTCTCTTTCTTACCTTTAATTGTCTTTTCGATTGCACCCTTCTTCTTGATCTCTAAGCGAAGAGATGCGTAGTGCTCCCAAGCTTTACCACCAGGAACGTTTACAGTAGGGAACATTTGGTTACCACCGATATTGTCACGTACTTGGTTGATACCAATTAGTAGGGATTTAGATTCTGAAATCTGTGGAGCTACTTTCGTTACGAACTGTGTAATAGCTTTAGCTCGTGCCCCTACGTTTTGCTCACCGAAGTCTTTCTCTAACTCTACCTTCGAAGGTGTTTGTCCTACTGAGTCCCAAATATAAACAACTGGTACTCCTGGATATTTAGCTTTGAAGACTTTTAAGGTTGTTTCGATTGTTTCCCCGATTTCCTCTACTGTTAAGTCGATACCCTTTTCTTCGTCAGGCTGTTTAACCAGTACCTTACTAATATCAACTCCAATAGCGGCTAGACGCTCACGATCGGCTGTACCCTCTACGTCAATTAAAACTACGATACATCCTAGTGCCGCAGCTACACGGGCTGCATGATGAGTAGTTACTGACTTACCTCCACTTGGCTTACCGTATATTTCTACCATTCGCCCAAACGGAAGTCCGCCACCCAAAATGCGGTCAATCTTTGGTAAAAATAGCGGTAGTCTATCCTTTACTAGGGCGTAATCAGAATCCTGTAATATTACAAGACCTGCATCGTCCGCTAATGAGGATAAATCGATGTCTAAAGATGCGTTTGCTTTATTTTTACCTTTACCTTTTGCTTTTGCCATATGTATGTTTCCTCCTAGTTAGCCAGTAAGCACACACCTAGTTGTCAATTAACTAACTTTAAGGTTAACAATTCCCCTTCGTCTTCTATGATCTGCCTATGGTCTGTATATTCACCGTCAACAGGGTTACTTGAAGGATGATAAGTTTCTACTGCTGTCCCCGTGTGAACATCATATTTGTACACATGACCATTTGTTAACTGGTCTATAGCGTCCTTAATAGTATTCTGACTAGCAGCTAGTTTTCTTTTCACTATTACAAGCTTCGTGTTTAATACCCTAGTAACTACTTTAGGACTTTTAGGGTACATATAAATGTAGGTGTCATATGATTGACCCCTGACGAAATGAGCGATACTTTCCCGAGGTACCTCGATTGTGGTACCATTAAGTAAATGAAGTACAAGTTTATGCATCGTGCTTCCTCCTACTTTTTGTAAGTTCCTTCTACGCCACGATTTCTACGATCAGTCGTACGTTTGTTTAACCACATTAACGCTTCTTCTAATTTCGTAATTGCCATAGCGTTTTCACGACAAGCAAACTTAGTGTTTTGGAAAAACTGTAAACGAGTAAGAATCATAGCGATTAAGTCTTCATTGAATACTCCGTTAACTCCTGCTTCTTTTACAGTACCTTCTTGGAAGTGTACAGCGCCTACTACATTATTTCCTTCGCCTTCTGTACGTTCTACTTTGAAATAGTGAGGTGCATGTGATGTGAACTCTGTTTCATGAAATACCTTTGTGTATACGCCACCTAATAGTTCGTGTTCTACCTCAGTAAATTGCTTTTCAGTTCCTGGTTCTTTATTCATCGTTGTTTCCTCCTAGTAAACAATAGTATTTTAAAGCAAGATATACCTAGCCTGAGTAGACTAGGTATAAATCAGTTATGTTATTGCCCGCCACCTAATTCTTTCTCTAACATCGCATCCAGGTTGTTTAACCCGTTACCGTTAGCAGGTACGTTATGTAAAGGTGGTGTTGCTCCTGGGGCAGGTGCCGCAGGTGGTACTGGTGCAGGCGGTGTTGGTGCTGCTCCTGCAACTGTTGTAGATGCTCCGACTCCACCGTTATTCGCTAAGTTAGTCTCTTCACCGATGTCCGTAGGCTCGTCCATTCCAGTAGGCATGTTAATTACTGGTTGTGTTGGTACTGCGCTAGGTGCGAATGGATCAATCGGTGTTGGCGCTGTTGTGTTAGCGTATGGATTTGGTGCAGGTGTTACTGGTTGCTGTGGTACCGCAGGTGCTCCTGGTTGTGGTACGTTAGCATATGGATTTGGTGCAGGTGCCGCAGGTGGTACTGGTGCTCCTACTCCTGGTTGTGCAGCATAAGGATTTGGTGCGGGCGTTCCTGGTTGTGCATACGGATTAGGCTGTGGTGCAGCGTTTTGTGCGTATGGGTTAGGAACAGGTGCCCCAGGTTGCGCTCCTGGTTGAGCTGCATATGGATTTGGTGCAGGTACGTTAGCGTACGGGTTTGGTGCGCCTGGTTGTGGTGCTACCGCTCCGTAAGGGTTAGCCGCAGGTGCTCCTGGTGTAGGGGCTGCTGCTCCACCTTGGTTAGGCTTACGACCTTCCTTCATATCGATGAAAGCTTGTACCCATTGCATACCGTTCACTAAACGCTCTGTTGGTACTGCATGAGCATTTAGGTCTTCTAGTTGCGTTTCCCAACCTTGACCTAGCGCAGGTAATACGATGTCATTGTAAAGTTCTACAGTGTACTCTTTCTTACCTTGTGGTGGCTTAGTAATCTCGATTGGTCGAGGGCTGTTAATGTCCATGAAGGATAACTCTGTACCTGTACGGTTCAACATTTTGTTTTTTAATTTATCAAATACACTTAATAAAGCAGTTTTAGGTAACTCAAGCACACGTACCACTAAGTTTCCTTGTGCGTCACGCTCTTGTACCCATTGCTGCGGGTTCATTGGATGTTGGATAACCATTACTGCGTTTACTAAGAAACGTTCAGTAGGAGATTGTTGTCCACCGAAACCATTCGGGATCATACCTAATCCTGCCCATTCAGTAATCTTCTGCTCTAACAATGAGCCTGGGTTTGGAGCTGCGTCTAATACGAAGCTTGAACCGAATTGTTTACCGTTACTTGTAATAGTGTTTAAATACACGGTACGGATAGGAACGAAGAAGTTACCAGTTAAAGCAGCGTCAGGTAGAATTTGAATCAACAGTTTAGGTGTTTCCTTACTGAAGAACAATTTCTTGTGCTTTGCCTTCGGGTACTCAACCTTAGGGTTGTCCCCTCCTTGTTCTAGTTGTTTCTGTGCTTGGTTAATGATGTCGGCAAATGACATGTAGTGATTCCTCCTATGTAATTGTAGTTTCAAAAACAGTCTAACACATATTATATCATATGTCTAGACTTTTCTGACAGTTATAGGCTTAATTTTTAAACTTTTTCTTTATGTACCATTGAGAGCGTTCTGCTGAACCTCTTTCAGATAGCGGTATAACCGACTGTGGGTTAGTTTCGATACTGACGATTGTATTCTCTCTCACTGCTAAGACACTATGCGGGAAAAGAACCTCGTCTACCCCGTCATATCCTCTCACGAATACTTCCATACCCTTATGCGTGTTATCCGTAGTACCTTTGATATAATTATCGTTTATCCAATCCTCAGGTAAGCTCCACATATTAAGCTTCCCAATCTGCAATCGCTTGTGCAATCTTCTGAGGTTCGGCAGTCCATTTTGGAAGCGTAATCTCATTTGCATTTGCGAAATCTGCCATAGTGTTTACTAGGAAGCGATCACTAGAAAATGCAGGTGGTGTAACTGAAGGTTCATCTGAGAACTTCACATCGCCTGTTGTTTCGTCAACGATTGCTGTTTTGAAATACCCTTCTTCAAGAGTAAGCCCTAGCTTAGTTGCTACAGCAGCGTCTGTTTTGTTAATCTGTACTGGTTCATTGAAGCGAACGCCTTTTAGATCGTCTAACATCCCTATTCCTCCTTAGTATTGTTGCGGTTGGTGATTCTGTGGCATCTGTATAGCGGTACCACCTGCACCCTTACCATAAAGCTGATTTTCGAGAACTTGTTTACCATAGGACTGAAGCATGTCTTTACGTTGCTCGAACGCTTTTACAATACGCTGTACACGACCTATAACGTATTCATAACCTAAGCAATTTTGTCTCATCGCCTGGTAGCTTGCGTTACGTTTAATAAATGCGTCTACACTGTCCTTTGTCGGTTTCTCTCCGATCTGCTTCATTTCGTCTCGTGCTTGTTTATCCAAGGTAGCCACTAAGAACTCTAGCTGTAACTCGGTTGACTCCTGGAAGAATTTTAATTTCTCAAGCACGGAAGACCAGTAAATGTACTTAGAAGGTTGTTCTAACATTTCCGTTAAAAGGTTATGCTCATTTACAGCAAGTTCCTCTCTCAGGTTAAATGTTTCAAACTGTTTGTTCTCATCTATGATGTTTATTTGGTCGAAATCTAAGCTGTCTACTTTTACCTCTAACAAATATTCTCACCTCTATCCTTTAGAGAGTAAAAAGAGAAGAAACAACTTGTCCCTTCTCTCACTATAATACTATATCACATTCTGTATGTCAAATTAAAGTTACAGAATTTATAATGCTAATTGATACTGCTGTTTACTTGCTTTGACTGTCTCAACTAACTCCTCATATTTCTCCTCTGTAATTACTTTCGAATCTAAGTAATCCTTGATCTTACTTAGAGTAGAATGATACTTGCAGTAGTTTGCAACCGTTTGGAATGTGTTAAGGTCGTCTGCATCGTATTCGACCATATCATTGTACGTTACGCCAATCTCTACATCGGCTTCGATAGGGTAGCGGATTTTTTCACCTTTCCAATCGATGAATAACCAATCAATCGGTAAGTTCTCCATGATATGTCTAGCTGCTTTTGCCATGATGTGAATTTCTTCAGGTGGGCAATCAAGTACGATAGAGTCATGCACGGTAAGAACGACTTTAGTTCTGAACCCGTTATTTTCGATGAACTTGTTAATGTAGATCACAGATGTATTTGTTAAGAATGCACCTGAACCCTGGATACGAGTATTTACAGACTGACGTAATGCACCGTTCCTTTTAGAATTATCTTTTGAGAACACGTCACGTAAATTACGTCTGAATCCATGTAGGCATTCTACATAACCATTTGCTTTAACAAACTCGTGCGTTTCATCGATAAACTGTTTAATACGAGGTTTATTTCTAAAGAAGTCCTCGAACAGTTGCTCCGCTTGTTGTAATGTCATACCATGTTTCGCATAGTAACTGAATGGTGTTTCACCGTAGGCGATACCGAACGTAGTAGACTTCGCTGAAGAACGCATATCCTTTGTAACTTTATCCAGTGGTACCCCAAATACCAGGGAAGCTGTCTCTTTATGGATGTCGTTCTTATCTAAGAAGGCTTGTGTCATCTCTTCGTCCATCGCTGCTAGAGCTAGTACACGAGATTCCAGGGAACTATAGTCGAGCTGTAATAGCGCTCCGCCAGGGAAGCTCGTAATAAACATCCGTTTAATTGGATACTTATAGTCGAATCGGTTAATATCCCCTGTCTTACGTGGTAACTGCTGTAAGTTCGGTTTAGAAGATGATAGACGTGTCGTTTCAGTACCAGTCGGGTTAAATCCACCATGCACCCTTTCTTCAGGGTCGATCAGCGCTCGTAGTTTCGTTGTGAAGTTCTGCTTACGAGTTTTAACAAGTGAGTGCGTTAATAGTAGCTCGGCTAATTCTTTAGAGCTTTCAAACTCCTTGGCTACATATTCTAACGTAGTCTTGTTCGTCTTGTAATGGAACCAATCAATATCTTCTTCAGGTATGTTGTCTTCCATTACCGACTTGACCAAGTATTCCTTGTTGTACGGTGGTCTGTGCCCTGTGTATTCGAATAATACCTTCTGTTTGTCTTCAGTAGCATTCGGGTTGAACTCAAGCTTGTCCTTGTACTTATTACGCAAGTCCGCAATCTTTTCATTACGCTGCGCTTTCGGTACAGCCATTTCCGCTACCCCTCTTTGATACAGTTCTAAATGTTCTTCTTCTAGCTGCTGTACTTCAGGGAACTTTCTCATCTCTTCAACCAGTCTTCGTTCCTCAATGGTGTAGGCTTCAATCAAAATATCATTGTAGGCTACATCCATCTTAACTCCGTTGGCTTCGATCATAGCTAAGTAATTGGTTAGCTCTGTGTAATGCCCTGTATACAGCTCACGGATACGTCTATTCTCAGGTAACTGCCCTCGAAGCTCTAGTTGGTTATAGATACGTAAACATGCGTCAACGTCACCACTAGCGTATGGAGACAGCATTGAGAATAATGGAATCCATTCATAACAGAAGTCTGTACCGTCAATCGGGTTCTTCGGTGCTTCTACCGCAGGGTAGTCAGGCTTAGGCGGGTTAACATGTTTTGAGTCCGCTATTTCTTTAAGCTTTATGTATTCTTCTTGAGTAGCGTATGTCGGGTTACCTTTTCGCAACTCTTTCATTTGCTCCCTAGCTTGTTTTACTTTAGCCTGGTGTTCCGCTTTTAAATTAGCGCAAAGGTTCTTGTAGTCTAACTTCATTTGGTCAACCTTAGCTTTTAAAGCTGCTTCATAGTCTTCAACATATTGTACTTTGAAGTCCTCTAACGCTTTATCGTATCCGCCCATGTCTGTAAGCTCGTAAGCCAAGTCACTTAATTTTAATGAGCTGTCTACTGCCTGGTTAACTAATAAGTAGTACATAACCTTTGTATCTCGGTGATTCTTGAACACTTTGAAATTCTTTGTTAATCGTAGGAACCTAATATCGAACTGAATGTTATGACCGACTTTGATAATGTTAGGATCGGCTACGAATTCTTCAATCAGTTTGTAAATCTCGGCAAGATGTCCTGGTAACCATGTAAACTCTTTATGCTCTAGCGGAATGGTGTAACCCGTCTCTTCCGCAGTACAAATAGAAATTACTAATGGTTTCGCTCCTGTTAGGGCAGGGTGTAAGGTGTTCGTCTCTAAATCCCATGCGACAATAGGGGCTTGTTTGACTTCCCTTTGGAATATGTCCCTGACTCGTTCAATGGTCGTTACATCCTCGTACTGTACTGGTTTGGCTATGAATGCTTCCTCACCTCGGTCTACGAATTTCTTCAGTGTACCGAAATCCGCTTCTACCAAGTTCTGCACTTTTGGAGCTACTAGCATGTATTCAATGGAGTACATCGGAAGTACCCAACATGTGTGCTCTACGACTGTTGAATTTACTTCTCCTTCAGGAAGGCTAAACGTTTCATCCAGGTTCAAGGACTCTAAATGAGCAATACGTTTCTCTAGGGAATCAATACGACTCGTAATCTTCGCATGATCTGCCTGTAATGAAGGTTCAGTATAGATACGTCCTCCGTACCCTTCCAGGAAGTAGTCAAGTTCGTTCTCAGCATTACCTAAATGTTCACGAGCCTTTTTCAGCTCTTCTATACGAGTAACCTCGTCCAAAACATCGCTATGTATATGTGGGTTTGCCTGCTCTAACGATAGTGTAGCCTTAATCGTAACCTTTTGAGGTACACCTCTTGTTTTTGATATAGAGGACTTACCTAATAACGCTTTACAACCCAGGTTACCCGAAGGGATAATAATGTCAGGCTTTTCTTTCACAATACGTTGATAAAGCAGCTCAAACTCGGGGTTGGCTTCCTTCTGTGTGGGTTGCTTGTACTTACTTGCTCTTTTATATTTATCCCGTTCTAACACTTTCGGGATCAGTCCGTATGCGTAGTCTATGTAGTAGTTACCACGTTTCAATTGAAGACCTCTTCGAATCAGGTCTTTAAGAATGACACCTGCATCTGTATTGAGGAATACATTCTTTAACGTACCATCAGGCTGTTTCTTAATGTGCTGCTCTCTTAAGTACTCTTGTAGAAATAATATCTTCAAGTTGCGTCCTCCTTAGTTGTTACTCCTCATCCATATCCATGCCTAAATCGATGAACCACCTTACTATCAGGTTAATAAGTACAGCTACCCCGATAATAAGACTGAATGTACCTGAAGCGTAGTCTTGCTTTGTGAAGGCATCCACTGTTATCCCTATAGCAAATGCTCCGATAAATAATAGTAATCCTTTTGGCATACTCCCTCTCCTCCTTCCGTAATAACTATAATCTTACTATATCATATTCTGTACGTCAATAACTGGATACATAGAAAAAAGAGAGTGGCGGTCACTCTCTCTTCTTTACAGGTAATTCGATTGATTCTAGTCGTGACAAGGGTTTGAACTTCGGAACCCGTTTAGCAGGACGATCGAAATATTCTTTACTGAATCCGTTGTATGCTTTCTTGAATGGGACTTCTTGTAATAGTAGCTTCCATAGCTTACCTTGCTTAATTTCTTCCCCATTTTCTAATGCTTCTACGATCACATCTTCGTAGTGCTTCAGAAACTCCTGGGCAATTCCTATATCATAATTACCTCGGTGGGCAATACGTCTAGCCAGTTCGTTACGATTTACAGCCATATTACTCTCCCTCCACTGTGAAAGGACTTTCCATACGTCTAAATCGTTTGTTATCGTTTAGAACCATATCCTCAATCATTTGTTTGTCTTTCTTAGAATCGCAAACGAGCCATATATTCATTTTCCAGGTAGATAGCGGCTCCTGTAAATGACAGAAACACTGGTACTTGTATTTTGCTTTTAGGTGGTACATACCATTATAAAAGATATAGTACTTCTTATGTCTCTCTTGAATCTCATCTTCTCTTAAGGCAGGGAACGAAATTCTAACTTTATCTACGTGATAACGAAGTGGATGCAGCGAAAATAGGTAATCGTAAATGTTTATATCGGGTAGTACAATCGGCACGTCTACAACTACGCTAGTAGCCATAGAAGCTAGGTGTACATTCATTACATCTTCCGCTGTATAGTCCTTCTTACACCGATAAATAACTTCTGACTGTGGTACTCCCGCTAACTGATTAATTACTGGGATCGGGACTCTACCGTCACTGTAATATTTGATACTGCCACCATGATTAAAAATTTTACTATGTAAAGTATCGTTAGGGTAACGTTGTTTGAATAGTAAGTAAGTTTTATCGTTACGTTTACTAAATCGAGCGGACTCTTCTTTTAGCTTGTCCATCTCTCGTTCAATCTCTTTTTCATTTAACCTTGTAACCTTTACAAACTTACTTTCCTCTTGCTTTGTTGTCAAATTTATATTAAATGTTCGATCAGTATTGTATACGTTTAATCCTTTTTTTCTAGCCATTAGATTTCACCTCGCCCGTAAAGCTGTCTCGTTGTTGTCATCGTCATTGTAATCTCTCCAATGTGAATATGTATTTTAGGACTTCGGCTATATCCTACTATCTTCATTATAGCACAAACAAAAAAGTAGAGGAGATTCGGAAACCCCTCTACTTAGTGTACTATTTATTATATGGATTGTATCGAGCATAGCCCAGGCACCAAACAGCGCTAACCGATACAGGTTTACTTTTATCATACTGGATTCGCTTTAATGTTTCTATAGCTTTAACGATATTCCTAGCATCTAGCTTTATCGTACGGAACTTGTCTCCATAGAAGTACTCCATGTGCCATTTTCTCATTTCACCGTTATGAGCTGAATTTGGCATTGCCTAGCACCTCCGATTGTAACGCAATACTGTTAATGACAACCAATAGTTTATCGACCTTATCCTTGTCTACCTTTTCAGGAAGTTCCGATTTTTCATATGCTTGTTGCAGCTTGTCCTCATAGTAAGCTACCATTTCCATAGCTTCTTTTTGTGAATACTTCCCAGTCTTACATTCGATTAGCAGTTCCCTGTTAGGTCGGTATGTACAGAAATCATATGTCTCTAAGATTTCAATAGCAGATGTTCTTATTCTAATGCTATGACAAAACGCTCTTGTGTTATACCCGAATTTTTCAACGATGTCAGCTCTACCCTTTTGGAACTCTTTGTCTTGACCGTTGGCAAAACCACCGAATCTACCTTTAACAAGTTTAGACAGGAATAAGTGTCTATTGTCAATTAATAGTTGACCTAGCGGACTGACTTTCATGTAGTCCTGCGGTCTTGTAAATAATAACTCAATACTGTTTGGTGAGCTTGACATGGCATCCTTTACAAACTTGTTGATAGGGTCTACTCTAATATCTACGGAATCTTTCGTGCTTCTAAAGTTTTTCGACCCTACATTATCATAACCTTTAAAGGACTCAAGCCCTAAGTAGTAATCAATAGGTGGGATACATACACCTCTGAAGTCATGATCTGAGTCTTCTGTCTCTGTCCCGTTAGCACGAGAACCATACGGAGCTAAAATAATCGTTCTGTCTTCCATCCAATCATAACCAACCTCATTTAAATCTAACTTTACCATCTCTTTTCCCCCTAGTATTTGAATCTTTCTGCTTCTTTTGAAAGCATAAATTTGTTATACATTGCTTTTGCTTTTGTCATGAATGTTGCTACTTGCTGAATCGTTGCATTCGTGTAATATACATGTTTGACTACACCTGTTTGCGGGTCTATAAGCATAGTAATTTCTTCATCTTCAGTACTTATTTGTAAGTCACCGCAGAACATTTCTTTCTTAAGTTTCACTGTAACAGCTCCTTTATCTAATTTCTATAACTACTGTAACATGTGATTGTCCTACGGTCAACAATAATTTACAACTGATATTCTTTCGGTGTAACTTCTTTTCCTTCTCCTCTAACATGTGGTTTAATCCATACTTGACCATTCTTTGTTTTTCTCCAATGTCCCCTAACCGTCCATTTTTCGATGTGACGCTCGTAAGAACGTGTAGCAGCTTCTAGGCTCTCTTTCGAAACAGAAACTGTGTAAACCTTCCTACGTATCTTTACGGGTGCTTTTTTCTTAGACTTCTTTTGCTTCTTATGCCCCACCACAACAGTATGCGACTTTACACTTACACTTTCTGTATCATCCTGGGAGTGTTCCATATAAGCCATTAAAGATGCATGTAACGAAATAAACACTTCGTTATACATTCGTATCATTTCTTTCTTTAACTGCGAATGTATTGCTTTCCCTTCGCCTGTGATGCTGTTCCATACCAATTCATGTGTTACAGTACCATCTTCTAGGACAACACTATACACAAATTCGTCACCTTGCTTTTGGAATACGTATCTAATATCAGGTGTATTCGTATTAATAATAACTCCTTGTTCTAGAACAGGGTTGAAGTTTCTAACAAGTTCCTGGTTAGCATCTCTCCAATCAAATAGTAATTCTGCATCCTCCTGAGAGATCACGATTCTGTCCCATTTTTCAATTGTCTTATTCATGTCAACACGTCCTTTGTTTTATTGTTAACCTCATATTACATTAATGTTTTCTTAAAGTCAACAATAAATGTATAAAAAAAAAGAAGGGGTTATTCCCCTTCTAGTAACTCCACGATCTCTTCTAGTTCCTCAGGCTTGAACCCTACTGATCGTTTTACCTCTACGTCATTGTCGTCTAACAGAATTACTGTAGGTACTGAACCGATGTCAAACTTTGCTGCTTCACGAGGTTCTTTAAACGCATCGATTACTCTGTACTCCTTAACTGCTCTGTCTAAATATTCTCCTACTGCTTTACATGGATTGCAACCTTCGTTTTCGAATTTAATTATTTGCATAGATATGCTCCTTCACAAGTTTTTCAAATTCTCTCTTTTGGTACTCTCTCGGGTACCCTTCGAATTTGTATTTGGCTAATATCGTATTCTTCTCTTTCAATACGCTTTCTAAGTAGTCTAAGGCTCCGCAGAATAGTGGGTATTCACTTCTACCACTGCCAAACAGGATAACCTGTTTCCCTTCCATAGATTCTAATGTTTCTTGGAACCTTGCTATTTGGTGAGGGAACTCAGGCTCTTGTTGGTATGTGCTTGAATATGTACTTACACCTAGTACGATGATGTCCGCATTGTCCAGGGCACGTTGTATTTCATCCGTACCCCTAAACTTTGTAATGCGTTCTGTAAACTCAAAATCTTTGTCTTCCAGGTAATCCAGGATTCCTAACGTGTTCCCTTTTTGCGAAGATACGATCAGACTTGCAGGTTTCTTAGAGATCAAAGTCGTCTTTCCCGTCTGAGTGCTTGTAGTTGATTGCGTTACCTTGTAAGAAGTCTGCTTTAGGTGCAATCGCTCCCTCAGTTTGTTTCTTACTTCCGTAGTTTACAATCCATTTTGCTTTTAGTTCTCCATTTTCAGGGAATGGTTCTTGTAATCCTGCATTACGACAAATTAAATTAGCTAAGTACTCTGTGTAGTCGTGGTATTCTTTAATAGAAAGCGTGTCAATATCACGGTATAACCAGGCAGACCATTCTTTCTCTAGCTGTACAGCTTCTCGTACAAAGTTCATAGAGTATTCCATATTCTCTTTTGTATTAAGCTGTGGGTTCTCTGCCATTAGAATTTGAATGATTAACCCGAATATTTCAGAGTGTTGGTTCTCGTCCGCTTTAATTAGGTTAATCATATTGTTTGATTCGAGCATTTTATTGTCACGAGCTAGTGAGTGGAAGTAAGCAAACCCACCTGAGAAGTATTCCCCTTCTAGGATTTGATAAGCTAGTAGACCTTCATAAAGCGCTTGTAGCGTTTCATCGTCCATTTCTACAACACCTGTAGCTCTTCGTTTAATGAAATATTCTGTAAGCGATACAATCATTTTGTCTAGCTTTTCAATGATGAAGTCGTTACGTTTCTTTAGTAACGGTAGCTCTCTTACTTCATTAAACGCACGTTCCTTTTCTGCGGCACCTAAAACTGTAGATGTCATATGCTCATAGGATACGTTATGAGTTGTTTCGAATGATGCAATGATAGTTAGCAATGTTCGTAATGACGGATCAGATGTAGCCATGAATAAATATGTAACAACATCACTAGCCATCGAATCTAACCAGTTTAATGCACCCGAGTTATACTGATAAGCTAACTTCTCAGCATCAGTTAGTGTCTGATATTGTTCGATGTCTTTTCCCATCTGTAATTCTTCAGGAACCCAGTACTCACCAAATAGTGATTTTTGCCAGTCCAGGAATACAGGATACTTAACATCGTCCCAACTTCGAATGCCACTAGCCTTCCCACCAAAAATCTTAGTAGGAAGGTTCGGCTGCTCTGCATCGTAGATACGGAAAGGTCGTGCTTCAAATGAATTATTAAACATTGTTCTTTGCTCCTTTTATGCTTCACACATTACGCAATTTTCAGGTTTTTCCATGTTAGATGTGTGAGTGTAGTAAATTGTTTTTAAGCCTTTCTCCCATGCTGCCATATCTAAACGTAACAATTCTGAACCTTTGATATTTTCAGATACGTGCATATTGTGGGAGATCGCTTGGTCTACATATTTCTGCGCTTCAGCCATAACGTTAATTGACCACATCTCGTCCATTTCGAACGCTGATTTATAGAACCACTTAGTTTGGTTGTTGTAGTTAGGTGGTACGATCAGAACGTTAATACCTGATTTGTTTTCTGTGTACATTACATCGTAAGGTGCATCAGCAGAAGGAGAACCGTTCATAATAATACTGTTTGTTGCTGTAGGAGCTACTGCGGCTGTATATCCGTTACGCATACCTTTTGCTGCAAGCTCACGGTACTCTTGCCATTCTTCTCCTACTAAACCTCTCTTATCGAAGAACTCTCCTGTTTGCCAGTCAGAACCTTCGAATAGTGGGTAAGAACCTTCTTCCATTGCTAACTTATGAGAAGCCTTAATCTGAGCTTTTAAGTAACGCTTGAATAGTTTACCTGTGAACTCAGCCGCTTCAGGAGATTCCCACGGGATTCCCATATTTGTTAGTAATGTGAATAGTCCTAGTAAACCTGCACCTACTGCACGGAATAACTCGTTTGTATGGTTCGCTTGTGGTACTGGGGTTCTGTTAAGTGAGATAACACTATCCAGTAACATAAACTGAACGTCTACTACTTCCTGGAACTCTTCGTCAGTCAAGTCATATGTATTGTGAGCCACTAACGAGCTTAAGTTACATGTTACTAGACCTTCACCTAAGATTTTAGTAACTACGTACCCTTTCTCTTCTAGCTCTTCAGAAACCTCTGTATCGAAGTCCATAACTTGAATGATTTCTGTACATAGGTTACTTGAGAATGGCATACCTACATGACCATTTGGATTTAAACGAGCTGAAGTATCAGACCAGTACATGTAAGGCGTTCCACCAGTTTTACGACTAGTAAAGATCGCTTTGTAAATCTCTGTAGCAGTTACTGTGCGTTTCAGTTCTAAATCAGCTTGTTCAGCCATACGGTAGTAATAAGTGAATGCATGGTCTTCTGCGTTTGGCTCTTCACCATCTTGTAACTTCTTCTTGTCGTATAAACGGTTTAGATCAATGCCTAACTTTTTCTTAACCTCGTACGGGTCAAAGATTGTAAATACTTTCTTGTCACGTAAACGTCTCATGAACTCATCAGGGATTGTAACAGCAGTTTTGATAGAGTGTGCTCGTTTCTCCTGGGAACCAGTTTTTAAACGTAACTCTAGGAATCCAAAAATATCTGCGTGCCATACTGGTAAGTATACAGCGATACCCGCTTTACGTGTTCCTGTTTGGTTTACATACTCTGCTGTAGTAGATAGTAAACGTGATGGGTGAATAGCTCCTGTAGCTGCACCTTTGATACCACGAATCCATGAACCACCTGCACGTAAGAATCCTAAGTAGATACCTAAGCCTGAACCATTTTGACTAAAGCGTGCAGCCTGCTCGATAACACGGAAGATACTCTTAAGGTCATCGTCCATTGTAAGGATATGACAAGATGATAATGAACCGTGTGGCGTTCCTGCATTCTTTAATGTTGGTGTTGCTAACCCGATAAGATGGTTAGAGATAACTCCATAAGATACTTTGATAAGTGTTAATCGTTTCTCTTTTGGTTTGTCTTTTAACATATAAATAAGGGCTGTTAAGAAACGCTCCTGTGGTAACTCTACTACTTCTTTATCTTCGTTCTTCACCAAGTATGTAGCAGCTAAGGATTGTAGTCCACTGTAACTGAATAGTTTGTCTTTTTCCTTGTCGATGATGTTACCAATTTCTTTTAACTCATCTTCGCTGTATGCTTCTAATAGCTTTTCTGAGTATGTGCCTGCTTCTACTTGTTCACGAACGAACGTGTAATAATCTCCGTAACCTTTTTTGTAATCGAATCCACGGAGTTTACTAGCTTGCTTATATAAATACCTACGATAGACTGCTGCCGAGAAATAAGTTAGCTCAGGAGTTTTCGCTGTAATTCGAGAGTTTGTTTCACGAATGATATAATCAAACAATCGTACCGCTTCTACCTTCTCCTTAGATAAGATAAAGTCTAGTACCTCTTTGAAAATATCTTCAATGATCTGTTTGTCAATCTTCTCTTTATTACTTGTCTCTTCTAATAGCTCCTGAATGAAGTTGTAAAATCTTTGGGGTTCAAACGGTTTCTCTTGAATGTAACTCCCTCTGTCTTTCGTAATAATCGTCACTAATGCTGCACCCTTTCTAATTATGTCTGTAATGCCTATACTCACTATACCACATAATATAGTGTATATACAAGCTGTAAGCTAGAAAAAACCCTACATATAGTGTTTGTATAACTATATTGTAGGGAATTTTTTTTTAATTCTTGTTATATTCGTCCCACTCAATGTCTTTGTACATACCAAATATGTATTCAGGCTTAAATGAAGTGAAACCATCTAGCGTTGTCAGGATAACATCAAAGTGTTGTGGCTCTTTACGGATGTTATCAAAGCTAATTCTTTGAATTGCCGCAGGATGACCATTCACCACGAGCTCTCGGTAAATATCAGGCATGTAAGGGATCAGGATATAGTCCTTATCACGATTCTTTGAGAAGATTAAACAAGGAGCCATTCCATGTTCTTTCATTCTTCGTGCGTCTGTAACTACTTGCTCCCACCATTCCTTAATCTGCCCTGTGCCCAGGAATAAGTTATGTAAGCCCCATCCTTCACGTTTCTTACACTCGTAAACGAATGAGTTTTTACTACCTACAGGGAATACGATGTCACCGTTCATACGACTATCTGCACCCCAGGTAGAACCTCCTGCACCCGATTGGGGAACTCGGTGTACCTGTTCCCCGCTCCATGCAGCTAACTTCTTTGCTATGTCTAGTTCATATTTAGAACCTTTAACTTTGCTGCCTTTACCCGATGATGCCATTTCTTAATCGTCCTCTCCGTAGTAAACTAAGAAGTCTTTATCATCTTCTTTAATTTGAATGCTGTCTACACCTGAACTAGGTTCGGCTTCAACTTCTAATAATCCGTCAGAGAATGAAAGAACATCATACACTTTACCTTTGATGTTATAAGTGCCGCAATCGTCCGATACTGTACGTAAGCAAGCTACTTTTAAAGGCTCTTTCATTATTTTTCCTCCTTCGCAGTCTCTTCTTGCTCCTCCACTTTAACTTCAGGGTGTTGTGGCGCAAGTTGTGTTTTCGCTTCTTCTAGGAATTTGTTGTATTTTACTTTAGCATCTTTGAAGATTTTTTGGTTAGCCCCTAACTTCTCAAGTACAATACCTTGGATACGTACTTGCTCCATAACGCTACCGATCGAAGCCTGCATGTTTTGAACTGTATAGCCTAATGCTACTTTGATAAGCGTACCTGCGTCCTCTACAGTGATCGAGCGTTTCTTGATGTCTTCAAGTTGAGCTTTCTCTTCTTCAGTCTCTGTACCACCATCGATTAGGTAGTTTACGAATAATGCTAATTCCTCATCTGTTAACGATTCAATCTTCTTTGCCATTGTCTGTTTGCTCCTCTACTTGTAAGTGTTGTAATAAATCATCTTCGTTCTCTGCAAATATCTTAAGTATATCTGCTTGTGTTTTTGTATCTAAAGCCGAGATAACAGCTAGTAACCGTATCTCCATTAGACCTTGGTTAGCATCTATAAAGCTTGTAAGTTCGTCTGCCATGTTAAGGAAGGCTTGTCCTACGTCCTCTAGGGTAACGTATTTCTCTCTGCCTTCCTCTTGTAAACGTAACAGCCCTTCACCGTCATGATTCTTCTTTAGGTAGATCGTATCTTCTATGTACTGGATAATCCTGTTATTAGGTGGTTTTCCCATACAGCATCAGCCTTTCTTCTTTGTTCCTGAAGACCCTGTTCCTTTCGTTCCTCGTACACTATCAGGTAGCTTGTCTGATTTTGTGAACTCAGCTTCTACTTTTTCCTGGAAGTGAATTTGCGCTACTCGGATATGTTTTGCAATGTATACTGTTCCCGCAGGTACTAAGTCTACAAATACATGTTTATCTAAATAAGGGTTCAGACCTGGGTAGCCTAATTTAGTAGCTTCCTCTTCATAATCTTTACGTGCTTTACGTAACACTTGTTTAGGAATGCTAGATACTTCGATACGGTCGCCTTTTGTATCAAATGCAAACGGTACCAAGCGGCTATCCGTAAACACGTTACGAAGGATAATGCCTAAACCATTACGATATGTACCTTCTACAATGCCTGTCCCATTCGATAAGATTAATGGAGTATCAACAGACACGCCACTGCGTAGGTTCATTTTTAAACCATACTCATCAGGATCAAAAGCTAGTTTGAAATCTGTAGGAACGACTACTGAACTAAATGTCATTGGTGGTACTAATCGCCCTTCTGAAGCATAGATGTCATAAGCGAAGTCTCCTGGGTATGCTTGAGTTGGTTTCAAACCTTCTTCAGTGTTGTACAAAACGTCTACTTTCTTCATTAATGTTCCTCCTTGTAATATGTATACATTCAAGAGTGTATCATACAGCCTGGTTACTGTCAATCACTTTTGCCATTCTGCTTTATAAATTTCACCTGTCTCAATATTCTGTAGGTTACGTTCTGTTTCTCCGTCAATAACACGTAGCCCGTACGGTTCTAACATCTCTGAATTTTCTTCGTTATCTAGTTGACCCGAGAAAATTTGTTCCCCTGATTCTCGATCGTATACGTCAAACTCATAGTTCCAGGCAAAGTAGATTGCTTCAGCAACATCTTCTTTTGGGATGATATAAAAACATCCTTCGTCCCAATCCCACATTTTAAATTTATACTTAGCTTCCATATCGTTCACCTCTTATTCACTAACTGAGTCAAATAATGTTTTTCTTATTAGACCTTCGTATGTTAATCCTTCTTTTTCTGCCTTCAGCTCAAGCTTAACCTTTAAGTTTATATCGATCATCTCTTTTATTTGTTTCATTGTTTCAGTAGTCATTTCAATGCCCCTATCTAGTTTCCAGTTATTTTGTCGTACAACCTAAGAATAAAAGCCATAGGGAGTAGTACAAACGTACACATAACTACTCCGAATAGGAAGTGCCAAAACTTATCATAGTTCTTTCTTTGGTAGAAATCTCGAACCCGTAAATTCACCATTAGCTACCCTCCTTTATAGTCCATAGTCGCAACTTCAGTTCTCCTTCACCATCAGCTAGAATAGCTTGTGAAATTAACTCATGTGCCTTGGCTTGCCCTAATTTATTGGCATCGTCATCAGTCGGGCTGTATACGTAATACACTGGTCTTTCAGGTTGCTTGGCGTGTATCATCTGTGATGTATCTATCATCTCTTTAGTGGCGTTTCGGTCAAGATACAAATAGATAGGTACGTATACTTTTGTTTTTTCAAGTAACAAGTCTACCTGCTCTGCTGTAATCTTCTTACCAAAGGTTGCTACACCTTCCTGACCGATTGTTAGTGCATCGAATACACCTTCCGATATGACTATACGTTTACACTTTCTAGCGTTATTCAAATTAAAGATCACGTTCTTCTTTGAATACTCAGTTTCCTTTGCAGGAGCGTTAAACGATTTAATACTTGGGGATTGCTCGATACTACGAGTGTTCCAGTATAAAGGTTTACGCTTCTCATCGAATGTAAAGAATACAACATGATTGACAAGGATTAGCTTTCTTCCGTCTACCAGTTCTACTTCACCACGAGTAACGTAAGAAATGTTGTGTTCTTTAATCTGTTCAAGAGTTATACCCCTGCCATGTAAATACATAAAGAAGGGGTACGCTTCAGGGTTATTAAAGTTATTAATTAATGTCTTACAGTTAGTTGGTGGTCTAGGGAATGTGTACCTAATCTTAGGTTGCTCTTCCTCTAACGGTGCCCCTCTTCTTTGAATGTATAATAGCAGTCGCTCTGACTCGGATAGATCAGCCCCGTATTGTGCTATCGTTGCATTCTGTTTCCTTTGTGCTTTTACATCATAATCGTACATCTCTAGGATTTCTGCGGCTTCAGCAAAATCCACACCGTAGTATTTCATAACGAATGATACGGGGTTACCATCTTCCCCACAACGTTTACACTGCCATAGACCTCTTCTATTTTCTACATACAGTTTGTATTTTGTGTTGCCACAGAATGGACAATTAAACCTGGTCTCATTACCTGCGGGTTTGCTGTCTCCTAGCTCTTGAATAAAAATGTCTAGGAACATATGTGACTTACTCCCCTTTAGTTAAAAGTTTTTTCATAAGCACAAGCATGTTATAAATTTCACCTAGTAGCTCAAGCTCTCCCAACTCAGAAGCTCTTGCACATCGGTAAATTTGCTTGTCCCACTCTTCTGTCTGTTGAACGGGTTGGTAGTTCTCTACCTTTGTTATGTACTTTTCCATATAACGTTTTTCAATCTTTTCTTTTATGTATTGCATATGGTCAGATACAATTTCAAACCCTTCATTAACCTGGTTTAGGTCATAGTTGTCTGTAATTGTTGGAATACCCATGAAGCGGGCTTTCATTATAATCTGCACATTTCGTTTAAATACTGGTTCGTTATACGGTACGTCATCCTCAGTAATCGGCAGCTCCTTTGTGCGCTTGAGAATATCTGTCCCGTATACATTTCCTCGATCGTAATGCTTGTCCTGGACTAAATACATGTATTCCTTTGCAGCAGAGTACTTATAGTAAAACCCCAGGTTAAAGGGGTACCAAAAATGAATATTCTTTTTTGGAATCAGGATCGTAACTGTCTCCTGGTCTGTTGTTGATAATTGTAGCTTAATGCCATGATCTAACACGCTAACTAATCTCATGTGTGTTCTTTCCTTCCTGTAATGTTGAGATACCATTGGCATCCTTCACAACTGTGATAACCTTCTCAAACAATGCTTTAAAGTGAGCATTGTGTGTAATTACGAATATTGTTCCTACCTTTTTCACTCGTTCACGTAATAGCGCTACTGCGTTCTCTACACCGATCTCATCTAACCCGTCAAACACTTCGTCATATACGGTAAGGTTTGTGTATTCAAGAACTAAGTCTTGTAGTGCTAAGGAGATGGCTAAGTCCGCTCGTTTACGTTCTCCGTCCGAGTTTGCCTTGTAGTTATCTCCGCCCGCTCTATTCGTAAGCTGTACATCGAACTTCTCAGTGTATCCGCCACCTTTTTTAGGTGTTTGTGTACTGAATTTAAGTTCCATATTACTTCCTGATAATTGAGCTAAGTACTTGTTACCATTTTCGTTTAGCTTTGGCGTAACTAAATCCAATACGTGAGACTTAACTCCTTCATTCGAATACATCTTAACAGCAGTCTCTAATTTAATTTTATCCTTCTCTAAGGCTACCAGGTCGTGTTTAGCGGCTGTAATCTTAGTTCGAATAGCTTCCCTATCCTTATCTCTTGGCTGCGGCTCAGGGATCGCTAGAAGGTTGTTAAGGTTACGATTGATAATCGCTTCCTTGTCTTTAAGAGCCTGTAATGTGCTTGTGTATCTTTGTATGTATTGTTCTCTCTTCTGAATCTCGTTTGCCACTTCTTGGTAAGCTGCTAAAGCGTTGTCATAAATCGCTTTCTTTTCCAAGTATGTATTGTATAACTCTTGGTACACAGATTCTTGTTTTGTAAGTACCTGGTTCAGTGTATGTAATTCAATCATTAACTGTCGTACCTGTTCTTTAATAGAAGCCATTTCTTTTTCCCTATGAGTAGGGTCAAGTAGACTTCCACATATCGGACAGTTCGTATCTAAGCTTAACTTCTTATAATTCTTCACTAGCTCCTCTTTTCTTCGAGTCGCATTAGCAATTTCATTTTTCGTAACCATTACTTGTTGCTGTGCCTGAGCTACTTCAGTTTGATACGTAGAGATGTTGATAGTATTCATTGTATCTTTTTTCTCCGTAAGCTCTGCTATATCTTCTTTTGCTTTCTCTACAATAGGGAAGTGCTTTGCGGGGAAATCGTGTAGCTCTTTGATGGCTGCCGCTAGGTTTTTCTGTTCTTGTTGAATCAGGTTACGTGTGTTTTGGTAGTGCTGTGCGTCCTGTTGTTCTAAAGTATCAACTTGTCCTAGTTGCCACTCTAACTTTTCCATCTCGTTTTTCTTTGCTAGAATTTCCGCATCCTTCGCTTTCACACGATCCTTAGCTACTGCTTGCGCTATGGAATAAATGTCTAAGTTTAGGATACTGTCTAACACTTCTTTCTTACGTGAATCAGGAAGTAATGCGAATGCTCCTAATCCGTCAGCCTTCTGTGCAAATAAGATACTGTTTACAAATGTTGTATACGGAAGTCCAACTATATCCTCAATCAATTTGTTTGTAGCAGGTGCAGTATCGGCTGTAATTTCTTTGTTGTTACAGAATAACTTTACTTTGTTCTTATATGTAGAATGTTTTCGGTATCGTTCAATACGGTAGGTATCGTCACCTTTAACACCTTCTAAAATAACTGCTGTGTTCTTACCAATCTTGTTATTGATTACTTCGTCTGCCTGTAACCCTTTAGTCGTTACATTATAAATAACATACGATAGAGCATCAGGAACAAGCGTACTCTTACCTGAACCATTACTCTTAAACTTCGGGTCGCTGTTATTTATCCCTTCGATCAGAACTAATCCTTGGTTGTCTAGTTCCAGTTCTGCTTCGTTAATGGCTAAAAAGTTTTTGACAGTTAACTTTGTCCACTTCATGGTTGTCCTCCTTCTAACTAGGTGTGTATACAGTTCTGTAGCATCATTGTATCATTTGACCTATTTTATGTCAACACAAAAAGGAGGTATTATAGGCATACCTCCTAAATTTTCTGACTATTTTCTCATCGCTTCGTTTAGTATGTCTAGAGCTAGGTCTACTATCTCAGGAGCATACTCTTTCGCATAAGCTTCCACGATCTCTTTCTCACTTGAAGTAACCGCAATATTAATACGGGTTTCAGTGTGATACTCTTTCTTTATTTCCAATCGGACATTATCTGTACTCTCCTTGAACACTGCGACTTCTGTAGCTAACTCCTGCGGCAGGATCAAACGTACATAGTTATTATCGACAATCTCCTGGATGTTATCAGGGATGTGGTCAAGCGTAATGAACTTCTTATTTTCGATAGGGATAAACTCAGGTTTACCGATAGTGTCTACATCAAGTCTAAACACACCTTTATCTTGTCCCTCATCTGAAAAGCTTGCTTGTATCGGGTTGCCCGAGTAGAACATATTGTCTGTTCCACCTAAGAACTGTCGCTTATGATAATGTCCTAAAGCTACATATGTAAACACATTCGGATAAAGGTCTCCTAGTTGGAATGCTCCTTCTAATCGGTGACTGTATCTCCCTGTTTCACTACCGTCTACTCCCAAGTGCCCGACTAAGATCGTAGGTTCTTCGCATGTCTTCGCATGTTCCGCAAACTCTTTAATCTTCGTCTTTGCCATTGCTACATCATCCGAGTATGACACAGGATAAATCATACATGAGCCTGTATGAACTGGTTTAAAATCATCCAGGATAGTTACCCTTGGGATCGTTCTAAACGTTCTCAAGCTGTGTTCAGGGATCGGTGAGTTATCCTTTTGGTCGTGGTTCCCGACTATCATGTACATATTAATGTTTGGGTAGCGCATCATATTCTCATAGATGGTATCGAAACCTAAGTTAAATACTAATGTCGGTATTCGGTTACGTGCATGGAAAAAGTCCCCATCAAATAAAATGTCTGCATCGTTTTCATTAGCGATAGCAAATATCTTATTTAAGGTTTCTATCTGTGCCACCAGGCGGTCAGTTAGTTCCATCTCCCTACCGAAGAAGTTGTATGTCATCGGCTTGGCGTAGTCCTCAAAGTTATGTAAATGAAAATCAGCGAAATTAATAAGATTGCGTCCCATTTAGTTTGCTCCCCTCATGTTCTGTATGGACTGATTGATTTCTTCTGCGTAGTTTGGCATCTGTGTATTGTCTTGCTTACCCTTACGCTTGTTCTTAAACATTGCGTCCCGTGCGTCATCTATCGACTCAAGAATAGCTAAATGCTCGTTCTTTTCTTGTTCCGACTTGTAGTTACGTACGGTTTGGGCACTACCTACAACCTTCAGCCCTATCATCTTATCAAACTGTCCTTCAGGAGGGTTACGGAGCTTGTCCGCATATAATCGAACGAATCCTGCTCTAAACTCTTCGTCAGACTGCTGTACTGCCAGGATTAACTCCGCAGCATTCTTCTTACGAAGTGAACCTTCCATATTTTCAGAGGTACGGATTGTTGCACTGTAAGCTGTACGGTTCATCTGAGCTGCTGTCCACATTACCACATTATACTCTTGTCCGATACGTCTCATCTCTTCGAATAAACGTCCACCATCTTCTGCTTCATTACCTGTAGCGTTTGGGTTACGAAGTAATTCAGGATAGTCAATGATAACAACGTCAAGGTCAATACCCCAACGAATCTTAACATCCGAGATTAACTGTTCAATCTTCGCAGGTGTGATCGTACGTGGGGAGTAACGAGCAAAGAACAAGTTACCAAAGTGTTGTCGGTTTTGTTTAATAAATTCTTGGTTCTTATTAAACTCTACCTGGTTTAAAGCATTACCTGTTAGAATCTGACTTCTGTTTCTACGTAATAATGATTGCTCTAACTTTAGAAGCATTCGGTTCTCTAATTCCTCTAGGGCAATGAAGAGAACATTATACTTATTCTTCGTATAGTTGGTAGCTAAGTTCGTCAGGATTAATGTTTTACCAGTACCTGAAGCGGCTACCACCATACCTAACTCCCCTTTTGCTAACCCCCCATTATTAAGATGGTCAATGTCAGCAAAGCCTGTAGGAATCATATTTTGGTACAACGTAGATAAAGATGTTCGTTTGTATTCTGTATCGTCTAGGACGTTAATGATTTCATCACGTTTACCTGTAATGTTAAGTAAGAGAATCTGCTTAAACTCTTCTGCCGCCTTATCCATATAAGACGGGTTCTCTAAGTTCATTGCTACTTTAGTCATCCAGTCGATTTGCATTGCTTTACGAATATGCAACTCAATGTTTTCATCGATAACAGAATCGTCTGTATTATCTCTAACCTTATACAGCTCATGAATCTTATCAAAGTACTTCTGCTGTTCTTCTGCATCCTTCCGCATTCGGTCTAGCTTGGTTTGGGTTAGTGTAAGGAATGCGTCTTCATTTAAAATGTTACGGTTCGTTTGATAGTACCTCTTGATAATCCCAACTAACTCCTTGTATTCCTGGGAGCTGTTAAATACCGATAGCGGGATAATAGGTAGAACCTCCTTCGAAAACGAGGGAGATTCAATAGCCTTTCTTAAAATCTGTTTCATAATAGGGGTTTCCATCTAGCGTTCCCCCCTAAGTAGACGGATACGTTCTGACGGGGTTTCTTTTTCTCCCTGTATTCTATCGATTGTTAACTCAAGCGCCTTCAAGTATCTTGCTCTTTGTCGTGCTTCATACCGTTCACCTTGAAGTTTTTTGTGACTTCCTTTTCTTCTTGACCTTACTGCCATATCATGCTCCTCCTCTAATGATGACTGTACATCAGTATATCATGATTGCACTGCTCTGTAAACCGAGCTGTAACTAATTAAAAAACTCTTCCAGTAGGTCATCTACTGATTGCTTCTCTTCTACTTTACCTTCTAGCTCCCAGGTTTTCTTGTTTGTAATGTCGTTATGATCTATCTCTTCACTATCTACCTTGTCTATAAATTTAACTATTTGGTCTACATCTAGCATAGAAAATTCATCCACAGGTACTTTTTCTTTACCGTATTCCTTGAATGCTTCTTGTATGTCTGCTAACGATAAATACACACCTTGGAACTCCATGATTAGTCGTAGTACATCGTAGGTCTCTTCTAAAGCAATCATGCGGTAGTATAAGTCAAAACCTAGTTTCTTTTGGTTAGCTACTGTTTCTGTTGGGTGCGCTAATCGCCCTAGAGCCCATTCGTATTTCCATCGTACAGGGTTCACTGGTGTAGCTTCTCGTTTAATCGTTGCTAACATAATCTGTGTCATTTCTGAGCCCAGGATGACATGCTCAGGGAGATTCTGTGACCCGCCAGTTTGGATAAGGGATTGCAACATAACGAACTTCTTAATAGTGTTTCGAGTTTTAAATGAAACCTCTTTAGCTCGAAGGTTCTCGTTTGTTATGTCATAGAAGTCTAGTAATGCACATTCTGTATCACCGAAACCTTCTTCCTTAAAGAAGTCTGTAATTGCTGCTCTATAATGCCATAACCCTTTTCCTTTTGTTCTTTCATCGTAACCGTCACGAATAGCACGAACTACAAAGTCATTGACGAACTTTGCAGGAATCTGTTGGACTGATCTAAACGTAGTGCTGTACTTTTGTTGGAATCCGCAATATTGGGCGAACACTTCATAAGAGGTGTCACTAATTAAAGCATTAACGAATGGAAGTACTTTTTTGCTCCTCTTCGTAACTGCGTCAAAGATAGAACGGTTAAATTGTGCGGAAAGGTATACAGCGGGGTCGATTCCGTTTTCGTCACAGAACTCACGGAACTTTTCAAATTGTGACCACCTAACAGAGCCATAGAATCGCTCAGGCAATACATCATATTGTTCACTAATCATTTGTACTTCGGGTGCGTCCTTCAAACCACTACGTACGTCTATGTTATGTTGGTCTGTAAATAGGACTGCATAACGATTGTATAAACGAGACAATAAGTATGTACGGTAGTCGTCTACAGGATTCTCCAATTGTTCGAACCAGTTCCAGTTCGGCTTACCACCTAAAGCTTCTAAACGATCGTTAATTTCGTCAATATTATTTTGGTGTTTTTTCTGTAGTAACTGAGCTTCTAACATTTGTTGTTTTGTTCTACGACTACGCTTGTTTTCTTTCTTTGGTTTTTTCTTAGTTGGAATCTTCTTTTCCAGTACATCGTCAATAGAGATTGGTTCTTCTGAATTGACCAATGCCTTGTCAGATGTTTCAAAACGAATAAGAGCAGAGTTGAACATGATTACGGTTCCACCGCCACGTCCACGCTTACCCTTTAACTGGATTATCTTTCGACTCTCCAACTCTTTCAAATAACGAGAGGTTGTCCGAATATCCTTACCGAAGTCCTCAGACAACTCTCTCTTTGTAAATGTTAATACGTATTCACTTGCTTGTTTTGCCTTCTCAACTAGCTTTGTTAAAAAGTCTAATACTTTAGGCTTAATGTCTACAACAGATGATTCTAGGTACACACCGTACTCCATACTAGTTCCTCCTTGTGTTATTTCCTTACATTCCGTAGTTTATAACTCTATTATAACACAGACTGTAGTTCTGTAAACCCGATGATGCTACTCCCCAAGCATCTTCACATCGAAGCTCTCATTTTGGTAAATCTTAAGACGTTCTTTACTGTGTGACAACAGATGTTTATTTGTCATATCGTAGAAGTCAAATACCAAGACTGTATTTCCATCGATACCATTAAGACGTAATCCACGACCGATACGCTGTAGGTTCTGACGTAAGCTTTTGTTACCACCTGACATCAGCAGCATACCGATACTCTTAATGTCAACCCCCTGGTCAAGGATACTCGATGCAATTAGTACTCGGGATTCCTTTGTACTAAATCTGCGTAGGTATTCGTCACGATCTTCCATATCTAAGCTACCGTGTGTGAAGTCACTATCGAAACCAAATTCCTCTTTGAGAATCTTTTGGATTCGCTCCCCGTGCTCAATATGGTTTACACTAATAAGCACCCCACCTGGTCGGTTACGTAAATACCAACTTGCAGTTTGGGCAATGATTCTGTTCCGTGCATCGTTTTCCGTAATACCTTTCTTGTATGCTTCCAGGTAGTTACCAACAAGCTCAATGTCTCTCGGCTCGGATATAGGTATCATACGAATAACTGGTTTAGATGAAACACCTTGTCCAATTAAGTACTCGTTCGATACTTTGAATAGGTCGCTACCGTATACACACTGCATACGTTGCCACAGCATTTTATTCTTTTGGTCTACGGTACCTGTTAATGCAATACGGTACTGTGCATTCGGTAACTGAGTCATTGTATCAAATACAGTTGCTCCGTTAATCTCGTGCGCTTCGTCCTGGATCGCTACTCGAACAGATTCCATAAACTCTTTCACTTCTTTAAACTTCTTATACTTCTTTTTGTTCTTCTTTTCCATAATCTTATCGAACTCGACCACATATTTATTGAGCTGCATCTGAGCGCCTTTATCTGTGAATCGTTGGTCGTAAGCTATGTACATTAGCTGCTCTTCTGAGTCCTTCCATACTCGTGTATCCAGGTTACAGTTCTTCAGATAATTACGAATAAGCTGTCTTGTATTCACTGTATTTCGGAACTTAGGTGTAATCTCTTCTGCAATGAATTTGATAACCCGTTCCTTTGGTGTGAAGCTAATACCTTTCTTCGGGTCTTTTAATGCACTTGCTAATGTCGGGATCATAACGAACACGATCTTCTTATTCTTGATGTCAAATTTACCGTCACCGATTTTACCGATGTCCTTCTCCTTCAGGTTCAAACGTTTACGTACACGCTCTGCCCCCTGGTGGAAAATCTCTTTCGAGTTACAGAAGAATGCTAATCGTTCCCCTCGTTTTACATGCGGCATTAGCTGCTGCATAATACCTGAAGCACATTCTGTTTTTCCTGCATTCGTTGCAAGATTCAGAATTTGCACTTGAGATTCTAGCGCTTTCTTAACCGCATTGTACTGGTATGGTCGTAACGTAATTGGTTCTTCGTCACCGTTACCTAACACAATCTGTTCATCCATGCTGTCATGATGCATAATCTGAGGAGGTCGAACATCTTCAATCTCGTAAGCAAGCATCGGGTACTGGTCTTTTAATGCACGCATACCGTCCATGAATTGAGGAAGTAGCCCTGTAAGGAACTTATCTTCTTTCTTGTCATAGAAGTCCGTGATACCGTCCCAATGTCCTGCTTTGTATGAAGGTGAATGGAAAGCGCTATCCTCTTTAATACCCATCTTAATGTGCATCATTGCTTGCACTTTCTCTCGAAGTAACGTGTTTCCTTGGAAGTCTACGTGGGTATACATTATGTCTACAATAACTTTCATGTATGTAATTACATCCTCTCACTGGTGTATGGCTTGATACACAGTGAACTGCTGCTTAAAATTCTATGTCGTCAAACATTACTGAATTAAACTTAAGGAATGGATAACCTACAAACTCTACTTCCGAACTCCAAGCGCTAACATAAATTTCTTGTACAGTCAGAATCTGACCTTCTTTGAAGTGCAGGTTAGCTTGCTTTCTGTCGTGGTCAGTTCCCCCTGTGTTCGTATACTTGACTAACCTACCATGAGGTGGTGTGTCACTTCCATGCCTTTCCTTGCCAAGGAAGTTATACATGTTGATTCCACCGCTGATACTCATACTCATTTGCTTTCCTCCTCTTAAGTTATTAGATGTATATTATACACCTTTCTATATCTTACCACAATGATACAGCCTTATCAACACAAGTTATAATTGACTTATTTACCGTTTATCCATTCCGTATTTATTATTTAATTATTAATTATTTATAAAGTATATAAATATAAAATACACTACGCATAAAATTAAATGTGTCAGGGAAAGGTAATAAATGATTCAGAAACATTGGTTTACCAGTATTCTAAATATGTCAAAAATATTATTTCGAAATATGTATTGACACTGTGTACATGTTCAGTTAAGATTAATTTGTAGATGCAACCAACCGATGGTCAACTCTACCTGGTCAGTAGAGGTCGGTTATTAGGATTATTTAATATTAATTTTGAGATCGAGAACCGCCCTTATCTTTTCCAATCGCTTTCGAGTAGGGCAAAATAAAAAGAGGTACTGTGGGAGGTACCTCTTTTTTCTATGCTTATTTTTCTTTAGCTTGCTTTAATACCGCTTCAAGCTGCTTCTTCATATCTTCTACTTCTTGTAACTTCTTCTCCAACTCTTTTGACTGCTCCTTCATTTGTCGAGCTGCTGAGATAGTAGACTTTTCAAAATTAGTAGGGACGAATATTAACGCCCCTGATTGTGGATCACGTTGTTCTATCGGCATACCGCTTTCCCCTCCTTATATAGCGTCCGTAGTTAGTCCAGTAAACTGTCTTACCCGTGGACGTAAGAATCGGTTATCTCCTTCAAGCGTTAGCTTATACTTAATTGAGTTCTCAACCGCTGTTTGCGCTACTTTCTCTACGAACGTATAACGAGTAAACTCTGCTGAACGTTTTGCAGTGGTAGGGGTAGACTTACATTCCTTCCAAGTTGCGCCCTGGTCTAATGAGTAGTACGGTTTTACACGAGTACCCGCAGGTGCAGCAGCATCGTAAGAGATTGTAACCGTGTTAAACGGAGACTCCCTTTGGTCAATCGTCTTACTTACGTAGTCCGCTTTAGTTGCTGATACGAAGTTTACGAATAGTAAATCATCAAGCGCCAACATTGGAGAAATGTATCGGTTCGATTTGAATGTAGCTCGTAACTTCGCTAGACCTACTACGAATGGTGTTTGAATACCTGCATAGTTGATTAGCGGCAACCACGGTACACTATCGATTGATACTGTGTTGACATCCGATGCATTTACGATCTTAACTTCCCAGTTACAACCAGTGTTCTCAGGTGTTAAGAATGATGCCATTAACAAGATACCGTTAGAGTCGATACCTTTCATTGTGTCGAACTCGATAATACCTTCTTCAGCAAACTCAGCAGTGTAGATATTGAACTTCATATCTGTCTCCTGGTGTACTGTCCAAGATACTGCGTTCGATGAACTGAATAGAACACCGTTTACATATGGCTGAGAAACTACAGTTTGACCGTTACTTCCAAGTGTTTTCTGTCCTAGTGTCGCACACCACATTGTATAGTCCGCACTATCTGTAATGAATACGATACAGTAACCTTCACCTGGTTTAACCATCAATGGGTCATCTAAAGCGATTCGTGTTTCTAATGAAGCATCTTCAGATACCTTAATTTTATCAGGAGTTAAGATACGTTCAGCGTATACTGTACGGTTAGGTAAACCACCGTCTGATAAACCACGAACCTGCATAATGATGTTATCCGTTGTAGACTTAGAACCGAAGTAAACTCCCACAGAAGTAATTACTCTTGCTTGTTGGAAAGCAAACGACTGTGCAAGAGGGTCATACAGGTTGAACGTTACACGAGTCTTAGTAATTGTATCCGTAGTAATCTTCGCTGTACCTTGAGCTGAGAACGTTGAAGTTGCTAAGTTGTCTGCATTCTGTAACGTTACTTCTCGTGTACCTGTACGAATACCCGCAGGGATCATAAACTTACCTGTTGCTTCCCCTAACGCATTAGAACGGATTGTACCTGTTTGAGAACCTGCCACTGTTGGTGCTACTGGTGTTACTGGTACTCGGACACCATCGAATGTCAGGAACAAGTTATCTGTGTTCTTCATTAAGTTTGTTGCAGTGAACGATACTTCGATTTGGCGCATGTACTCAATAACTTCGTCACGAGTTGACTGTGCTGATTGCCATAGAACCCCTTCAGCTTTATCCGTCTTAGACCAACCTAACGACTCCTCATTCCATGCAGCTCCACCAGTTAAAGCAGTGTTATCTACTAACCACTGGTTCCAATCAGAAAGCTTACCGTTAGGGTCGCCTTCCCCTTGGTGAGCCCACCAACGGTTAATGTTCGTTGTGATATGATCTTCTTCGTAAAGTGTTACACGCTTCTCATCAATCCAGTTATCTCTCTCAGGAGAGAGTTTTAGAACACCTTGCTTGTTGTATACCTGGTACGGGTTAACGTTCCAAGCCGATGTAGCTAATGGTTGACTGATTTCTTTAATCTCTTTGAATGGTGCAGTTACTAATCGACCCCATGAGTGTGACACGGACTCGTTCTCCATGAACTTAGGACGTACCTTTTGGTCATCAGGAGTTTTAGTTGGGATTGTGATAGTAGCGTCATCAAATGAGAATGATACAGAAGATAGTCCTGTGTCTAATCGATTGAAGTCCGTAAAGGCATCTGCGAACAATCCACGTAGCGTTAATGGGTCTTCAGTCTTTGTAGCCTGTTTCTCAAGCATGATTAGGGCTTGGTTGTATTCCAAGTTCTCTACACGAGTCTTAAGCTTCTGTAAGTCTTCCATACGTAAACGCATAACCGCAGTGTTCTTAGCTGCTGCAAAGTCAGAGTAAGGATAGATGTGAATGTTACCAATTTTCAGAGAAAGCGGGTCACGGTTCTCAGGCTGTTTGGTTACACCTTCACGATCAGGTTGCCCTTCGATAACTGAGAAGTTACCCGCAGCATCTAGTGTAACGATGTCTTCTCGTGATAAGTAGTAATCGTAATCGACACGAACTGTTCCGCCCTCTTTTGGTTTAACTCCTGTCATACCATTGAAATCTACTTCAGTAGTTGCTCCTGGTATTTTCTCACCTAATGGAGTATTCGTAACTTTGTAGTCTGTTCCTGCTTTCATTACACGGTCATACTCAAACGTTAATTTGTATGTTGTTCCTGGTGTTGGTTCTGTACCATTTAAGCCTGTGTTCCAATCTATGTATTGAATACCGCTGTCCTGTACAACTTTGTAATCTTTGTCTCGTACGTACACTGTTGTATTGAATGAAAGAACCACAGTAGTAGGGTCTATATTCGTGTACTGAGCAGGGATAGCGTCTCGACCATCTAGAACACCTTTAGAGATTTGAACGCCACCTGCGGGGCTTAGAGTGCGTCCTACAACGTTTGTAACTGCTTTAACGAATGAACTACCTACAGTCACTTTCGCCTTAGCTGTGTTATATGTGCTTGTCTCTTGTACAATCGAACGGAACTCTTTTGATTTATTGATTGCAATACGAGTAGATGTAGGTTTGCTGATACGGTAACCCATTACGTATGCTAGACCTTTATCAATAATAAGGTCAATCTTTTCTGCATCTTGACCTTTCTCAGTCCACATTTCGAACCCTTCTACCTGGTAGTTACCTGATTCTTCTACAGTACGTTGTGCTAACACCTGGTTAATTACAGAGAACTCAGGACGGTCAGGCTCGATGAATAGTTTACCATCTTCAAAACGATAGATAGAAGCTGTAGTATCATCGTTGTACGTAAGAACTACTTCTTCTTGTAATCGGTCTGCACCAGGAGATAAATAGCTAGGTGCGTTTTGTGTTTGATCTAAAAGTGTAGGGTCTTCGTTATACGTGATAACTTTTTGAACTACTTTTACACCAATGATTTCTGTACCTTTGTTTGCAAAAGGAATTGTTTGTTTCTTGATTGGTCGAATCTTACCTGCTAAATAAAGTAACCCTTCTTCAATCGTAATTTTTGTCGGGTTATCCTTGTTGTCAAAGCTGAAAGCCATACCTGTTTGAATTGCACCATCTGCGAAGATACTATCACCTAATCGTCTTAGGTTGTCTTCTGCAATGGACTGTAACTCATTTAGCTCCGCTTGTTGTAGCGGTCTGTCAGAACGGAAAAGCGCTTTAGAACGACCACTCTTACGGTCGAATCTGTCATTATACGGATATAGGCTTAAATCGATGTTATCTGCCAAAGTTGTTCACTCCTTCTATTGGAACTCAATCATAAATTGCTCGTCCATTTTTAAATCTATTGTGCGCCCTTGTAAGTCCCTGGAATCTGTAATTAGCTTTGTTCCTGGGCTTGTAACCTCGGAAGGATACATTGTGTCTTTCTTTTCCCCTTTAGGTACTAAGTTAAAGAACAGTTCTACCTTCGAGTAGGCTTGGTCTTGGAAGTCTTTACCTTCCACTGTTACATTTATGTATAACCACTTCGCTCCCTCGGCTACAGCCTTATCTCTAGGAACGAGAACATACGGTTTGTTACCGTACATTACGACTGGATACGGAGGGTTTTTAACGTCCTCTGTATCCTTAAGTGGTCTTGCTAACATGATTTTATGAACCCTCTTATAACCAATTATATCAGATTGTGCGATTGACACGTATGTACTGTCCCTATTTGCTTGCATTTTCATTGCTTCGTCTACAGGAACTGTCCCCTGCTTAACCTTAAATGGTATTGCATTAGGATTGTATGCCTTTGGTTGTCTTGTTAAATGAACTGTCACACCTGCGGGCTTAAACTTCTTAACCACGTCTATAACTGCGTAAGGGAAGTTGTTAGCAAAGAATATGTCAATTACTGCTGTCGTGTAATATTCTCCTAGCAGGTGGTCTTTACCGTTTAGCTTAGATTGGTTCAAGAAGAAAATGTTATTGAATGGCTCATAAATGTTTACGTATGTATTCGGGTCTCCTAAGAAAGCCAGGATCGCTTTTTTAATAGCAGGGATTGTCCCTCTGTCAAGCAAGATGTACTGAATGATTCGGGCTCTATAGTCCGTATCAGTTTCATTGTCTTGTCGTATAACTCCGAATATGTCTCCGTATTCATCTAGCCATCTACCTGTAGCAGTCTCTAACGATTCGTCTAGCCTACTGGAAATAGCATCTGCTTCTGTAAGCTTAAGCTCATCATCGATAGCAGCCAGGATCGCTGCATTCGCTTCTGTTTTATCTACTAGTCGAGTCTTCCACCCTGGGTGTAGATGTTTTAAAAATGACATTCTGTGTACCTCCTACTCTAGAGTTACTTTAATTGTTCCTGCACGGATAATCTCATTCCCTGCAACCAGGATATTCCCTGTTGGGTTGGCAAATGAGATGTCGTAAATGAGCTGCTTGTCAAGCCCTTTAATAACACTAGACAGATCAGATAGAATCAAACTTTGGGAAGTCTGCATGTTATTTAAGTAACGAGAAATTTCTCCTACGATTTTATCCTGGAACGCTTTTGTAATAGCTAATTTGTTTGTTAATGTTATTTTAACATCTACATCTATTGTTCTACGTACTACGGGCATAACTCGAACTGGAATACCACCTGGTCTGAAATTTTCTAATGTTGCGACAATTTTAGCTTTAACATCGTCAGGTAGGTCTCCGTTTCGGTCGTGAGCATACACGTTGATAAGACCTGTCTGTTCGTCAATCCATACGCCCGCTACTTCAGGAACTGAACGAGTACCGTATTCAATAGCAGGGATCGTACCTTTACTTAATGATTCAATGTATGAACGGAAACGAGACTTCATTTCATCTAGCGGTTCTTCATTCTGTCCAGTTTGGAAAGCTTGTGCATTATTTACTGTCTTGATGTTCGCTAGAGGAGTCATCATGATATTTACTACGTTTGCAGGAATGTTACCAACCTCACCAGGGATCGTGCAATATACTTGTACTTCAGCAGTTACTGTTCCTTGCGGGATGTAGTAGTCCACTAATGTTTCGTATGTGTTCGAGTAGTCTCCCAGGCTAGATGTGAAGCGTGTACCTCTTGCTAAAGCTACTGTTTGCTGTAAGGCATTGTGGAAAACAATTTGCACCTTACCGTATGCTTTACGTGGCGGCTTTCTTGTAAACCCGAATGAAGCGAATATACCTGCTGCAATGGCTTCCTGGATATTCTCCTCTGTTAGTACATAGAACTGCTCTAGCTCTGTAGCAATGGCTTCGTATATCGCTCTCATGGCACTACCGATTGAGAAGTCATTAATCTTTCTTGTGTTTGTAATCGTGTGGTCTACAAGTCGTGCGTAGATTTCTGTCATTTGTTTATATCTCAAGGTGTAAACCTCCTATCTTATATTCGTATCGCTAAAGTTATCGTCTAGTAACAATCTACCTGACTCCCCTGATCTCACTGCAAAGATAAAGGCTTCGTCTAATGCAATCGAGAAGATTTTGAAAGCTGCTGTGAATGTGTTCCCACTAATGGAATGTCCTAGCTTCTCAACATTTCGAACCCTACCATCTGTTCTTATCGTTCTTTCAATCTCTACAGCTAATAGTGCCGCATTCTCTTCTGTGTTCTTTTTACCGATGTATTCATGGATTCTAGAACCATATCGAGGGTGTCCCAGGTAACTTCCCATTGGAGTGATTAAGCGCACGTATAAAGATTGCTTCAGGTTCTCAATACCTCTAATCGTTTTGACATCTCCCTTACCGTCATCCTTCAGTTCTAGTATTTCAGCGTCCCATCCAGGGCTACCAAACTGTTTAGGTAACGGTAGAATGTCCAAGTCTTTACCTAGCGACAGTGCATAGATTTCTTCCTGGTCAAACTCGTTTGTTCTCTTTAACGTAGAGATTAGTTCTGCTTCTGTATCATCTGAAACTCGAACCATTAACGTATCACCAATTGTTAATAGATGGTCGGGGTTCTGCATCTTTTCATCTACTGTGTCTACGATGTATGGGTAACGTAAGTTGTTGAATCGTGCTAACTCTACCCAACGAGTTACATCCCCATACTCTTGTTGAGCGATTGCTTGCATTGTATCTCCGTAAGATATAATTTTCTTTCTGAATTTAACCATTATCTCACCGTCCAATTGTTGCTCATAATTACGTCAATTTGGTTTTCTAAGTACCCGAAGGAGATATTCATGTTTCGTAGAGTTTCGATCATACTACGGTATTTCTTTTCCGTACCGAAGTAGTCTGCAAGGTAGTTAATGTTTTCCTTAATTCGTAGGAAGTCCTTTGCAGCAATGTATTGTAGATTCGTACTAGCTGCTTCTATGCTGTATAGTAGAGCAAACGATTCTAAAACTACCGAAGTCATTAACGCATAAATTCTCGGGTTGTATGTAGCTAGGTCACTTTTCATAACTTGGGCTACAATTGTATTTGGGTCTAGCTCCACATTGATTAATTCGATCTTGTCAGCCTTGATGTCTTCTAATGTCAATCGTGCTACAGAAGATAAACTGTACACAGGATTGTACAAAGTGGAAACAAACTCTTTTGAGTCGTCTAGTACGTTAAATGGAATCGTACCGTCACTTAGCACAGGCACACTAGAGACGAATTTCACTAAGTCTAGCGGCTTCTTAATTGCCATTCTTAATACCACCTTCCGTAGTAACCAATGTTAAACCCTAGTCCTGACATTCCGTACTGGTATGCTAACGGTGAAGGGCTTTGTGGGTTAACTGGGTTACGTCCTGTTCCTGGAATATAAATACTGTCGTCTCCTTTATTATATATCCCATCGTTACCTGAGCTCGGATCGTAGCCCCCGTTACCTTTATTACCGCCTGAACCTGAGCCTGAATTAGACCCTCCGCCAGGTAAAATAGGTGTAGGCATTCCGATAGACCCACCTAATGGAGGTAGAATCGGGCTAGGAATCCAAACACTTCCACCAGGAGGAGTTACGTTTGGTAGACCTGAGCTCCCACCACCTGGGTTTACTGTAGGGTATCTGTTTCCGATTTCAGGTTGTACCACATCATCGTCCGCAGGATCAGTAGATTTACGCAGAATAACGAATTTGATTTCGTATCGATACATTAGTGGAGCGTTAACATCTTGTGTATATGTAACCCCTTCAGGAGACAAGTGGACTACAAAGCTCTCATCGTTTGTAAAGTTGTGGAAGTAAAAGTCCTCGGCAGCAGTTCTACCATTACCGCCTGTCTCTGCATAATCTTCTAAGAAGGCTTTCATTTCTTTTATCTTAGCAATCCCTCGGTCTGAAGCTTTACCTGTAGGGTTGAAACCAGTTGTACCACTGATTGTGTAAGTAGGAATATCACTTTGGAAGTCTTCTACGATGATACGACTCTTTGTTTTCAGTACAGTTGTACGGTGCGGTCTTACATAAGTCATATTCTCAGGGTTTAAAGCAAAGCGGAAAAACTTATTTCCTACCTGGAATGCAATTTTCTTTAAAACATTTCTACCATCTGACATTGGCATGTTGTATCACCTCTCTTATAATATAAGAAAAGACGGGATGATTTCCCGTCTTAAAGCACTCTAGTTAGTGGATATTTATGTATTAATTCTTCAGGAGTGACATCATAGAGAAATTCCGTATCTTTTCGCTTAACTCCCGCTAGATAAAATGACCTGTCCACGACTTCAGAGCAAGTAAGTTTCTTTTGATTGTTGAATAAAGTTCGTTTAATACGGAATACTATTCGAACAAACATCTCTAATATTTGTGCATAGTCGTAATCCGTACCTTCTAAACTAGTCGCAAGCTCTACAATCTTTTCTCTCTCCTCTTGCGTTAGGTTCTCTAAGCGATATATGTGTGTGATATTTTTATCATACTCTATAGGTACGATCCTAGTTTTTGTAAATCTATCCGCTTCGATTATTGTATTAGCATTGATCGCTAAAGCAACATGGCTATAGGGTGACTTAGTAAAATAACTAATCACCCTGCCAATGAAGCCCGTAGGTCTATAGAATATGACATCTGCCGCTTGTAGATCAGTCGTCATATCTTAGTCACCTTTCTTATTTAGAAGGTTTCTTTGCTTCTGTTAACTGCTCTTGCAACTTAGCTTTCTCTTCTTCTAACTGACCGATATAAGCCTTCAGCCTAATGTTCTCGGATGTTAAATCGAAGATAGCTGCCTGTTGTTCGTTGAAAATGAACTTTGGGTTAATCTCTTTTCTTTGTGGTTGTTGTTCCATTTTGGTTCCTCCTATGCTTATCTATTATTTATTTGGTGCTTCACCAGTCCAAGAAACTGCTACAAGTTCTTCGTGTGTCGTAGCGTTGATAATAGCATTGACTTTCTCGTTATATTTGAACAACTGAGTTTCTTTGTGTGTATACGCTTCAGCCTGTACTACTAACCAATCTTCTCTTGTATGTACTACGTACCCTGCATCCTCTGTTTTCCACGGAACCTCCGTAGCTTCAGGGTGGTCACGAAGCCAGTCTTTCTTACCTAAGAAGTTAATTTGGTCATTCTCATTTAGACGGTATCTATGTCCGTTAACCGATTTAAACCCTAACTTAATATATACATCAGAGAACTCGTCCATCATAGATGTTTTAAGTTCCTTGTGATACTTCAAGATGTCTTCAGGTTTAACTTGCCACATAGTTGTACCTTGCTTACGAGCAATAGCGCTAATTAAAGAGTCTTGGTTGTTTGGTTGCATTTTGTTAAACCCTACCATAATAAGTTCTTTGTCATAAACTGGTAAGCTATCGTATATCATTGGTTATTTCTCTCCTTATGCTAGTTTACTGTTTACTTTTTGTTTTAGTTCTTGTAACTCTGCGTAAACCTCTTGTAGACCTTTCCACGATAATGTTGCCATACCGTAAGAGTCTACCGTATCTGCTCCTGAGATAAGTTCAGGTGCTTCCTCTGCAATAAGTCCAATCTTAACTTGTTGGCTTGCGTCCCCTTTATATGTGTAAGTCTTTGCTACCGAAGAGTTGATAATTTCCATTGCACTGCCTTTAAATACCTCGATGTTATCTTTGTACTCTCTAGAAGATGCGTTGTTCAGGTTCCCTGCAAGTTCACACCAATTTGTATTGCTTGAGTTTCTTGCTTCCAATCTACCTTGGAAGTTGTTGTAGTTAACGTACCATTTAAGGATACCGCCATCACTACCAAATTGGATACATCTTCCAGAGTAGTTCTCGTGTGTGAAGAATGATAAAAACTTACGGTCGTCATGATAGAAGTCATGACCATTGACGTGCGAACGGTACTCGTTGGGTTGAGTTGAACCTTTACCAATACCGAATAATAGTCTAGCCCTATTATCCGAATCTTTAAGCGACCATGTATTACCGCTACCTGCATCGGGTTGACCTTTGATATTTCCAAATACATCAAAGTAAACTCCACCACTGTTTTGTGAATAGAAATCTCCACCGAATCTAAGGTTTCCTGTATTCGGAAACTGATAGAAGATGTTTTGGTTGTTCATTCTCATTGCGTAGTCTAGTACACCGAATGTACTATAATCGGCAGCATTTGTAGACCCTGCTGTTTTACCTGGTCTTAGGAAGTTTAACCCTTGACCTGTAGAACTTACTGGACTACTGAAGTAGATACAGTTAACTGCCATGAAGTCTCCACCGTTGGCGTGTAAGCTCCACTTACCTTGTGCGATCCACTGGTTAGCCTTTAATTTAAGTATACCATCAACATCCAAGTCCCCTGCTATTTCGAGCCCGTTTGCTGCACTCGTAGGGAACTTATTGACACCTAAAGTCTTCTTCACTGTATCGATAAAGAAGATTGGCGTACCGACTGCTACAGTTCTAGTTGCTGTTACAGTAGACCCTACTTTGTCCGTAACCGTAATTAGTACGTCCCATGCAATAGTGTTATCCAGGTTTACTGTAACATTTGTTGCTGTAAAGTTAGGGAACCCTGTAACTGTAAAGTTCGCTGCTGTATTGTAAGTACCACCTACCTGTCTGTATTGATATTTAGCTGAAGTAATTGCGTTCTTATTCACTCCACCGATAGTCAATGGTGACGCAGAGCCGCTTAACTTTAGTGTTGTAGAGGTCTCAAAGTTATTTAAACGGTCTGCACTAGTTGCTAAAGTAGGTGGGGAATAAGCTAACATTAATATAACAGAAGATGCAGATGTTCTATTACCTCGGCTGTCAATTGCTGTAACTGTTATTGTAGCGTTAGAAGCCGCATCTACGGTACCAAAGTTAAGTGTAAGGTCTGTTGTAGCATAGTTAATAGACTGGGTTGCCCCGTTCACTGCTACCTCATATCGAACCATTGTAGCGCTGTTCTGTGCTACAGCTTTAGCAGTCGCAGGAATCTTAACTTGCAACGTAGATTTATTCTGTACCAGGTACTGGTTATTCCCTGTAAGAGTAGTCGTTGTAGCATTTGTATCTAAATAAGTAAATCCTCCTGTGTATGTAGGGTTACTATTTACAACCCGCAGGTTAACTTTCTTATTCTGATCCTTCGGCAAACCATCGTTAATCTCTACCCCGTTATACTTCGTACTTGCCCAAACGTTAGCTTGTTTCACATTGTCGTTTGGTGTTTGTTGATACATCTTAGCTATGTCTGCATCATCAAAGGTCATTGTGAACGTTTTCCCTACTCCTGTAGAGAATGTTTTTGTAAAGCTACCGAATGTAAATACTAAAGAATAAGCGAACTCTGAGTAGTAATAATCCAAGGTTACAGGTACGTTTTTCGTTCCAATATCGAAATCAGACAGCACAGGTGTAGCAGGTGTGGCACCATATACAGTTCCCCACTTCTCTGTCTCTCCGATTACACTACCATTGTACCATGTCTGTACCTTAATCTTTACAGGTCGGTTCTCGTAACCGCCTATAGCTTGATACAAAATGGTTGTTTCTTCTTTAGTGAAGTAGAATGTTACGTTATCCCCTACATTACCTCTCCAAGCAATCGCTGCCATACTGTTATCAGGCTTCTGCACTTCTACTGTAACGATATGGTCAAAAGCTGTTGAAGCACGGTTAATCGAAATAGGTAGAGGTTCGATCGCTGCTGTCCAACTAATATTAGACGACACCGTACTTGCTCGTGGGATACGATCCAAGTCTACGTATACTACTGCATCGTTAATAGAGAATACATCCGTATAACCACTCGCACCAATACGTAAGTTTTTAGAACCGTCAGAGTTATGGTTTACTCTAAAGTTACCGCTAACTACTAATGTGTTAGAGTTGTATGTAAATGAGAATCCTGTTGTGTTTACTGCTTGTTGCCCGTCTACATATAACCCGAAGGTACCCGTACCATATGTTGTATACCCTGTGTTTGTACGAGAGAAACGCATCTCTACGTATACGTCACTATAGTTCCCACCAGTGTTCGGGGTACTGCGCCAATTGACAGTACCCGCTACATATTTATTACTGGTAGAGACTCCAAATGAACCACTTGCCATTATGTTTTCCTCCAATCATTTTTAGCTATTGTTAGGGACGAATGCCCAACCTGTAGCTGTGGCACTTTGTATAGAAAGGATTTTTATATTCCCTAGTGTAATCTCACTTGTTGCTCGAAGCTTTTTCGTTACTGTTTCATCTCCGTTTAGGTAGAATACTTTTTCGAATGTTCCGTTATTTTGGTAATATCCTGCAAACTCTGACGGTGTAATTTGAGTGAAACCAATCTCACTACCATTAGCATCTAACTGGGATACACGGATACCGTTAATGTTCATTCGGATGTTTGTATTGTATAGCTCTCCTGTAGCTAGAGTCCATTGTAAAGCAACGTCACCGATGTTTAACATGATCCCTGATACAATAGCTTCTACGTTAGCATATCCGATGAAACGTATTCTTACTTTATCTTTTGTAGGAGTAAACGTAAGGTATCTAGCTTCGAATCCATTTGTTGTCTGATTGCTGTTGTCCGCTATTTGGTTCCCAGGAGGTACAACCCAAACTGACCCATTATACTCTTGAACTTGAATCCAAAAACGATAACTTGTATCTGCTCCTTTTGTCATCTTGTTCAGGTACCAACCTAATGTGTAGGGCTGTCCAGGAATAACTGATACGTCTTGGTAGATTCCTGTCTCTTGCCCGTTGGCTTTAAAGTAGAAACCCCTACCGAACCCTAAGTTATCTAGTGCAGAGTTTGAAATCGTGTCTACTAAGTAAGCAGTCGTTAAGCTCCAAAAATCTCTGTCACTATAACCGATAGAATTCTTAATTAAGTTCATTCCGCCTGTCGCAGAGAACTTAGCAGTAATGTCTGTAGCAGTCTGTTTCAGCTCAGATTTCGTTGCGTATGGGGAGAAGTCTAACTTGTCCATAGCATCTTTAATCTTACCGTCCACAGCACCTGAAACGTTATTCAACTCATCTTTAGAAGCTAAGTTACCAAGGTCACTAGCATTTGCCTTACTCTTTAGCGCTAGAGTGTACTCTCTAGAACTGAAGACGGTATTCGTGATAGACTCATCTGTAATCTTCTGCTCTGCGTTAGCAATACGTTTTACCATAGACGGAATAATGTAACGTGTATCCTGGTTAACTGTTGCTAAGTTAGTACCATACTTGATTGAACCCTTAGAAATTTCAGGTGTCCAAGCAGGGTAGTAAGTCGTTACAACGTTATCCTTATCCCCCAATAGCTCTAGTATACCATCAAATTCTACTATCTCTTGGATTGGGTCTTGCAACCTGTATATTAACTGGTAGTAGTTAATCGACTTGTCACTGATTGATGGGGATTCACCTGTAGGTGCAGTGTTACCTGAAACCGTAGCACGAGACAAATCTTTATCCCCGATAGGGTGCCACACTTTGACGCCTGTTCCTGTATAGTTCGATCCGAAGGTTCCGTTACACATCTTCCATCCCAAGAAGTAAGCGTTTATTTCTTCTTTTGTTGGTGTATACGATTCTCCCCAACCACTGTCACTATCTGAAACAGTCACATATAATATATTATTAGGTGAGTTGATTGCGAACTGGTTATTACCTGCTACGTTCCCGTCATAGTTTAACGAACCTGCATTAGGTTTCACACAGATGCTTCCGCCCGATACAGGAGTAGAATACGCAAAACCTTGTGCTCTTAGACGCTTAAACCCTGTGTAGTCTACGTTCATGTCCCAGTTCATCTTATCGTCAAGACGAACATCCATCCACTTTTTTGTCTTAACCGCATTACCGTTTGTTTCCCAAGAGAACGTGTCATTGTTTGTACCATCTCCGTAGAATTTACCCCAAATAGTCAAATCAGTACCACTACTAAATACTGGGTTTGTTACAGGTCGGAAACGATTACCTGCCCCTGCCCAAGCTTCCTCAGGTGCAGGAGTATATACAGGGTTCGCAGTATGCTTACCTACAGCGATTTTCATGTTTGAGATAGTCAGTTTCCCTACTAAGAAGTTACAACGCATGTTGATTCCGTTGAATGTTGCTACAGTTCCTGCTATAGAGTTAGTCCCTATATATCTACCGCTTCTATTAGAGCTAGAGAATGTAATAGAAGACGTTAATCCTGGGTACGGGTTACTACCTTGCATATACATAGTACCCGCAGGTGCGTCCCCCTCCACAGACCAGTCGAACATCACAGTAAACTCCCCTACTCCTGTGATAGGTGCAGAGCTACCTGCAATGAATGTATAAATAGTAGAAGTTTGGTTATCCCTATTTTCCCCTACCATAGTCTTAGGTGTACCTGTTCCTGCTAATACGTTTCGACCATTAACGTACCAACTATCAACATGACTCCCCTCAAATTCAGGTAAACCAAGCGTTGCGATAGGTGGTTTAATATTAACTGGGTTAGCGAACGTAGCTCTCGCATAGTTACCAGTTGTACTAATGGCAGCGATCGTGTCCTTCGTCATCTTTTCTCCGACTTGATCTGTGTACTCTTTCTGACGATCCTGTACTTCGATTTCGAATAGAGCATAGCGATTGTAGTACTCGTTCCATTTAGCGTTCCATGTGTTTCTGTCGATATTGATAGTTGCAGATGATGTAGTATCCCAAGGCTTAACAGGCGTTAATGAAGTAAGATATGTTACTAATGCAGTGTATGCGTCCCCTAATGGCTTGTAGTTTACACTTGTAGATAGGTTTAACCCAATCTTACGTGCCATTCTTCGGATAGAGTAGAGTTTACCTGCATTGTAGTTATCATTATCAATCTGAGCTAGGGTAGGCATTGCTTCGTTATAGTTAAGGAATTTACCTACAATGTCGGCAATGTATCCACGGACTAAGCTACGCTCGAAACGAGTAATCTTTCCATCACTACCTAACGATTCAAGAGAGTCAGCAATCTGATCTACTTGCCCTTGGTCTGCAACGTTAAGACCGAAACTAATGTTAGAGTACCATACAGTACTTCCTGTTACGTCACGGTTATTTAAGAATCCAATTTTCACATAAGCTGTTCCCCAAGAGAACTGGTTCTGTGCATCATTACCTGAATTATTAAGACCGCTAATTACGCCTGAGTAATTTGTCCATGTCCCAGGGATAGCTGCGTTTTGCACTGCAATATATCGGAATCCTGACCCACTGCTACCTTGACTCAGTTTTGTACCTGCTTTGACTAGCGCCTTGTTCCACGGAGCACGTAAAGTGATAGTTTTATTTGTAGTATTAATAGCCCCATCAGCCCATAAGTCTTGTACTGATACGTTTCGAGAGTACGTTAACGGTTGGTATTTATACCCAGTCTTACTTACATAATCCCAAAAAATTAATTTTCTTTGGTGTATTGGTGCAGTGTTTAACCAGTTAGTAACGTTATCAAGGTATACAACAGTATCCCCAGGCTTCAAGTCCTGTGTTAATGTTGAGAACGTACTTTGTACGTACATATGATTCTCCGCATAAATAGGTAATCCGTCCATGTCGTGCTCGTATACACCAACATAGTATTTAGCTCCAACGTACGGATTTGTTTTAGCCCATAGAGACAGCTTATAAGATTTACTAATGTCTACAGGAATTAATTCATCAGATAGTTTCTGACTTGCTGCCCCGCTATCCTTAAATGAACCTCCACCTGAGTAAGAGTCTGATCCGTCAAATTCGAATGCACTGAAGTTAGAGTTGTTCCCTAACGAACCTCCACCGTTCGATACAAGGTTATCCCCCTTAGAGTTCACCCAGTTTTTGTAATCAGCAGAAATTACCCAACTTCCTTTTATGTATACGTATAATTGATTGTCTTTTTCGTTTAACCACAATGCCCCCTCTGTAGGTTTTGGCGGTGGTGTAGGTGATGCTAATACATCGTTCATATTGTAGACGGTCAACTGCCCTGTAACACTGAATTTAGCCATAAATTTTTATACCTCTCTTTCTATCTTAATATGGCTCCAAGTGTCACCCTTATTAATAGCGGTTATTGTACTCCGTGCCACATTATACATACTAGCTATTTCTTTTTGGTACTTTCCTTTGGCTAACAACTTTTTAATTCCTATAACATCTTTTTCTGTAAGCTTAGAGAACCCGTTTCTTTCTCCTTTAGTCTTTCTAGGCTTTCCTATCTGAGCATCGCTTATCTTCTTTTTAGCTTCCTCTGTATGCTCTCTACCTGTGTTAATTTCAATTAACTTCTTCTTTAAGTCTTCTGACATCTTTTTACCTTTGCGGGCTTCGCTCATTCTTTTTCGTGCTTCTTCAGTATGAGTATATCCTACTTTACCGTCTCCACCGATTGTTAAGTTATAACCTTTAGCACTCGTGTTAGCTTCTAATTGCTTAATCCAAAAAATCTCTTTTATATTTAGTTCGTCACAGTCTGTAGCTGTGTCAATAACTTCCCAAGAGAAATTTTCCCAACCGTACTTTAGAAGTGCTTTATGAAAATAACTTTTATTCTTTTCAGATTTAGCTGCATGTTTGTGTTGTCGTTTTCTTCTCTCTAAAGCACCTGTAGTCTTTCCTACATATACTTTACCGTTTATCTTATTTACAGCTTTATAAATCGTAGCTTGACCCGTTACGCTAAACTTTGCCATTCATTTTCACGTCCTTTATAAATAAAGGAAGCTTATTTCTAAGCTCCCTTTTAACTGTCTACCTCTATTATAATATAAAACAGCTCTAACTACTTATCTGCGTTCGCTAATAAATTTGCACTACCGTTTACATCTGTACTGTCTAGGGTGATTGTATCCCCTTTAACAGTAGGATAGTTCTTTATTAAGTTACCGTTTGGTGCGTATAGCGCCCATGTAAATGTCCAACCTGCGGTAGAAACAGATAACCCTGATTGTAGGATTTGTGCTGTTAGAGTGATCGTTCCTTGACCATTCTTAAACACGTTTGTACCGATGATGTTCATTACCATAGGGTCTTGGAAGTCTCGTGTCACGATAACTCCACTGTACTTAATCCCAGTACCAGGTGCAGTCGCTACACACTTGAACCCTTGAACTCCGTTGATTGCCCAGTTACGGATAGTAATGGAAGCAGAAGTAGTTGTGATATTCGCAGTCGTTGTTGTAGGAATCGCTTCTGCTGTGTTATCAAACTTAGAGATCGTTACGCTTCCTGCACTTGTTGTAATATCTCCTGCGTAGAACAAGTTAGCCGCAGCAGTACCGATATACACTCTAGCTTTCGTAACGTTTGCTGCGAATGCAGGGATCGTAACTTTTAAGTCTTGACCTGCTGTAACTGCTAATGATGCTTGTGTAGAACCGATAGTTTCCCCTGCCAGTCCACACCACGTATATTTTACATAATACGTTGCAGCAGTTAATTGTGTATTCGCATTTGCCGCTAGAGCTAGAGTAGGAGCAGTAGTTGGGTTTGCTACGTTCTGAATTAATCTCCAACCGTTACCTCCGTCTGCGTTCCCTCCTGAAGAAGTTGTGGCGCTCGGGTCTTGGATGTACCACTGGAATGCTGTAGGAGTTACAGTACCTGCACCCTTGTACATATCAGCCTGTAACGTGATGTTACCGTTACTATTCTTAATTGAGTCTCCGCCTGGTGCCCACACGTTTAAGTAGTATGAGTCAACCCCGTTCGTACCGTTCGCACCATCTGCTACAATTAAGATTTGTTGCTCATCAATGTTGTTTACAGTTCCGTTCGGTGTAGAACCCGCTAGATACAGGCGTACACGGATTGCTTTAATCGTGTTACCTGAAGGCGTATACGTTTTAGCTGTTGTCTCATTTGCAGCAGATGTATACTTATCTGCCCAAGTTACACCGTCTGCTGCTAGTTCAGCGATTACTAATTTACCTCCGTAGAATGAAGGAGAGCCTGATCCTGTTTGAGACATCATGTTAATAGAGATACTTCCAGGTGTTAGCGTTCCTCCTGTACTCTTTTGAATCGCTACTGTATTCGGCACTAACCAGTAAGCAGTCGGGGCAGCTCCGCCTTTAACCTTGCTTAGTGTTTGTACCTTTGTAAGTGTGAAGGCTTGTCCTTTTAATGACTTACCTGAAATCGTGAACGTAATGCTTGCAGTATCCTGTGTGATGTTACTTGCATTTGCAACGCTTGCGAATAGACCACTAGCAGTGATAGCCCCTGCTGTAATGTTTGAAGCAGCCGCAGTTACTTTATACTTACCGTTTGCAGTACCTGTACCATCGTAAGAGAGTTCCGTTGCACCATCGTATACGTGAATCTCTGTTCCTGACCCTGCGTAGATACCGTTGTTACCATTTGAATCTGTAGGAATAGATTGAGAGTCATTCGATAGTAAAGCAACGATAGCGTTAGAACCACCTGAACCGTTTACGATCTTTGTTACATCGTAGTTTGCTTTCAGAGTAACATCCATGTTTAGGTCTGCATCTGTGTATGTAACAACGCATGTAAAGATTTGGTTATTCATAGTTGTTAAGTTTGATTTAATCGATAGCACTTTTGCAGTTGTACCTGGTGACCCTGTAGGTAATGAGTACGATAGCCCGCTAGGTGTTGTTCCACTTGCTGTCTCCGCTAGAGGAACTGTAGTCTGTGTACCTTCGTACCAAAAAATGCTCTTAACCGCAGCAGAAGGTAACATGTTGCTTCCATCCCCACCTGCAATATATAACTCAGGTGTAATGACTAGGTTACTGCTTGTAAAGTCAGGTGCGTAAACTAATCCGTTCGGATCATAAATCTGTGTTTTGTAGTTCGGGTTTAAATAAAGAATGTACTGCTTTGCATCATTTAAGTCTGAAATAGTTATCTGTCCCGTAATTCTTGCCATTAATTATCGTCCTCTCTTTGCCAATACGCCTTAGCTGTCAGGTACTTCTACGTCACATTCAAAAGTTGCTCTTTTCGGTATATCGACATCTGAGATAGCAAAAGAGCTCCCTACACCTCTATGTGCTAATTCCCATGCTGCATCCCCGTCTGCATCATCTGATATACGAGTCCAAAAGAAGTTAGCCTTTGGAATTGACATCGTAATCTCTTCCTCACCTTTATAGACCTTAACGTAAATAACGCTGTCTATCTCGTTGTTTCGGAAGATAAGTCCATTCGTACTACCAATCATGATTCGGAGTGGAACTTTCTTTAAAGCTTCCTCCGCATCTTTTTTCGCTTGTTCCGCAGTATCCTTAATTTCTTTCTGTTCTTCCTTCGTTGCCATTTCAGAACGCACGTCTTCTATTTGTTTCGATAACTGTTCTGAACTAACTTTTTGTGAAATAGAGTCTGCAAGTTGCGTGATAGAGGAACCGATTTTTCTCATCTCAGTATCTCTATACTTCATTGCATTCTCTTGTGCTTCTTTAATTCTCGCATCTAGGATTGCCACTAACGCCTGTTCAAAAGATGTTTGCATTGCAGCTATAGATTGGTTATATCCGTCATACGCCTGGTTAATGGCTGCCCGCTCGTCAGGTGTGATTACTCCGTCTAGCATAGCAATCTCAATAGAGTTAATTAACGCAGCATGTCGGTTATCCAGGTTCTCTTTCGCTACAGCAAGTAAATCCTTGTGTGTCGCAGGTAAGAATGGATCAGAAATAATTTGGCTGTACTTTTCATCTATAGCTGATTTCTCTCTGTTAATAGATGTCTTGTACTCTGTAACCTTTATCTTCTCTTCTTCTGTAACGGTACCATCCTGGAATGCGATCGTCATATAGTCCTGGGCTTCTTTTAACAACGAAGTCATTTTATTTAATGCAGCCCTAACTGCGTCCAGTACTTTCTGTTGGTCTTGTCTAATACCGTCCAAGTCGATTTCGATTTCGACTTTATCTATCTTAGTTTCTATTTTACCATTAATTAGTGTTATCTGAGTGGTTACGCCCTCGATTTTTTCTTGTAACTCTTTAATTATTTCAAGGTCTCCACTACCGCCACCACCTGAACCGATTTTCTTACCATCGATAAGAACCCCTTCAGATGTGATACTTAATTTATGGTCAAGCGATTGAATCGTTACATCCCCATTTTCAGCAATCTCGAACTTAGCAAACTTAGAAGACTTTTCTTCAGGGTTTGTTGTATCATGCTTTTGTACGATAGAGAATGACCCATCGGGCTTCATTTCCTGGTATGTAATTCCTTTACCATTCGTATGTCTACTTCCTACACGAAGCGTACCATCCGATTTTAGGAAGAAGGTAACTCGGTGCTTATCATATACCCCTTGATGTACGAATAGTACTGTAGGGGACTTAGCAGATACAGGTTCGATTAGTTCTCCGTTAGAATAACGTGAACTTGGTAAGTCCGCATAATCGAAAGCCTGGTCTTGTACATATTCGTTATCAGGGTCTGTATCCGTAATGTACATAAATGATTTACCTGAGAAAGTTACTTCCTGGTTTCCTCGTCCATCTATGTTTTTAAATGTCATAGACGGATACAATGTGAATAGCTGCCATAACTCTTGTTGGATATTCTCGTCCGATTCATCGGCACCTGTCATATTCGTTCGAGTTAGTAATGACTGGTTATCCACATCCCCGTAAATGTTAAGGACGATTGGATTGTCCTTATCCCCTTCAAGGAATCCGATTAGAACTAATGTACCAATAGTGACAAGTGTGTTGGTACCATACACATTTCCATCGGGTGTCTTACCACCGAATGTGATAGGTAATCGTGCAGAGTATCTACCATTATCATTCGGGTTTTTCATTGTAGAGTTCTTATGTACTGTTGTAATAACCTCAACCGTATTATATCTATAGTTAACTTTTACAACCCTAGCAAGGGAGAGCTTTACTACGTTCTCTCCCTCTTTGTACATACGTTTGATTTCTGAACCTAACGCAGACTGAAACCGAATTGGTGACAGGGGTGTGTATTCATCGTTGTACATTTCGCTACCACCTTTCTATACCATTATACCATTATGTTTCCGACACCCTCTACGTAGCGTCTAACGTGCCCGTTGAACACCTTCTGCCAGTATGATGTGCTTAAGTCCTCCTCATGGATACCTGGTGTACTTTGGGAACCGATGAATTTACCATTACCTGAGTAGATACCAACGTGTCCGTCTTGCTTATAGGTATCGAAGTAGATAATGTCTCCTTCTCTAATCTGACTCATTGCTATACTCTTATTAGAACCACGAGCACTAATTTGTTGTAATCGAGGATCGGTTTTAATTGTATCTGTGGTCATACCTGTTGCTCCACCCTTAAGCTGAACACCGTGTACGTTATAGCACCACCATACGAATGAAGAACAGTCGATACGGATTGGAGATGACATGAACGGGTTGTTACCTGAACGTCCTCCACCGAATACATAGATAGACGGTTTACTTGTCATTTCTCGTGCAGTAGCTAGAGCCTTCATTGCCACGTTTCCGCCTGCTCCTCCGCCCCACATTCCTGAGCCTGTTCCGCCACCCATACCTCCACCTGGGTTGGCATTCTTAGCAGTTTCTAATAACTTCTCAAGTGAGTCCTCACCTAAGTATCCACCTTTGAAATCTTCAGATTTACCCCATAGGTTACTGAATCGTTTGGCTCCTTCGTCAGGTAGACCTCTTGTTACACCTAATACAGTTGTGTAACCGCCTGTAAAACTGAACTCGTGCTGTACAGATTCTAAGTAGAACTCCCAGGTAGTCTGTTGTTCAAAGTCATCATATAAAAGTCGAACCCCTAATCGGTAAGCAGGGTTCCCCAGGATACGAATGTCTCCGCTATAGAAGTTAGCGTTCTCACAGTACCAGTTGTATAGTTTCTGTGTGTATTTTCCTAGCTTCTCACTATCAACACTTTTCTCCTTAGTTCCTTCTCCGCCTGCTCCTGATCCTGCCGATGTAATAAGTTGGGTATACACTTCTCGACCAAACTTACCATCTTTCAATGCATCTATAATTCCATTAACCATACTAGCAGGCATTGTAGTAAACTTCCCTACGATCTGTGCGTACACTTCGTTTCGTTTACGTCTCAATGTTTCAGGGTCTTGCAGATTATTCTCTGTGATGAAAGTTAGTACCTCTTCATACCCAGGTTGTTGCGGTGCTTGTGGTTTAGCAGGTTCTTCTTTCACAGTAGGTGCAGGTTGTGTAGCAGGAGTAGGTGTTGGCATACCGCCTGTTCCATTCCCCGCAGGCGGTGTTCCTGGTGTTGCAGCGTTTGTACCGCTCTGTCCGATCGTACCACTGTTAGATAACAAGTAGCGGTTCTGTGCATCCAGGCGTTTGTAACCATACTTCTTAATTAGCTCAGGGTGATATTTTGGGAATACCCCTAAGTCCACGCTGTTATAGTCTAGTAAGTTCGGTGCCCCTACAACGAAGATTGAGAACATTTCGTTATCGTTCTTACCGAAGGATTCTTGGATTACTACGTCACTTGTGAACCGATATGTAGGTAATGCAAACCATTTATCAGGATCAAAAGGTGTAGGTCTCATTAATGCAGCACATTTACCATCCTTTTGAAACTCAAAGAATAGCTCATTAAATGGTTTGGCTACTACGTCCTCTAAGAATTGGCGTAAGCTACCTTGGTAGTTAATGAATGGGGTAACGTCTGCCAATGCTTCGTCTTCCTTCCAACTTGAGAAACTATGTACGAAGTAGTCTTTTAGCCCTTTACCGTTGAAATCGTACTGAGCATATTTATATACGAATCTTTCCATTAGTTCGTTACCGATACCTGCGGCAGTATTCTGAGAAAACTTTAAGCCTTTCTGCGGGTCATCAGGCAACCAACCAGTACTAGCAATAATTGTTGATACTTCTTGAATAACCCCGACATCGAAGTTAATTAATGCTTTGGTCATTGCTTGCCCTGTTACACGATATAATAGAGACCCGTTCGCATACTCTCCTTCTTTCTTAATGTCAGAAACTAGACCTACCATAATGTACGGATTATCAGGGGCACCTTTTGTAACATCAGGGAACACTCTAATACGTACCAGGTCATTAGCATTAATAATCTTGTCCCATTTTTCCTTAGCGGAAATAACAAATGAGAATGCAGGACTATCATCTGACATTGAGTTCTTCACACTAAAAGAAAGTAATGCTTCTTCGAATGACTTTTGGGATATTTGTTTTTGGGTATCGTACTTTAGTAAGTACGGTGTATTTTGTGTTATGAGTTCGATTTCGAATGTAGGATACCTTTTAACAATGGTAGTCATTTAAACATCCCCTTCATTTTAATAAAGAAACGGAAGGGCTGTTACACCCTTCTCATTTCCTGCGAATAGAAGTTTAGGGAACTATAAATCATATCATTTATGTTCTTACCTACGTTCTTCATTTCGCTGCTGTTCTTGATTTTGTTTGAAACGCTTTCGTCTCCTCTAACGTTTACATTGATCGTAGAGTCTACTTTGACAGTACCTGAACCGTTCGGTGCTCCTTTCATGATAGAAGCGATGTTAGAAGCCCAATCAGAGTTAGTTGCATAACCTGCCTGGTGCATCTTATCTAGAGTGGTTCTACCTTTTCCATAATACTTCTCGGCAATCCATTTAGCTCCACCCATGATACCGTTCTCAGCAGCAGAACCTCCACCATCTTTAAACGTGTACGCACTTTCCATTGGACTGTTATCGAAAGCTCCAATACCGAAGAAGTTACCTTTCTGCTTCGCAATGTTAGACGTACCCCAAGCAGATTCTTCCGCAGCGTGGGCAACTAGGTAACGAGGGTCTAATCCGTACTGTTGACCTGCTTTAAGGAAGGTTGCGCCCATACCTCTCATCATTGATCCTTGCGGAGCTTTAGCGTCAATCCAAGCATCTAGGTCAGCAGCAGTTAAACCACTGTCTGTGTATCCTAAATCACTTTGCTGTAAGTTACTTGCGTTCTGCCATTTCTGACCTTTTGGTAATAGCTTTAAGCTACCTCCGCCTGTAACTCCCATACTTGAACCTACGCCACCTGCACCGCCCATACCGTTGCTGTTACCCATGATACCGTTTTGGGCACGAGCTTGAGCAAGTAACTGGTCTGCACGTTGGAGAACTTTCTCATACAAGCTGATATTCTCTCTTTCGAATGAAAGGTTGTCAGTCTTTTTAAGCTCGGTACGTTGACGAGTGTTCGTGTTCTCCTTATCTACTTGTTCCTTCGTAGAGTTAACACTATCCCCTGTGATGCCTTTACTCATTTGGTCTTGCAAGTCCCCTGGTGTAAGAACTCTGTCGGTCAGTCCTGGGTCTAGGTTGTTACTCATCATGCTCCCTGCTACAGTACCTGCTCCGATACTAGTTGCAGTGTAACCTGCTATAGTACCTCCTTGGCGACCGTAGCCTGTGATACTAGAAGAGTTAGTAGGTTTGTTTTCGGCTTTTTCTTTTTCTTTCTTAGCCTTAGCTTCAGCTTCCTTCTTCTCCTTCTCAGGGGAAGAGTCGAACATACCTCCGATTTTCCCTCCGCCCCAAGCACCTGCGATACCACCGATAATACCTCCGATTACAGTACCTATACCTGGGAATACCGAACCTACTGCGGCACCTGCGGCTATACCTCCTCCGACACCACCAACAGATGATCCGATAGCTTCTCCTTTCTTACCTTCGGGAGCACTCCAAATGTCGGCTACACTAGATAGGATAGCAAGAGGTAATAAAGCCTTACCTGCCACTTTACCTGCTCCTTTAAGGAAGCCTTTACCTGTTGAACCCGCTGTCGAACCTGCCGCTACTGCGCCTTCGGTAGCTCCTGAACCTCCACCGAACATTTTTCTCCACCAACTCTGTTTAGGAGCGGCTTCAGTTGCTTGGGCACCTCGACTCCACGTTACAGTGTTACCTGAACCGCCACGGTCTCGTCTACCTCCGCTACCTCCACCTACAACAGTGGTTCCTCCACCACCGCCACCGCCTGGTCTTCCTCCTCCTTTTCCTCCACCTTTGCCGAAGGAACGACCTAGACCTTTACGCATTAGTGTAGAAGCCCCGAAGGAAATTGCAGCACCTGCTGCGGCTACACCAAGAGCAGCGATTGCAGCAGCGGCACCATAAACGATAGGTGGCATTCCGCCAAGAGAAGCGTTAACTTCACGTAGACCTTCCCCTAAGTCATAGATACCTGCGGCTTGCTTTTCAGTTACACGGTCACTTTGGTTATCTGTAGCTGCGCTAGAGTCCTTATAGCTCTTTTCTTTCTCCTTAGAGATTTTTTCACCTACAGTAGAACTACTCTTCATTACCTCGTCTAGAGTTTTCTGATTTAGGTTACCTTTGTCTTTCTCAGCTAGAAGGGCTTTAGCTTGTTGAATAGACATGTCTGCTCCTAATAGTTCTTTTGAAGCTCTAGAAAGAACCCCTGCTTCAGCATCTCTATTTCCGTTACCGTATGACTTAGCCATATTGAATAGTGGGTCTAAGTTCGAAACATCAGAAAGACCTTTCTCCATTTGCTCTTGCAATTTTGCCATACCTTCTAGTCCCTGGTATTTTGTACCTTGACCAAATACTAGACGAGCTTTAGGATTATCGAATCCTTGACGGATACCTTGGTCAAGGCTCTGCATTAATCTTCCGCCTTTTTCACCACTTATGGATTTATCCCCACTTGAAGATAGAACCGTTTGTAATGCTAACGTGTTCATAACATCCTGGTTAGATAAAGCACGGTTAGATGACATACCCTCTAAGATACCCTCTAATGCTTTTAATTGGTCTTTCTCACGACCTTCCATTCCGCTACGTTTAATAGCGCCCAGGAAAGCGTTTTGGAACTCTTTGGTTTGCTTACCGTTCATACCACCTGAACCATATGCAGTATTGAAGAATGACTTTGTATCCTCTACACCGATACCGCTTGTTCGGCTGAAGATAGCCTGGTTCTGCATAGCTGTATTTAGGTCACCCATGCTTGTGTAACCTTTTTTAGATAGGTAGTTATCCTGGAAGGCGATCATCTCTTGCCCTGACATTCCTAGCTTATCTGCTAGACCTGCATTTAAAGCACCGTTACGAATCTGTTCACGCCACTGGGAACCGTCCATACCGATACGTTGCCCGATAGAGATTTCATCGTCCCTCATGCCTTTGTTAATAGATGCCCCTTGGTGATAAAGGCTACCTACAGTACCCGCTACAGCACCAGTCACAGCTAAACCGATAGCAGGAGCACGTTCGTATAACATACGAGACATTGTTCCACCAGGCTTAACAGTTACGTCTTGTACACTTGCACTACGTTGTTCCATATTTGCAGTTGTACGTTCAATGGCTTTGTTTAGCTCCATACGAGCGTGCCATTCTTTATCCATCGCTTCGATAGTTTGCTGCAATGCAATCTTCTTATCGATTTCACGTTGCGTAGCTTGCGGGTTACGTTCAATGTCCTTGATCTGCTTAGAGATACGAGAACGTTCCATACCCATCTCTGTTAATCGATTTAAGTTGTCAGCCTTCTCTTGCTTCAGTTCGATGTTTACAATTTGTTGGTCTTTACGGAAGTTAGAAGCCTGTTGGAATGACATGTACTTAGATGCACTTGCTCTACGTGCCAAGCTCTCTGTACGTCTGTCTAGCTTATTAATTTCACGCATCTTACCTACAACATCGTCAAGCTTACTTGATACACCGTCCGCTTCGTTAGCCATAGACTGTACGATGTTCTTTGCCTTTTCAAAATCATCCGTAGGTAAGTTAAACACATCGTTAGAATTGAATACATGCTTAAAGTTTTTAGAGTAGTTTTGTTGGAAACTAGCCATTTCACGGAAAGCTAACTTTGTATCATTGTAAGAACTCTTCAGCATTTGTTGTTGCTGTATTACACTCTGAACGAAGTCTTCTAAATCTCGTTGCTTTTGCTTAAGTTTCGCTTTAGCTTCTTTACCATCGTCTTCTAAGTTCTTACCGACTTCAGGAAGCTTGCTTGACATGCTCTGTAACTTCTCGATCGATTTAGGTAGGTCTCTATACAGTTGCGCCAGTTCTTTCATGGAACGCATATTCTTGTCCATGTCCTTCTGACTTGTAGTATAGTAGTTGTCTACACCTTTATTACGGAGACCTTCAATTTCGTCCATTAACTTACGAATCTTACCCAAGTTCTGAACCGCTTTACTTATCTCCGCATCGACACTAATTATGTAATCTTCCTTATTTGCCATACTACTTCACCACCCTTTTTTCTTATAAGTAAAGGTAGGGGCATTGCTTGCACCCCTACCCCTCTACAACTCCGTATATTCGTCCTCTTCGTCCTGTTGGTTAAACAGTGCAATAGACTTGTCCATCGCTTCTTTATCTAGGCTATTAACCTCTTCTGTTTCCCCTGCCAGGTATGCGTCATCTACAAGATGTTTGCCACCTGCTCTAGCAATACGTTGTGCCTTCTCGTATGCATTTGCAAGTTGCTGATCGATATAGTCACTAACTTCCATCTCTCTAGCTGTTTTCCCTCCTGCTTCAAGGTGAGCATTATAGTCATCCAGGCTATCAAATTTAGAAGCAAGATTTTTAAGGTCTTCAGCTTTGGTAGCGTCCGCAATCTGTTGAGCAATCTTGTCCGCATCGTGACCAGGTTTAAGGACATCCCAATCGCCTGCTTCTCTGTTCCAAACCTCATCATCAAAGTCTGAATCGTAGTGTTCGGAATCGATAGCTAAACCTTTTCTTGCAAGTTCCATCAATCTATGATCTTCCATCATGGAATATCCGATTAGGTCTATTTGGTCATGAGACAGTTCCTTGAATCTCTCATCTGTAGGAAGTGTATTAAACTCTTTCATAATCGCCCACAGATTTCTCATATACGGAGAACGTGCTAACTGTTTTAAACCGCCTAAGCGCTTTACCTTATCTTCGAAAGGTATCTAACCAGTTAATGAAGTCACGACCAATCGTGAATACAATCTCTAGGTTGTATAACTCCTCTTCTTTCTTAAGGAACTCAGGTACGTCAATACCACAGATTTTTAATGTAGATAATGTTTGGTATACAATTAAGATATACTCACTTTGGTAAACGTTTGTTCCACCTAAGTATCTTGATGTTTCCGCATGGATTCTAGCCATTTGGATAGCGTTAGGTGCTTTAATCTTAATCGTGAATTTTAAATCGTACTCAGGTAGATCATATTCTTTTATGTATGTATCGTTTACCCCACGGATAAGTCGGTCAATTACTTGACGTTCTTCTTGTTTTTTCTCTTGCTCTAACTCTTCCTGGGACTTCTTGTTTAAATCAGGCATCTCATTGTTGAAATTTTCAGACATTTTAGTACCTCCTAGTTTTAGTTGTCTCTAATAATATAACAGTAACTTGTACACTAATTTAATTATAACATAGAAAAAGCTGCCACCTTGAGTGACAGCCTTGTTATTATTTGCTTGTATTGTATTGGTAGTAACCGTTACCTACTTTTTCAATTCGAGGATCGATAGCGTTTAGCTTCTTAATAATATCGTACGGGTTTTTGTATACATACGCAGGATTGATTTCAGCTAACTTTTCGAAGATAACTTTTATTTTCGTTGGTATTCCTGCTTCTTTAAGAATCACTTTAGTATATTGTGCCACTACTGCCAAGTCTGCATATTTACCTTTGCCTTTTCCAGTACCTTTTTTCTTACCCTTACGTACAGGATTCTTGATATTTCTATTTTTATATTCCATATCTTTAGCAAGCTCTTTTGCATGATTGTATTCGAATTTAGGTTCCTCTTCTTTCAGGCATACGACTTCCTTATTCTCTTCTATGAACTCCTCGATAGATTGTTCTTCTTTATGCTTAGGAAGCTCTACTACCGCTGCTGCAATCTCATTAGGCGATGATATAATCTTTGGAACATCTTTTGTAATCACGTTTTGCAGCTCTTGAGCAAATTTCTTTCTTTCTTCTTCAGTCATGTTTTAAAAAGCAGTAACAACAATGTTTTCTGACACCTTAACTTCTTTAACAGGTTCAGGCGGCTCTACAGGTATAAATGTTTCTTTAGGTGTAGGTACATCCAATTGTGTTGTTCTGTCAATATCGTCTAACTCTCTTAAGCGGTTAAGTAAACTTTCATAGCTTGTCCATAGGCGGGCACGCTCACCTTCGATATAATCCATCTGCTTTCTTATTGCTTCTCTCTCTGAAAAAGTATGTGTCATTTTAAACATCTCCCTTAGATTTTTTATATGTGTTTTGCATCTAAGGTTATTATAGGACAAGGTTTTCTTATAGTCAACAATATTTTTGTTATATTTTTAAATTTATTTCATAGACTAGATTAGAGCTCACCCATAAACTCGTTATCGAAATACAGCTCGTCCATGATATTAGACACGATACCGTTAAAGTACGCAAAGGTACCCTTACGCATTTTTACACCTTTTTTAATCTTCATTACCAGTTCTTTAGCAGCTTGAATACCGATCACTGTTTCCTGTTCCTTCGTGAATGCATACTTGCCCGTCCCATCAGGTTTATTACACTGACGAACTACTTTCCAAAACTCTTGTATTGTTTCTGCTTTACGATAAAAAGAGCTCAGGAAAGAAGAGAAACGTTTTGGAACCCAGTGAGCCACAAAATCTGCTTCTGTAATATTATCTTTAGATACAGTAATATCTTGGTATATATTACGTTTGTTTATATCTTTTATGTTTTGTTTTAAAGAAACTGGTTTTGTATTAATGGTCGGACACTTCTCGGACTTTTCTTGTGGTTTCTTATCGGACATGTTGTTTTCTACAGGCAAAATAACTACAGCATTAGATGTTTGGTTCATATCAGACTTGCGTTTCATTGGAATCTGTTTAATAATATTTAAATCCTCTAGTCGCTTAGTTAGACGTTGAATTGTTTTATATGATACTTCCATCTTAGCCGCTAGTGAATTTTTGCATAGGAAACTAACGCCTACATATTTACAACTGTGGCGCTTTAGCACTTCCAATAATTTTGTTAAATTCATGCGTGCGTCTACACGCTTAATAGTAGCTGCGATCATATCTTTATATGTACGGACTGCTTTATTCATATCTTCAATATCATTAAACGAAGCCAGGTTTTTGAACGCTTCTTCAGATGCCACAACATCTATCCTTTGTTTTGCCATATGTACACTCCCCTTATCCACAATAATAACCGTTATGTAAAATATAGTTATCCACATGTGGATAACTTTTAAGGTGAGTATACCATAGCCTGTCTATAATTTGCTAGTATTTTTTACAATAAAAAAGCAGGAGTTAGAAACCCCTGCCTTGTACTTACTTATTTACCTAATACTGTAATCTTAACTTGCTTACGTCCCCATGCATTAGCCTGGGCATCTGTCGGTAAAAGTACGTCAATACGGTTACCTTTGATTGCGCCACCAGTATCTAGAGCCATTGCTTCTCCGTAGCCTTCTACATATACTCTAGAACCTAAGGGAATTACTCGTGGGTCTACAGCAATAACTCGTGCGTTTGGATTCTTACTTAAGTTAAATCCAGTCGCTGTTAATACTTGTCCACCGTATGTACCACCATTTTCACTTGGATGTGGTGTATAAGCAGTAGCTTCCACGATCAAAGTCTTACCTTGTGGTTGTGCTTGCTTAGGTGCTTGTTGAACCTGAGCTTGTTGGTTTGGTTGTTGGACAGGCGCTACCTGTTTCTGAGGAGCAGCTACTCCTCTATCAGCTTTAAGCATGGTAAGTAATTGTACGTTTTGAGCTTCTGTTCCTACGTAATTAGACATTCCGTATGCTTCTGACAATTGTTTACGATGACCAAAGCTGTGATCCTCTTGTTTGTGGTAAAGATAGTCTACAATACTCCTGTCTGTGTCGAAACCACTTGCTGAAGCTGTGTCTTGTCCAAATAGGAAGAATCCCGTTGACAATGCACCTAATGTGATGATAGATTTAAGTTTCATGCATAACTTCCTTTCTTGTTCTATGTCTTCTAATGTAACACATATATACCGCATTTAACCCCCTGTAACTGAACTGTAAAGAAACTGTAACCTGTAATTTCCATATAAAAGAAAAAGAGGACTCCCGAAAGAGACCTCCTGATTTTCCTTATGCGCTACGTACGTTAGCTGAAGTTAAGAAGTAGAAACGAGCGTTCTCACTAGTGATTTCGTTCGCTTTAACATCTTCAGAGTAGCTGTCGATAGAGCATCCACGATATGCTACAATTACTTCTTGTGTGTAGTTATCGTAAAGTACAATGTCCATGATGTCCATTTGTAGTACTTCTTCCCCTAAAGCAGCGAAACCTAATGTTGCCAGGTTCTCTTTCTTCATACGGAAGCGCTCTACTGTTACAGAACCCTCATACTTCAAGTAAACGTGCTCTTGCGGCATGATCGAACCGATTTGGTATACCCCAGTAGTACCGAAACTACGTTCTGCTGAGATAGATTGAGCACGAGCGATCGGTACGTTTTTAATCATGAAATATACTGTATTACCAGTCTGTACCGTTTGGTTAGTTACAGATGCCATGTAGTTCACTCCTGTTCATTATAGTAATCATGGAGAGGATTAACCCCTCCATGTATTAAGCAGTTAATTGGTTATCAACGTAGTTGATGTAAACAGTGATTGCATCTAGACCACGAGCAGGTTGTACTGTGATGTTGATACGAGCTGTGTTACCAGTGATGATAACTTGGATGTCATCAGGGTTGTAGTCTACGATTAGCCCATCTACGTTCTTCTGTTTATCTAAGAAAGATTCAACAGCGTTCTTGATGATAGAAGCAGATGTGTTACGTAAACGAGTACCGATGAATGTTTCGTCAAGCTCTGTACGTAAGTCAGTTGTTAAGAAGTCAGAAACTTCTCCAAGAGAGATACGGTTTTGTACAGGCTCAGTAGTTGTGTTGTAAGTAGTTGGGTCACTTACTACACGGAAGTAAGATTTAGCACGAGTACGGTTGAACTCAGCCATGATTACTCCTGCTGCGTCTAACTGATCTAACTGGTCGCCTGTGAACTTGATGTCTAGAGACTCGATGTTTAACTTCTTGTATGTAGTTGGTTCCCCGATAGGTACACCACTAGCGATACCTGCGATTAAAGCAGCTCCCATGTAAGCAGGGAAGTTATAAACTCGTCCATCTGACATTCTGCGTGTACCTGAGTTACCGAATAAGCTGATACGAGCGTTACGTAGACCTGCTTGACGTGCTTTAAGCTTGTCGAATGTCTCTTTAATAGCTCCTCCAACGAATCCTCGTAACTGGTTACCTGCGCCTGACTCGTCACGTAAGAACTGAGATAGCTCTCCGTGGATTGCTTCTTTATCCGTTAAAGGAAGGATGTAGTAAGCTCCTAAGTCAGCTACAGAAGCAAATAGGTCTGCCCAAGATTCAGCAGGAGTTGAAGTAGAACCACCCGCTAAGTTTGTAACAGGGATTGTAGCAGGGATTGCTGTTTTTGGATCGTAAGTAAGAGTTACGTAAGGATCAGTCTCAGTTTGGTTAACTAAGTCTGCACCGATAGCAGTAACCATTTTAGCAGTAGCTTTAACATCTGTTTCAGCTAGAGCGTCTAAGTACTTTGTATCCACGTTTTTGTTTCCACCAAGAGAGTTCATTACAACTGTGAAATCAGGTAAGTTGCTAATGTCGTTTACTAGCACGTTAAGGCTTTGGTATACACCAGTTCCTAATGTGTAAGTACGAACTACAGTAGCTGTGTCTTTAGCTGCACCTGCTTTAAGCGTTAACTTAGTAGCAAGTTTAGTTGTAGCGTCTACCTCGATCATTACAGCACCGTAAGCTAAGTTCCCTTTGTATTGAATAGAGAAAATGTTACCGATGTTGTCATATGTTTGTTCGTAACGTTCTTTTGTGTAATACACTGTGAAACGTTTAGAGTTTGTTAGTGCGTTGTCGCTTAAAGAGTATTGGATGTCGTTTGCATCTGCACCGTAAAGTTTAGATGTAACTGTTAAACCACCGCTTGTTTTTGTTCCTTGTTTTGCATCGTCTGCACGAATAGCGAAGATTTTACCTGCTCCACGAGTATCAGGAGATGGGTTCCAAGCCATTTCGATAGCATCTAGTAATTCTCCACCACGGAAGAACTCTCTAGCCTGTGCAAAGTTTGTTAACTCTACTGCTGTCTTTGGTTTTCCGCCTGTAGCAGAACCGATGATTACAAGAGGTTTTTCACTTCTTGTGTTAGCAGACCCTAGAGCACTAGAATTTAGAAAAATCTCAGTGTGAGGACGTTTTCTGTCGTGTCCGTAAGATGCCATAGTGTTTATCTTCCTTTCTAATTAGCTGTTATTTTAAATCTAAATATTGTTTAAGCTCATTGAGGAATACCATCTCGTCTGTCTGATAATGACGACCATTCATTAGGGCTTTAAAGCCTGCTTTCTGCATGTTATTAATGTCATAAAGCTGAACAGCAGTTTGCAAGAATGTGTCGATATGTACATAAGGCTTGACTGGTTCTACCTCTTTGGCTTTTTTCACTTGTTTATTGTCAGAAGATTCAGTCTTTTCAACCGATACTTCTTCCAGGTTCTTTTCTTCCTTAGCCATTGTCGTTCTCCTCCTTTAGTTTCGCTTGCACGATGAACTTTTGTATTTTATTTAGTAGAGGAGCATCCAGGTTATAAGAAGTTTTATACTCTACGATTGTCTCTCTACCGTATAAGATTTCAGGTACAGTACCATCTGCTGAGTTTCCTGTGACTACTGGTTCTATCTGTCCGAATTGTAACCTTTGCAGCAACATGTTTGTGTGTTCTTCAACATTGGCTCTCATCATAATCAGAATAGATTTTACAATTAAGTCCAGGCATCTAACTGTATCCATATTGGTAGATACAACGAGTACGGAATAATGTTCCGTAGCTGTGAAACCTTGTTTTAAACCTACTTCTTCTTCTCTGTACTCAACGTAAGTTACCATGAACTCATCCGTTAAAACAGCTAGGGTAGGATCATAAGCAAAGTAGATTCTATTTCCTTCGACCCTTTTGTTGTCGCTTGCAGAGAACGTAATTCCTTCTACCAGGACTAGTTCACCTATAGGCTTGGATACTTCAAAATAGAGCTCGTCCTGTTCAGGAGTAGTGTGGATAACAGAGGTCTCTGCTATCAACGACCCTTCTTTGAATCCGTATGTGCCTTCAGTGTTACCAATACTAGTGTCCGACTCGCTCCCTTCACGTAAGCCGATATAAATAGCTCCTTGCTGCGTTTGCTTATCCTGGGGCATTGTATACACAATTGGAATCTCTCTTCCTTTTTCCCCTGCATACGCTCGTATGAAGTTCCTAGAGATAGTAGGATTGATGTCTTTTAAGATTTCCTCTATAATATAACGGTTTGTCAGGATAATTTGTAATTTTTCTTCTATTTCATTATGTAAATATGAGTCAATACTCGGTATCACCTTACGTCCTCCTTCCTACAGTCCATTTTTCATCTTCCATTTCATGAGTCTATTAACATTAGCAACGAATGTTTTTGATGTATCTTGTGTATTTACTTTACCACGGTTGATAATCCAACTACTTTGCGGAGACTTGTTCGATACTGTTCTGAATGCTACGTAGTCGTGTCGGTTGTTACCCGAACGAATCTTCGTAATGTTCTTAGATTTCGGTTCGTAGTTTAACATAGAAGCATCGGAGTCTCTTCTACGATCGTATAAGTAATCTGAGATAACCGTCTGTCTTTCACTTGGCGCAATGTCGATAGCACGTAGCTGTTCATACATACGTCTTGACATATCTCTAGCTTTACGCTTAATAGGTACTCGTAAGTACCACCCACCGTCCTTAGACTTCTTACGCTTACTACTGTGTGCGAAGAATGGTTTTAGATCAATAACCTCTAGCTTTTCTAAACGTTCCGAAGTTAGCTTTAAATACTTAGGCATACGAGTCGCAGATATGTCTTTTGGCTGCTGTCTAATAACCTCTTTCATACCTGCGTCTAGTGTACCTTGTACCAGGGCGTTACCTACGTTCTGCATTGCAGATTTCGTAGCCTGGTTATTCTTAAGGAATCGAGGTCTTCTAGCGTTCCTAGACATTAATCTTTCTTCCTAAAGAATCCATTTAGACCGTCATAGTTCGGCTTACGTTTAGCGTCAATCTCTTGACTAACTGCTTCATTGTCTACACCAATCTCGAAAGCTTCCTTATCGATAAAGATGTCTTCACGTTTTAGTAGTAACTTCTGTGGTAGTTTTACACGTTGTCCTTGTTGGTTTCGTCCGTAACGGTGCTCTTTTAATAAGTCCGCCACCAGGTAGCGTAAAGTCGTTTGGATGTTAATAGAAATGTTTTTACCAAGTAAATGTGCAGCAGGGAAAAATAGATTGTTCGAAAGGTCTACTGTGTAGTCCTTCCCCTCTATTAATTCGCCTTCCATACTAGTTGCGAAGTCAATACTCTTTACATCGTACGTCATATAGAATCCATGATCTATTCTTCGTTGTGATGCATCTAAAATGAAAGACTGTGGAACCGTAGCTTCCTTAACAGTAAGTCGGTCACGGAAAGCAATTTGTGTATCACGTTCAGGTGTACCAATAGCTGTACCTGCGTCCATTAATCCGATGTCAATGTTACTAGAACCTTTCTCCTGGGACTGAATGATAATCTTCAGTGGTTCAGGTGGTAGGTAAGCGATACCTCGTCCGTGACATATTTTACATGTTTGGTTCGGTTGTCGTGTTGTTCTATCCCTACATGGGCATAAGTAAGACTTCTCCCATAGGGCTTCTAGGGAGAAATCATCTACGTGCTTATCCAATTCGGGTGTTCGGAATGTAGCAGTAGAAATCTGCTGCAACATAGATGGTTTCTGTGCCATTGTTTACCCTCCCTAGATTAGTCCTAAATTCATTCCGTAATATGATCTAAGCGCAGGCACCAGGTCTGCAATGTCTCGGTCAATCTGCATAATATCGGCAGAAGCTCCACCATACATAGCAGACTGAGTTGTATCAATCGATTGAGATACACCGTCAATAGATACAGACATATTCGCAATACCCGCACCGATGATTAAACGACCCCATTGTTGTAGTACTTCTTTTAAGGCTACCTTGACAATAAGAGTCCATAAGTCTGCGTGCATCTCATGTGGTTGTGTTACCCCGCTACGAGTAGGAGGAAGCATACCTGCAACGTATTCTATATGGAATAACTGTGGTGCGTAGTTATTATTTCCAACTAGGCTCGGAATACCTGAAATCATTGGGTACCCTGAGTATATCTGAGAAACGTTTAAATTGGTTCCCTCACTAGAAAGCATTAGTGTAGGTAGCATTTCAATATGACCAGGTAACTTGTTAATTCTCCACCACTTGGTAGGGTATTCAAAAATAGACCCTCCACCATATTCCATACGGATTTTTTCCATCTGTACGATCGGTCTACGGTGTGTATGGATGAACATAAAGCTATCGAAGTCATTACGATGGAAGTCGTGATGCTCCTGAACATATCGAGGAAGAATAACAATGTCTAGCATCTTTTCTACTTGTGCCACTGCCTGCTCAATCTTAGCTTTATAGAATGCATCGGGTAACTCTTCCCCAGTACGAGGATCAGTAACCTGAATACCGAAATGGTTAACCTTGATTGCATCTACAGTCAAACCATAATCTTCTAGCGTATAATTATTCACAGTCTCTCTATCAAGTAACTGCTCATTATTGTGCTCGTAGGGGTTTCCACCGTTTGGGTTATTAAATATCATTAGTAACCGCCCTCAGCTTTCTTATTATTCTTTTTCCTCTGTTTTAGCTTTACTTGCAGCTTTCTTAGGTGTCGCTTTCTTTGGCTCATTATCTACGAACGTGTATCCAGGTACCTGACCTAGTTCCTTTTGTTGTTCGATTGGTAGTTCGTTATTCTCACCTTTCTCATTGAAAACAACTTGTCCAAAGATTGTAGCTACTGATTTACCTGCGAATACTGGGTTTACTAACATAATATCTCTCCTTTATTAAATAAAAAGGAGCAGAATATTTCATCTGCTCCCTATTTAGTTTTACTATTCAGTTTTACTTAAGCTCTGTATTCCTTACTTAACAGGAATTGTAACATCTGCTGCTAATGCAGGGATGTATTTAACGTTCTTAATACGTACCCATTTCTTAGGAGCGTATAGAGCTAGTGCTCCGTACCAAAGAACTGTGAACGTGTAAGTAGCGTTCATTTGAGCTAAAGGTAAACGCATCATTGGTAGTAACTCAAGTAAGCTAACTACTTGTGGGTTCATTTCCCCAAGGAATACGTCTGTAGTTTCAGGAATAATTTCGTTTGTATCAACGAAAGTAATTACGTTGTTAACTGCTTTAGACATAGCCACACGAGCGATTTGGAAGTAATGTCCAGTCTCTCTACCTTGACGGTACACAACTACGAATTGTGGTTGTGCTTGGTATAAAGTTTGTAGAGTGATCGCTAGAGATACAGAGTCATCTGCTGCTGCTAGAGAAGCAGTTACTTCTTGAGAAGCTACAGATTCTGCTTCGTCAGAGAATACTACAACTTTGTATGAAAGACCTGCTTTAACGTCTTCAGCAGTGAATTTACCTTTTTTGTCTTTGTTAACTGTAGCTACGATGCTTTGTGGTGGCATTGGAGCGTTAGCTTGTGGTAAACGATCTTCAACTAATACGTTGTCGTTTTCCATGATTGTAGAACCGTGTAACTTGATTGCTCCACGTACTGAGTTGAATTGAGTTACAGTGTAACCTGTAGCCATTCCGCCCTCAGCCGCAGGTTGGATAACACGTTGGCGGTCAAGTAAATTATTCATAAATTCGGCTTGGACACCAATCGGCATAAATGCGTCTGTAGCACGACCGTAACCTTTACCTACAACTACTGCTGCTTTGTTTAAGATTTGCTCTGTTAAATCAGCACCACGTACATCTAATACGTTAGTTTTTTCATCGATAAGTTTATGTAAACCATCGAACTCAATACCTGCTTGAGGATCAATGTCATTCGATAAAGCTGCATCTCCGTAGAAGATTGCCCACTCAATAGACTTCGCAATAACCGAAATCGCATCGTCAGTTAACACTGTCATTGGGTCAGCAATGTTGTTAACTAAGCCTGCTGCGATCGATTGTTGTTTAGTGTCAGATAAGAATTTCATCTGAACTGTCTTTTGACGAATGTTAGGGTCGTTGATAGATGCTACCCCAACCTCACGAACGAAGCGGCTGTGCCCTGTACGTCCATGTTGATAAAATACAGCGTATTTTGCTACTGTGTTGTTGATTTGTTGTTTGCTAATCATTGGGTAGATCGTGAAGTCATTGCTAGTGTAAGCTAACATTTTAACTTCTTCGTCAAGGAACTCACGTCTTAAAGCTGCTGCGTTTTGTTGCGTATCAGGCGTAATTCCTACCCCAGTTGTAAACGACTTCGAAAGAACTTCGTTAATTTTCTTCTCAGCTTCTTCAGGTAATTTACGAACCTCAGGCTGTGCTTGGTCTTTGTTTAACTCGTTACCCATGTATGTATCTTCCCTTCTAGTTGAAATCTATTTTAATTTAATAGTTACCGTATGGTTGTCCATCCTATAGATAAAGCAAAGGTGGGCTAGGAGGAGGAACCCACCGTTTGCAAAGCTATTTCAAGCTTTCATGTCCCTAATATAACACTTTGTACTGAATTTTTTGAAATTTTAGATATTTTTTAAAATTTCTTTGAAAACTTCAATATCTTGTGCTGTACCATCGCCACGTTTTACTCGGCTAACCGCATTACGGATACCTTGAACTGTAGCAGGGTGCATTTTGTGATGGTTAGCAACCACGTAGTCAGAAACCTTAGATACGTGTTGTGTAGCATCGAATACTTCCTCTTGTGGCTCTTCAGCAGCAGGTGTTTCATCTTCCTGCGGCTCAACCTCAGGGATGCCATTAGATTTAGAGATATAGCCTAAAGCTTTACCTTCTACTTCTTCTTCCTCTTCAGGTTTCTCTGCTGATTTTGCTACTTCTTCCTCAACCTCTGTAACTTCTTCAGTTTCAGGTTCAGAAGCAGGTTCTTCCACAACTGGTTCCTCAGCAGGAACTTCCGCTGATTTCTCTAACTTCTCAGTTAGTTCATTGATAGATTTCATTACAGTTTCTAACGATTGTTTAATACCGTCTACGTCACCTTGTAATGATCCGTGAGACTTAACAATAGCTTCGAATGCACGAAGGAACTCTGCGCCTGTAGGAGCTGTTACTTCTTCAGACTTTTTAACTTCTTCGTCTTTCTTATCCTTGTTTTTGTCCTTGTCATCTTTTTTGTCTTTGCCTTTATCTTCCTTGTCCTTGTCGTCCCCGTCTTCGTCTTTCTTAGACTTTTCTACTGGTTCTTCAGTAGCTTCGGGTTCAGCAGCAACAGGTTCTGCTTTAGGCTCAACTTCAGGTTCAGCAGGCTCTTCTGCAACTGGTTCTTCAGTTACAGGCTCTTCCTCTTTGCCTTCTTCCTCTTTAACTGGTTCAATAACCACTGGTTCTTCAACAGGTGCTACTACCTCAGGCTCTTGAACTGGTGCAACAGGTTCTGCTCCTGGGACTTTAACTTCCTCAGGTTTTTCTGCCGACTTTTCTAAATGTTCTGATAATTGAGCAAATGATTTATCTTTAGCCATTTATGAAACTCCCTTCTATTGTTCGGACATTCTTTCCATTTGTGCTAAAATCTCTTTAGCCTGGTCTCTAGAATATCCCTTCGAAATTTGTAAGAATAGAATAGCGCTATCGTCAGTGTACCTTCCCATAGCATCTAAGTATCCGCCTACTTCGTCCCAAATGTTCTTGAACTGCTCTTCGTCTGTTTCTTTTAGTGCCCAGGATAGGTTATATAAACTTCTTGCCAGGCTGTCAGGATTCAATGCAGCAACGCCTGTGCTATCTTCAGGTGTCATTGCATACCCAACTTGGAAACTCTTCATGAAAGCGTCCCATACAGCGTTAGGATTAGCAGGGTTAGTTGTAACTGCTACGTTTGTAACGTATGTACTCTTGATAATACGAGGATCGCTTTTATCACGAGCTCTAGCAAAACCTTCGATAGAGAATCCTATCTTACGGTCAATACCTGACTTTTGAATGTTGTTTGCCAGGTTCCAAATGCTTTTCGCATATGGGTTGTTTTTATATAGCTTTCCTTCTACAAACAAACCAACGTCATCTACGTGAGTGCCTTCAGTAGGAACACCGATTTTGTACTCTTCACCTTGGTAGTGCTCATAGTTTAAATAACCGTGAGTAATTAAATGGCTAATGTCAATACCTTTAGGATCAACAATGTCATCTTGTAAATCAAGGTCAGGAGTTGTAGCGTAACCTTTCAGGCACCAAGATTTACCGCTAGGGTCTTCATTACTTTTGCTGATAGACTCGTCTAGGTCAATTGGCACGAATAGGTTGACTTTGTTTGTTAAGGGGTTAATAGTGTTCATAGGGTGCCCTCCCCTCTAAGTGGTGTGTGCTATACAAGCACGTTTTTGATGTCTCTAATATAACAGAAGCACCACTTAGTTGAGGATTTTTATGATAATGTTTCTTTTCGTTTGTCGATTAGATACAGACGTTTACCATCGATTACCCCTTGCAGGTACTCTTTGGTATCGTCACCCTCGCAACCAAACTTAGGAAGCTTTTTGTACTTAGCGATTCTATAACCATCATTCAAACCTTTTTTATAGTTCGTGAGAGCCATTAGTCACCTTTCCCTCCTTGCTTCATAGAGTTTGTGTTCTTAGCGCCTTTTAACTGTCCGTCTTTTCCTACGTCCTTGTTAAAGGAACCTTTACCATTAACATTGCTAGAGTCACCGTTCATCCCTTTTTGTTCTGCCTGGGATTGTTCCTCTTTAGCTGTCTGCGATGGTTTACCTCCTGGAACTTGTCCATTCGGAGTCATAGCCATTTGCTTTTCCATCATTTCTTTTTGTAATAACTGACCTAAACGTTGTACGTGAACTCCTGCAAGTGTTACGTCTCCACCTTCGATAGGCGGGTAACCTAGCTCGTTACGAATATCATTAATTGTTAATCCGATTTGTGCTTTCGCTTCCAGGATTTCTATGATCTCACGTTCAGTCTGTACGTCTCCACCTACAAAGCTGAAAATGTACTTATCTCCAAATTGAGAAACAATGTATTTGTTAATAGCGTCCTCGATGAATTTAAGTAAAGGCTCTAACCCTTTATCCTTCGAGCTACGATGCTTCTCTTTTGTGCTACCTTCATTTAGAGAGTTACCGCTACTACCTGTAGCCCCTCCACGGTTCGGGAAGTTAATCTCCGATGGGTCAATAGCATAAATAGAGCAACATACGTTGATTAGGTAGTTCAACCATTTCTCAAATTCCATATCACGAGACGATTGTGTCATATTAACGAACTTAACATCTTCCGCAGATACTACAGGAATCTTCCAAGCACCATTGATACCGCTAAACATAGCAGTCCATTCTCTTCTGAAAGCCTGTAACGCTTGAGTAGATTGTTCTTGTCCTGTTTTAATATGTAATAGTCCTCGTGTCGTACCACCTTGAGCAAAGTAGCGAGCGTTAAATAGCTCTGTATTCTCATGGTACTGTAGATGGTTCATAGCGATTTCTAGCTCAGAATAACCGTAACGACCTACAGTAATATCTGTTCTAGGGTTATGTACTTCCCATGCCATTTCGTTAGCCTTAAACTCCGCTACTTTTCGCTTGTCCAGGATTTGAACGAACTTAGTAACGTTCTTACCTTTTGGCTCATGACCATTCTCATCTACTGCAACATATATTGTAGCTGCGTCAACCGCTGTGAATCGGTTAAGTTCGCCTTTTTTGTCATAGATCAATTCGAAGTTAATCTTGTCATAAACCAGTCGGTCACGAACAAGCTTCTTAACGAATGTACGTAAGTTATCTTTTGTAAAGTCTTTTTCATCTTTACCAGTGTGCTGCAAGAAACTCTCGATTCGTTCTATCTTAGCTAGATCGTGCGAAGATGGTTTTTCTTGTGGGTTCTTTAATCGAACCTCGTAACCGATACCTCTATCACTCTGCCGAGCAGGAGTACAGAATAGAGAGACCTGGTTCACACGGGTATTAATAATTGCATTAAGGATAATATTCTTTCTTGACCATAGCTTTAATGTTTCAAGTAAGTTATAGTTACCTCTTGCTGAAGGAGCTTCTTTGTAATCGGGGTTCATCGACATACTACCTAATAACGGTTCTTCGTATGCTTTTGCTCTTCCCTGACTAGCATTATTGCTCTTCATAAGTACTGCTGCTTGTTCTATCTCTTGAATCCTAGTAGACAACGTATCATGCTCCTGGATTGTTCCTACTGGGGACTCGTTTACCTTTCGACTGAACCAGTCAAATGCACCCATCCAATGTCACCTCTGTTTATTAGCACTCTACGTTTTGCATTCAACGGAGTCTCGATCAGCATACTCGAATACCTTTCGACTGTTCAGTACGTTCTCATAAGTATCTGTCACCGATTCTCCTCGTCTATTAACTAATGACACTTGGTTATCTTCGGTGAGGTCTACAATAAGCCGCTTCTCTCCGTCTACAACAGAGTAAACTAGCACATTCTTACCACCGATAGCCTTGTAATAGCTAATGACTTCTAGCCACGTATAGTTCTGATTTAGTAATTTCTTTGCTGTTTGCCATTTAGAATCTTCTCTGAATGAACTCAAAATAGGTCACGCCCTTAGGTATAATATAAGACTACATAGTCTAAACTTTGGAAATACGGAGTACGGAATGTGTACTTTAATTATATCATAGACAGCTTTTAGGGGGTCTGCTAGAGGACACAACGAAAAAAAGCCCTTCGGCACAAAGGACTTTTTAATGTATACTATGAAATTTTGCTACCACATCAGCCACAAGGCAACTACGGAGACCACAAGTGAACTCTCGCAAACCTGGAACAGTGGATTTTATCGAACTTTATCGGGCTATACCTTCTTGGTAGTCTTTGCCCTCTTTGATCTGTTAACTATGACCTCTGATATATAAGAACTTTGAGTTTTAACCTTTAAGCTGTGAACTTTGAGCTTTTACCCAGTTGTATGTCTCTGTGTCCACCACTGAGACTATCATGTAAGTAAGCTCTTTCGGCTTAATATTTGGTTAGGATTTTATCCTACAAAGTTCATACTATATCGTCAGTATGTAACGCACTTGGTTTGTAGTTGTCGATGTAGCAGCAAAAGGTTTCCCCCTCGTTAGAGGGGGTTATTCACTAAGCTAATTCAAGCTCTGTCTTCGCATTGCTCTCAGAAAGAACAACGTCAACATCTAACTTGAACTTGGTGATGCGCTCTGTTAACTCATCGATCTCCTTACGAAGAGCTAATGGGTCAACTAAATGAGGTTCGTAACGTTTTTTCACGTTCTTAACGATACCGTTATGCTCCTCATCTGTTAGAGTACGATCATTAGGCTTGTCTTCCGCAAGACGTTTATCAGTTTGCTGCTCTAAGTGCTGTACAGCGTAGTTATACGTGTTAACAACTTGAGAGTACTGATTACGTAAGTGCTGAAGAAGCGCTTCCTCGTGGATGATCGAGTCTTTACGGTCAATTGCTTCAGCAACTGTCATCGTCTCAGTACCGATCGTTACAAGGGTTTCTGCATTTGACTTAATGATTGCAGCCTTGATTGCATTTCTACGTTTGATTAAATCATTTGCCGATTGGTATTTAGCCTTGATTGTTTCTTCACACTCTTTTACAGAGTTGAATCCTTCAGGCTTACCATTATCACCTACGTAAAGGGACATGAAAGTTTGATTCGTTGCCTTACGAATGCGGTCTCCTAAAGTCTTTAACTCCATTAAACCACGTTGTACTGACATCTTTTCCAT